CCTTCTGATACTGTATACTATACCTTCTGTTAGTATACCTTCTGATAATGTACCTCCTATTTACTCTACCCCTTTATACATTCTCTATACTATTCGTTTGTTCGTTTACTTACTTGTCTGTTTGTTTGTTTACTTACTTGTTTGTTTACTTACTTGTTTACTTACTTACTTACTTACTTATTCGTTTGTATACTTATTTACTTACCTATTAGTTTACTTACTTACCTGTCTATTCGTTCGTTTACTTGTTTAATTAGTTACTTACCTGTGTACTTACTTATTCGTTTATGTACTTACTTATTTACTTAGTTACTTACCTGTGTACTTACTTATTCGTTTATGTACTTACTTATTTACTTACCTATTAGTTTACTTGCTTAGTCGTTCGCTTATTTACCTGTCTATACTGTTCGTTCGTTTGTTCGTTTACTTACTTACTTACTTACTTATTTACCAATCAGCTACACCTTCTAATACTGTATACTATCTATACTGTTCGTTTGTTTACTTACCTGTCTGTTTGTTCGTTTACTTACTTATTTACTTAGTTACTTACCTGTCTGTTTACTTACTTAGTTATTTACCTGTTTACTTACTTACCTATTCGTTTACTTACTTGTTTACTTGTTGGTTTGTTTGCTTACCTACTTGCTTGTCTGTTCGTTTACTTACTTGCTTATTCGTTTACTTACCTGTTCATTTACTTGTTTACTTACCTGTGTACTTACTTATTTACTCGTTCGCTTACTTACTTGTTTGTTTACTTGTCTACTTGTTTGTTTACTTATTTACCTACCTACTTGTTTACCCTTACTCCTTACCCTCATCAATCAGCTATGCCTTCTGATACTGTATACTACGACTTCTGATACTATGCTAATTACCTTCTGTTAGTGTACCTTATATGTTCTGTATACTTTAATTACTACTACTATCACTGAGTGTTTTGTTTATACTATTATCTGTTTCTCTTATACTATCTATGTCTTCTTTTGTTAGGTCTTCTTTTGTTAGGTCTTCTTTTGTTAGGTCTTCTTTTGTTAGGTCTTCTTTTGTTAGGTCTTCTTTTGTTAGGTCTTCTTTTGTTAGGTCTTCTTTTGTGATATATTCCATTGCACTTATTACCTTTAGTATATCTTCTTCTGTTACCCAATTCTTAATATCTTCTATACTACTATCTATATTTAATACCATAGGATTAACTCCTCTTATACTGATGATTGTTTTTTAATATAGGCTTTAAATTCTTTATTCTATGTTTAGGTATCTTTTCTATATTAACTAGTATCTTTTTTAAATCTTCTTGATGTGTTGTTGTGCTTCTTCTTCTTTGTATACTACTGAGTATCTTTAATCAGACCACTTCGTCTTTGTTGGGACTCCTCACTATTATAACTTCGGTGACGGTAGATGGGCACAACATAGAACTCTCTTGTACTGCCCTCTACTTTTTGCTCATAGACTTCTCGGAGAGGAGTAGAACGTTCCTCTAGGAAAGTTATGTTACCTTTAGCCTTTACAAACTCCTGTGCGTCTTCCTTAGTACCCTTTATTTGTTCGTCTAGGATGCTTGCTCCCTTGTACGTGTCTGCTACCACTACCCAAACTTCTTCCATATCTGCTTCTTTTACATATCCCATTATTATTCCTCCTTTGTATTGTTTAGTGCTATAGTGCTTCTAACACTCGTCTTACGGTGTCTAACTGGTCGTTTCTATGTCTTAGCTGTTCCTGCTCTTCCTTAATCTCTTGGATGCGGTCGTTTAAAAGTTTTTGTTGGTCTTCCCTACTATTGGCTATAAGTTCTAACTCTGTCATCACGTCTGTATAGATAGTGTTAGCCTCTTCTACCTTTGTTTTAGTGGTACTTGAGATTTCCTCCTCAGTAGCACGTCGTACGTCTGTATATCTAACTTGCCAATGCTCAGTGTTATCAGTGTTTGATGCCGTAAAAGCTATAGATGAGTAATACGCTAAAACTTTAACAACCTCGCCAATTTTGAACTGACTACCGTTATTTTTATCCGTAATCACAAAATATTCGTCTACTTTAACGTTATGCTCAGTTAGCGTCTCCTCCTCCTCTTTTACGTACCTGTATACTTTAAAATCAGTATCGTCATCGTCTATAAGGAAATCGGTGTTATCTGGTAGTAAGGAGTCTAAACGTTTGTCTCCCTCTGTATCGAACCGTGTGATAAGTGCATAGAAATCGAGAGACACGTTATCTAGTTTAGTCACATGTACTAAGTCACCCACCTCCGCACTGCCGTCTAATACCTCTTTGTACTCTTTGTCTTTATACATCATCGTTAACCCTCCTTTAATACTTCATAGATTTTATGGAACTCCTCGGGGCTGTACACGTCACACACACCGTCTTCCTGTCTGACTATATAATCTCCTACGTGTACTCTAGCTACTCGGTCGGGTGTTCTTACAAGTAGGTTAGCGCTAACGGTCATATGTGCTTTCCCGTTACAGAACCCTATTGCTTTTCCAATCGGAATGTCTACGTAGTGAAGTACGTCAATTACCTCTGGTTTCTTTCTGTGAACCTCTCATGACTGAAGTCACGAGATTCTTAGGAACAGAGCATACTTGCAAGCGTATTTCTTTACTCACAGAGGTTTCTCTTATTTACTAAGCTATCCCCGCAGTCCCTGCGGTTCTATATTTTATCTAAGCTAACACTTGTAATCTTAGACCTTCGGTCAATATGTTTTTACTAGCATTAATATCTCTATCATGATTAGCGTTACAATGACTACAAGTCCATTCACGAATGTGTAAGCCTTTTTTTCCATCATTATTTCCACATTCAGAACAAATTTGACTTGATGGAAACCATCTATCAATCTTAACTATCTCTTTACCATACCAATCAGCCTTGTATTGTAATTTAGATACAAATTCAGACCAAGACACATCAGAAATACTTTTAGATAATTTGTGATTTTTCAACATACCTTTAACATTTAAGTTTTCAATACAAATAATATCGTGGTTATTGATAATATCTGTACTCAACTTATTGAGAAAATCAGTACGTTGATTCATTACTTTTTCATGAAGTCTTGCGACTTTACATTTTTGTTTTTGATAGTTACTGGCTTCAAATAGTTGAATACCATTCTTTTTGGCAACTAATGCACGTCTTGATAACTTACGCTGTTCACGTTTGAGTTTCTGCTCCATTTTAGAAGTAAACTTATTATTGTTAATTTTTTGTCCATCCGAAAGGATAGCAAAATCAGCAATACCTAAGTCAATACCTATTGAAGAATTTACTTTAGGTAGTTCATATATTTCTTCTTCACATAGCAATGAAACAAAGTATTTACCACTTGGTCTACGTGAAATAGTAGCATTGATAATACGTCCTTTAAGAACTTTACTTTGTGAAAACTTAATAAGTCCCAATTTAGGTAACTTCAATTTCTTATCAACAATAGCAATATTAGTCTTTGTACGTTTAGTAGTATAACTTTGAACTGGGTTCTTTTTACTCTTGAATTTAGGTCTAGCATTTTGTTTCTTAAAGAAACGAGAATAAGCGTCTGCCAAGTGTTTTAACGAAGATTGAATAGCCCTGCTATCCACTTCTTTTAGCCATTCTGTTTCTTCTTCTTTTTTCATCTTAGGAAGCATCGCACAACAGGCGTTAAATGTTAAACCTTTTCCAGTTTGAGTATATGTTTCATTCCATAAGCCAAGAAAATGATTATAGATGAAACGAGAGCAACCAATTGTTTTAGCAATAAGTATCTCTTGTTCTACATTTGGATAGATTCTAAACTTATAGGCTTTGTATCTTAGCATTTTATCTCCCTCCTTTTTAATTAACTTTCTAAACTTAGTGTAACACACCCCCATTTGACCTGTCAACAACAAAACAAAAAGAGCCCCTTTAGATTCTTAGTTACGTACTTTATAATGTCTCAATGTGTTTCATTTGTGGTGTGTTTTCCCCTCCTTGTTTATTCTTCTATTATTGGAGATACCACTTCTAAGACAGCGTTCACTACTTGCTCATCGTGCTCAGGGTTGTAAATCACATTAATCCGGACAGTTTCCTCTATCTCTGGGAGCATAGCTCGGACAACATTACGCTTGACTGCCTCTTTTTGCCACTCCTCGTAATTGTCGTACGCAGGCGCACTCACAACCTGCCTTGCATATATCTTCTGTACCTGTTTAGGAGTAGTGGTACGTACTAGTGGCACAGGTTCCGGGAGAGGTAGGTGGTAATCCTCTGGGTTGACTTTTTCGTTTACGCTCCGTAGTACTCTCTTTACTGCTCTTTTTATTGTCCTATTCATCTTCTCCACCCCACTCATTAAGTCTTTCAATTGGGTCACTACGAAACTCAAGAGTCTCAATAAAGTGATACATTGGACCAATCTCGAGCTCTACTACACCAGTTAAGGTGTCCGGGTTAATGTGAATAAGGATTGTAGCGTTACGACGACCCTCCTCCCCATTCAAGGTAACAGTGTAGGTGCGTGTATTCGCCCCTAGGACACTCAGAGGTACGTCAGCCCCCTCACGCCACCCACAATCATGCTTGTTAAATGAGTCCCCTTTACGACCTGCCTCAAAGAGGACCTTGCTAAGGGTGGTCTTAATGGCACTTGGTCCTTTAATAGCAAGAGCGTTTAAAAGTTCGTCTAGCTCACTATTAGTAACAGCGAATAAACGGTTACGTGGGTGCTTCTTCCAGTCCTCTAACGCACGTGCCTGCGCTTTTAACGTCATACCATCGAGTGCTTCCTTCTCCACACGTTCCCTCTCTTCTTTGATACCTTTCCTCACCTCTTGACGAATTATGCTCTTAGTGAGTTCGTCTACTCGGGGACGGCACAGTTGAGCTTCTGAAACTTCATCAATAGATACGTACCAGTGGGTAGCTGTCTCCTCAAAGACCGCTTTAATTGTTGCGCTTTTTACGACTGTGGTTTCAGATAGGACCATCTCACACCCTACTGTTTCTCCTGCATGATGTGCTGGGCGCTCTACAACATACCTCACCGTGTCCCCTGCGTGTACTCTTTGTGTTCCTACTGCATCTTTTTTAGCTAATGCGAATACTTTTACCTGTCTCATCTCTATTCCTCCTTTATAATGGGCTAACGTGGTGCTCGTTTATATACTCATTCTTTCCGTTGATAGAAACTAAGACATCCCCGTCTTTGTCCGGTCCGTACACATAAGTCCCGAACCCTGATGCACTTCGAGCCCCTAGCACTTGAATGGGTTGCGTTTCCTCCATGCTAACACCGTTCACTTTATGGGTCTTACGCTCAGCCATAGGTGGCGTTACGCCCTCCCACACACGGTTCATGTGTTTGTATCGAGCAGTTAACCAAAGGTCTACTTCGTACATGTCCTCCTCTTCCAGTGGGATGACATAACTTAATATGCAGTTACTTACGGCTGTTACTACTAGGTCTAGCCCCTTGCCCTCAATGTCCGGTCCTATAATATCAAATCGTACAACAAATGCGTAATCGTCGTCAAAGGGCAGGCTAATAATAGACTCTTTAAAGTGTTGCCAAGACTTGAAGAAGACCTTACCTCCTTGAGGCGGACAAGATGGGTGGTCCGTCTCCTTAAACTCTAAGGTGTGTTCTTTTGGTGGTACATAGTCTTTATTTAGTTTTTCAATTGGTTCTCGCATATTAGAACCCTCCTTTAGGTGTAAGTACGTCTCCGTCACGTGTTACTTCTTTAACTGTGCTGACTAAGATAATATCATCCCAACGGAAGCCATCTACAATACGTTCTAAAGCTGTGTACTTATCGATTGACGCTAATGAGATGTAGTTGTCCTTAGCTGACTGCTTTTCCATGACCTTATGTTTATGACGAGAGTAAAGGTTAACTCCTTCAATAGTATCATTAACAAGTAGTCTATCAGCTTCTAGCCCTGTGACGTATAGGTTACCTTTCTTGCCCTCTCGAATATCCCCAGTGAGGTCCTCTAGTGTAAGAACACCATCCACTTCAAATACCAATTCTGATGATGGGTACTTCGCCATCATGTCCGTTAACTCTTGTTCCATCTTTTCTGTATGTGTTACTGTAATCATTTTTAATTTCCTCCTCTTATTTGTTTATACTAATAGTGTATCACTTACTTTTCTTGTTGTCAACAACTATTTTCTTCTTTTCTTTTTCCGCTCGCTCAACACCTTCCTGTCTTATGATGCCTAGCACTTCGCTATTAGGTAACTCTCGCTCACCTCCTTGACTAAAGTATAATACATGGGAAGTTTAATGTCAACAACTATTTAAAATACTTTCTAAGGCTCGTGAGGTACCCGTACGCTCATTTTAAAGAAGGAGAGGTGTATTTACCCTCTAAAGAGTCGTAAGGTCGTGACGGCTCTATAAAAGCATAAAAAAAAGAACCCTGTTAAGGTTCTCTCGTTAACGCCCTACTCACTCTCATCCGTTCGTTCTAAAAGGTGAGTAACTAGCTTATTTAGCTTCTCATCATGCTCAACGGCATCTGTTTCCTTAAGCCTAAGAGCAAGCATTCGTACTACCTGAATCGCTATTTCGTTGTCTTTGTTTAGGTTGCTAACTGATAACCCAGCAATTGCGAGGTTGTGCAGTAGGAATAACACCAGTAAGCCTAAAGCTATAATAGTAGTTAACATTACTTCTTACCCCCTTTATTATTTTTAATCTCTTTACTTTCTGGTTCTCCCATTAAGGTAACACTCAATCTGTACACATTTTCCCCTGTCTCAGGGTCTATATTCTCTGTAAAGTCAATATGGCTTCGTATGTCTAACATAAGACGTTCTAACAGGAACTCCTTAATGACAGCTACTCCCGGTTTCTCGTCGTCTCCTTTAAGACGTAGACTTTCAGCGTGCACATACTGTTGTTGGTTTTCTTTTACACGTTCTCCCATAGATAAGCATCTCCTAAATATTTATTTTTCTCTGCTTTGGCATATCTTATTTTCTTAATAGCCCTAAATTTATGAAGTACTTCGAGTGAGTCTTGTAAGCCTAAGGTATCAAACCTCTCCATCAAAGACTCTCTCAGCTTACAAATATAGTTTACCAGTACCTCTTCGGATGTATTACCCATAATCCCATAAACGGTTTTAACAGCTACAGTGCTATCTTCTCTACTAGTGTACATGCGACCCCTCCTTTGTCTATAACCTAACTATAACACATGCCTTCTACAATGTCAACAACAAAAAAAAAGAAACCCGAAGGTCTCTTAGTTGTTATAACTCAAAATGATATCTCCGAGCACGAATATCCTTTTCGATATCGAGTACACGCTCACGTGCAACTGCTAGGATAATCTTCCCACTATCAGGGTCACTGATAACGTAAGAGTCTAACGAGCCATGGTAAGAGTAATTGAAGTTAGTATGCCCTAACACTGTGAGTGCAATCTCTTTCATTCCTGTAGTTTCTTCACTTGACATAACTACACCTACTTTCTTTTATTATTGTTATACAGAGTGATAGCCCCTAAGGTTACCGCACACACTGCCCACACTTTAACAAAAATTAATAGTAAACTACTTATCTTTCTCACCTGCCTGCTTGACCTTTTCATCTTTCTCCATCTGTTCAATAAGATGGTTAAGGTACCAAACTATCTTCCTAACATCCTCTAAGCCATTTTTAAGTGGTGCTCGGCTGATGTACTTAATGATGTTGCTAACACTTGGTACGTACTTGCTGTCCCAAACACCTGCCACTTGGTCAATGTAGTCAATCGTAGGGATGCCTTGGTCGTAGTAGCTTGGGTTAATCACGTCATTTTTCTTTGGTTTACTGTCCTCAGAGCTACCAACAACAAGCTTAGTAGATGTGTCGGGTGAGGAGTACCCCCACTTAAATGTCTCTATGAAGTTATCCTCGGAAATACCCTTAAACGCACCTACAATATCGTAAACTACTTTAAAGGTCGCTTTGTCGTGATGTACAACTTTCCTTTGTGTGCTAGCATTGTAGTCCACAGGTGTGTTAACTGCGATATCAAAAGCAAGACGGTCATCGTTGTACCCTTTAAACCTCATAGCGTTTTCCCATGAGGAAATGACCTCCCCGTTAACTGTAGCAGTGTTAAGTGCGAGCCCTACACCGAAAACATCTAGCTTCTCAGTGTAACCCTCTAGGTGCCTACTGATAGCTATATTGTGGTCTGTTGACTCTCCTAAAGAACAGATAAGCATACGCTTTCTAAAGTCAAACTCGCTAATATGTCCTGCCCCTTCTCCGGAGATGTTACGCCATGTAGCCTCCTCCACAAGAGGAATGCCGTCCTTTAAGCGCAAGTGTAGTGCTACACATGTCTCATTGTCATCATAAAAGTAACACGCTATTAGGTCACCGTCTTTACTTGTAGTTATCCGACGCACGGTCCCTATACCTTTTTGATTTTCTAATAAAGCCTTAAAATGTTCTTTCACGTTATTCAACATAGCGTCTAATCCGGTATTACTCATTCCCTACGCCTCCTAAATTATCTGTTTTAATTTGATAAATCTTCGAGGATACAACCCCAAAATCCGTTAATACCTGCATAACAGGATTAAACTGCTGAATCCTTGTTATTTTTGCTCCGTTATCTCCTCGCCACGTTGTAACCTCTCCGGGTTTGTTCGGTGTAAGGAAAAAACCAAACACAACAACGAGTAACGCCCAAGAGATAAAAACGCTTGTTAAAAACCCTGCAATTGACAACGCCCACGTCGGGTTGTAATTACGTCTCCCTGTAATGAAGGAGACAATTCCTACAATCAATGGTAACATATCTCTCCTCCTAGCATACTTTCCATAGCATAAGCAAGCACATAATGAATAGAGGCAACATAATAGAAGCACCTACCACTAATAGTACAAGCATCCAATAAGCGGTGATATAGATAGCTAACCACCTAATCATCTTCTGGTGCGCCTTCCTCTGGTGCATCTTCCTCTTCTACCTCATCGCTTGGTGAGTAAAAGACAACCATAGTAGTCTCACCTGATGGAGAGTCAAACCCAAAACAGTGAATGAGAATACCACGACGCTCGATAGCATTGAAGAACTTGTTCTTCTGTGCATCCGTTGTGTAGCTAAAAGTAGTAACCTCGTAGTCTACTGTGTGGATAGTATCAGTCTGACCACCAAAGCCCTGAGGTACTTGCTTTTTCTTAAGGGAAGAACGGAACAGGATAAATCCGACAACAAAAATTATAATAAACTCAATGCTCATAATTACTCTCCTCCTTTTTCTTTGTGTACCGTACTTAACGGACTGTCACCTTGTGAGACATAGCTTTCTGGTGTTACTTCGGTACTCTTTGTATGGTTAACTGGCTCGTCCTCAGCATAGATGTGTAAGTCTGCTTCCTTAACAAATACCCCATCAATCATTCTACCTTTACGGTCCTTAATCTCCTCGTACGCCATCTCGATACACTCAGTGATAGTGAATCCCATTTGTTGGCTTAGGATAGTAAGTACAACTACCACGTCCCCAATACCGTCTTTGATACCTTCAATGTTTCCTCTAGCCATTGATGCTGAAATCTCTCCTGCTTCCTCATACAATTTGAGCATCTGTTTGTTCGGGTTAGCTGTGTGGAGATTACGAGCGACTGCCCACGCCTCAATTAATGTAATAAGTGCGTCTGCTCCTCGCTCAGCACTAACCTCACGATAAGCAGTGTACACGCCGTAACGACCGATGTAGTCATGTTCCTCTACGTGCTTATCCCATACTAAGAAGTAATCATCCCTCACATCAACTACCTCTTCTAGGTTAATGTCGTTTGTAACTACGAAGTCCCCTTCTTGTAAGTCAACTGCGGATACCTGTTCATAATACTTTCCTTCATGCTCTAAAACGTTTCCTTGTACTGGTGTCATCTCTTATCTTCCTCCTTTTAAGTTATCTTCTACCTTAGTTTAACATGTTTCTAGTTGACTGTCAACACTATTTTCTAAATTTACCTCTTAGTACATTTAACATGTCTTTCTTTGGCTGTAGCACCACGCTTGGTATCTTCTTGTCTAGTTGTTTGACACGGTCTAGCATTCGTAAGACTGTGCTACTTGATGTTGTGCTTCTACAAGTGTACACTCGGTCACGGTCTAGTATCTCGCCTAACTGACCATTAGCTTTTGCAAGCTGTAGCACTCGTATTTCTCGGGTAGCGAAGAACTCTTTGCTGTCCTCTTCTTTAACTGACGCTTGTATTACTATCTTAATCTCTGAACGCTCTTGCAATACCTCGTCTAACGTATCGAAAATAAGTACCTTATCAGCTACTGTCCACCCTTTACCTACGTGGATAAGGTGATACAGGTCTGTGATGATTCTTTCTAGCTCAATGAAACGTTTACCTAGTTCCACTATCTTGTTTTGGTATGTTTGGTTGCCTGTGTTCGCTTTATGCGAAGTAGCAGTTAGTTCATTTTTCAATTTTTCCAGTTCCTTTTGAAGATATTCTTTTCTTTGTTCTAGTTCTGCGGTAGTTACTGCAATCTCTCGTACTACCTCTATTGCTGTTTTTTGTGTTTTCATTAATAACTCTCCCCTTTTCTCTTGTCTATAAACATAGTATACCTCTTCTTGAAGTGTAAGTCAACACTAAAGTTTATATTATTTATAAGAGGTGATTTTACATGACAAATTTGTTAATAGTTTGTGAGTCGGTGCTTGTCTTACTACTCGCTTACGCACTACGTATGAACACACTAGAGCCTGTTCTTATATTCGCTATCGCAGGGCTACTTATAGTAGGGGCTGTCACATTAGTTGTAAGATTTATTATGGGGGGTGCATTCTCATGACATGTAAAGATTTAGCTTGTCTACTTATCTGTCTCCTTGTTTCAGTATTCCTACCTGTCTTTTCTATTCTACTTATTTCCGTGTTCGGGAAGATGGTTATTGTCTTACTGTTAGCCTTCGGAGTCCCTATACCTATATTTGCTGTTGTTACTTACTTTGAGTACCAAGGTATAAGAGCAAATAAAAAGAGAACATCCAATTAAGGGTGCTCTCTTTTTTGTTACTTAAAGACCATTGATTTCACAAAATCAACAATCAGAGGTGCCTCGTCATGTAAACGAGATAAGGGTACGTGGGCTACCTCATTCATGTATGTGAAAACCGTTAAGAAAATATCGTCCTTGTTACCTGTTTCACATGGAACAAATGTTTTAAGAGGGATAATTGTTCTAGCCTCTCCATAACTGAATAGAATATACTTGCTTGGTTCATCTGTGTCTTGCTCTTTCTTAATAACCTCATGAAGTTCGTTTGCTGTTGTATAAATCATTGTTTTCCTCCTCTTATTTAAACACTCTTATTGTGTCTCCACTAATTGTAACATAATCACCCACATCTACTCTGCCGTACTGCTCCTTTGATACACTGAGCTCTACATAACCGCCTAGTTTGTCTTGGATGTCAAGTAAGTACCTTTCATCCGTATCCTTTTTTGCTAGCTCACCACTGTACACAAAAACGTAGTAGGGTCTGTCTAGGTAATTCTGGTCAAAGTACTCTTTTCCACCCTCCCCTATTGGTATATGGATAGCCAATGTATTTGATATGGGTCTATCAGAGTAGGCTAACTTTACTCCGTCCATGGACACACTTTTGTTATACATGCTCTTGGTGTTAGGTGGAAATCGCATCATTCTCTCTTGTATCCCTCTGTCCGCAACACTCTTATGCACAACCTCTCCTTTCACTTGTTTGGTCTCGCTAATGAACCACGTTGCTCCTGCGAGAATACTTGACAAGATGATTGACCCTGTCAGCATCACCCCACATAACCGTTTAACCCAGAGTGTCATGTCATCCTCACCTCCTATTAATAATATAGAGTTAGATGAGTACTCTCTTGTATGCGTCTAACACCGCATCCATAAATAACATGTCTGATACGTCCCCTAGTACGTTCTCCCCTTCGAGACGTACAGTTGTCAGTGCCACCTGAGCCTGAGGGACACAGCGTGCTTGGTCCACACAAACGCTACCCAAAACTTGCAACTCATTATCAATTGTTTCTTTTTTACCCACAAGATTACGTGCATGGTAAGGGACGTTGTAGAATCTATCCTTACGTGCTGTACGGTGAGATAACGGAGCTACCATTAGGTTTGTCGTGATTCTATTGTAATTGTCCCCGCTAATAACAACAGCAGGTCTACGTCCGGATAACGTACCGGAGTTGAACCCGAAGTTTACATCTACAATATCTCCTTGTTTGATTGTTTTACGCTCTACTTGAGTAGGCATGCCTACTTTAGCCTGTGCTAATGCTTCCTCTTTCAGTGTTGCTCGTAGTTCTGTGTTATTTGCCATTAAAATTGACAGCTCGTATTGTAGTTGAGCTGTTAAACCTTTTACTGCGAATGCTCGCTCAGCAATCTTCTTTGCTCTCTCTGGTGTTGCTCGTTGGAATACTTCCTTTATTGTTGTTTCAGTCATATGTGATGGTTTCATTTTATTAATCCCCTTTATCTATTTAGTATGTACTCTTACTATACCTTACTTACCATTGAATGTCAATAGTCTTTTACTTTAATTTTCTCTTTCTTTCGGTCATATACTTTTTTACTTTGCTTTACCTTAGTTACTGGGCTGATACCCCACGTTCCTCGGTGGTTATCTTTGTTCTCTGGGTTCCGTTTACTCATCATTATCACCTCTTGTTTTTATTATAGCACACCTCATTACTCAATGCAACATAAAAAGCACTAAAATTAATTAGTGCCTTCTGTTTTAAATAATCTCTATCTCCCCTAAAGGAATAAATTTATCTGTGGTGAGTTCGTCCACCGGGACTACTTCCGTACCACCAACGATAACACCGTCAGGTGCATACATATCCACAATAGTAAGAAATGTACTCAGTGTTAACCCGTAGCCTGATGTTAGGTCGCTTATCTTTACGCCGTCCTCTACATATCTACGTGCTATCTCACGCTGTTCTCTTTCTGTGTACTTGTCTAGCATAGCTTGTGTTGACGACGCTCGTTTTTTTCTTAAAGGGACCTTATGACGTGTTAAGATACGATATAAAGAGCCTACACTGATATTAAGCTCGCTTACAATATCTGCACGTAAGTCTCCTGATAAATACATCTCTACTGCTCGTTTTGATATATCCCTAGTAATTGGTTGGTATGTTGGCATTGGTACGCTCCTCCTTATAGTTTAACGTTTGCTCGTTGTAATGTTTCTTTAACCGCTTTACCCTCTTCTGAAAGGTCAAGGTTAGCGTAGAATGCTTCTGCTTTCTCTGCAATCTCCTCAAATACCTGTTCATGTTTCTCCTCAGGGATGTGGGATAGTATAACCTCTGTTAATGCAGACTCCATGGCAACTTGGCGTAGTCTAATCTGGTGTAGCCCTGCTGTTGTAACCCCACCACCTGTATTACCTGTTATTTTAGCGTATAGTTCAATAGATTTCAACATTAAAGGCATATCCACGACATTTATATGTTCCATTGTTTCCCAACCGGTCTTTATTAATTCCTCTAGTGGTTGAATAATATTGTTTAGCTGTCTCTCCCCACTTACCGGTTCTTTGCTATCAACGTCACCCTCATTAGCAGGTGCTACGTTAACCTCTTTAGAACGAATGTCTACCACTGTTCCTTTTACCGCTACACGTCTATCTAGGAGCTGTTCTAAAGGTACGTTAGTTTTAATTGCTTCTGCTCGCTTGTCTTTGTAGTTTTTCATCGAGCCAGTACTGATACTGAAACCATGAGTACTACAGAACTGCACGAGATAGGATAAGGACTTCCCATCATCAATCATAAAGTCTACTTTGCCTCGTAACAATTTGTTGTCGTATAGCTCTAGTAACTTACTTTTCTTAGATTTATTGTCTTTTGTCACTCTGCTCTTCCTCTCTATATACATGTTGAACGCTCACAAAGCCCGTCATATCAGGCTCTCATTATATAATATAATGAATACATGCAGTCCTCGTTCAAGGAGTAAAAATACGCTCAAAAACACTAACTGTTTCGTGAGGTATTTTCTGCATGTATAATATGGCTACATCTTGCACGTTTTATACATCTCGTTTTACTGTCTCTTCAACGTTCTAAAAACTAACAGTGAAATAATATACATAACTGTGTATATTTACGTGTTTGGAAGTATCACCCAAAGGCGGAAATTGAGTGAATTAACCTCTGTTTTTACAACTTCTGTGCGGTTAACGTCTCGTCCTGTGTACTTGCTTGGGATAGGGTTGTCTAATGTCCCATTTCCTAACGCCCAACCGTTCCACTTACCTTTGTTTGTGTTGTTTGACTTTACCTCATAACCTAGTTTAGCAATTGCACTTACTACATCTACCTCTTTATTAAGCATCTCTCTCTGTAACAAGGGAGGGAATAGAAGTAGCGCCTCGGTATCTCGTTTAGCAACCCCGTCAGCAATAGCGTAATCAATTGCCACTCGCAAGTCTCTTGATAGGTTCGTATCTGTCATCTCTAATAATGTCATAATATCAGTCAGCTCCTTTCTTTATAATATAGCCTACTCTACAATCTCGAACTTGTACTTAGGTGCTTCGTAAGCTGGGTCATGGTACATATCGTCTAACTTCATTCGAGCAAACCCTTTTTTATTAATACTGACTGGCTTTGTCTCAGGAATGCTGTCTACGTCTGTTTTAGCCATCTCGAAAGCATCTGGAATATGTCGGTCATAGATGTGCACGTTACTCATATTATGCACGTAATCCCCTAAAGGAATGCCTGTAGCTACAGATACCATACGACGTAGCACATCAAACTGATAGATGTTGTAAGGTACACCTACACAATAGTCCGCACTACGCTGTAGCACCTTAAGATGTAGCTTACCACCGATAACTGACCACTCTGTACGGTGAACACATGGGGGAAGGACCATATCATCTAAGTCGGAAACGTTCCATAGCTCTGTTGCGATACGCTTAGAGTGAGGGTCGTTTACTAAATCCCAGATAACCCTGTGCATCTGGTTCATTTTAAAGGTGTTAATTGCCTTAGGTAGTAGTGAGTCGTGGATAGGTACCCCATACATTGCTTGCTGATATGCTAGAATTTGCTCAGTTTTACCCTTAACTCGGGTAATTTTAGCGATTTGATGCCCATATGCAGGTGCAATATTGTTTTCTGATGAGTGCCATGCGGTGTTATTCCAAACCTTACAGCCCATCTCTTGTAGCTCAGTAACATCGGATGACGCTTTTTGATAAATCCAAAGCATCTCCTTAATTGGGTCCTTAGCCCCTACGTGTTTCAAGGACAATCTCCCTGTTTCCTCTGCTTTGAGGGTGATTTCCATAGATGGGATAATTAAATGTCGTGCTTGTGTCCCGTCTTGGTAGTGTCCTCGTGCAGGTTCATCATGTCCCTCATCGAAAATACGGAATAAACCGTCTAAATACTGTGAATTGATACTCATTTTACTCCTCCTCGTTTCGTTTTCCACTCTGTGTTAATAGCTTGTAAGACCTTCTCCACAATCTCATCGGTAGGGATTGATGAGGGGTACGTAGTCGGTTCGTAATTGTAAAGAATCTCGGTACCCTTGACAATCTTAAAGTCCTGCCCTCGTACGACATAACGAACAGTAACTGCTGTTAAATCGTTGATAAAGGCTACTCGGTCAGATACAGTTGGTGTACACACTGCTGAAATGCCTTCTAAGATGAACGCATAGTTTAACGCATCCACTACACCTAAAGAAGAGTCAGAGAAATCGTACTTTTCTGGTTGGTAATCTTCTAATGCTTCGCCATGAGTAAATGATAACACGCTTAGGTTAGCGTTTGCTTTATATGCCTGTAAGTCCTTGTATTGACGTGTCATACGTCCAATACTAGCTACTGGTAGGTAACCCTTGTACTCTGCTACGTTTTCGTGACGTACCTCTACAACTACATTGTCAAACTTAATATTTGATGCTATTAACGCCTCATACATCTCCACGTTAGGGATGACATTTACTAAGTCCTCAGATGTAAAGGTACCTATGGATGCTTCTAGCCATTCCTTATTGTTGTTTTCTTTTTTAACACATAGGACTGTAACGTCTTCCGTCTCTTTGTACGTACCGTAGTACTCCTCAGGGATGACTAGGACGTCTCCTGCTGAACGTGACTTGAACAGAGGTGCTCCTTGTTCATCTGTTAACGCTCCATTTAATGATGTTACCAATGTTAATCGTGTTTTCATTTTATATTCTCCTCTTTCTCTCATTTGATAACCTTAGTATACCATGTAGACTTTTACTTGTCAACAAACAAAAAGAAACTAATTAAAGTTTCTTTTGTCATGCCCTGTATTTATCGTCTAGCAATGGTTACCCCTTCTCGTTTACGTGAGCGTATCCACGCTGAGACTACTTCTTCTTGTTGAGGTGTTAGTCTACGATTAGAGTTACCTAGACACTGCACAATAGTGTAGTCTTCCCCTTTTGTTTTTGTAGAGAGCTCGATAGTAACACTAGACTTCATGGTCTCTCCTTTGGTTACCCGTAGGAACAGAATAAGGGTGCCTCCATTAGCTACACGATTAGCGTAAGAAGCAACACAGTTATTCATCTGAGCACCTTCTTGGGCAAAATCACGAGCCTCTTTTGGTACTACTATCTCCCAACCGTTAAGCTGTTCTCGCCCTTTCCAATGAAACAGCTTATAGGTCTCGTCATACTGCTTCTGTAGTTTCTCTTTTAGCGCTTTGTTTTCAATTATCTTGTAGTTTCGTTGGGCTAGGTCATGCGATAGTCTTAGGCTATTAGGGTACTTCTTAGCCTTAATACCTTCTGTCATATTCCAGTAATCACATAGCTCGTATGCTGTCGTACGGCAATTAAGCGCTTGCTGGTGATACGCAAGGTATAGATACGAGATAAGCTCTTTAGGTCTGCCCTCTCGAACGTGGCGGTCCAAAGGGTACCGTGTGAGGGCGTCTTCTATGTCTAGGTAGAGACCCTCGTCTAGCTCGTAATGGTACTTCTCGGACAGAGGGATAAGGATGTCATCCAACTGTTTTCTGTTTGCCCTTCGTTCAATGTCACTGTCTATAAGCTCTATTGCGCTATCTCGTAACTCCTTGAGGTTGGTAGACGCATATTGATTGAGTGCGTATATGAACCAAAGTGCCACGTTCTCGCTGTGTGCAATAACAGGCTGTGTTGTGTGGTTAACAAGTACCACTCCTTCTGAGTAATCTATGCCCTTAAACTCCTCAGGGTCTAGTAGGTAACCTTCCAAAATACGCTTTCTATTTCGGGAGAACCAGATACGTGATTCAATGTCGTCCTTGTACCTTCCGTATGAACGCCATCTCGGTAGTTTAGAGGTTCGTACACCCTCGGATAAGCGGTCATAGTCCTGATTATCTTTATCGTAGGCTATAACCTCTTGAACCGAGAGAAGGCGACTACCACTGTAACTAACTCGAGACGTATATGACACTGCCCACTCTTTGCTATTCCGAGATAATATTAACTCTACTAGATGACCCTTAGCTATGTCATCTTGTTTTGACCACTGCTTACGAGACAGACCTAATATCTTAGCAATACTCGTTGAACCAACGTAATCAGCTATTAACTGAGCGGTCACGAGTCTTTGTGCGGGATACGTTAACTTAGTAGCGTGCCACAAGGGCTCTGCAATAGGGTACTCCGTAAGGTAACGGTAAATGCCTCTCCCAATAGGGTGTTTAACATTTTCGCCGTACATATTACCTAGGCTGTGCCCTAGATGTGAAAATAAACCTTTGTTACTTTCTACAGAAATCAAATCATCAATATTGGGTGACATAAACAAAATACCGAGTAATTGAGCTGACGGTGCCACTACTTTTTCGTCTAAGAGAATGATAAGCTCCGCTTTTAAGTAGTCCATGATAACCTCATAGTATTTGTATTCCCCTGAACTTACTGATTTTACCTCTGCCATTAACGAGAATGACGTGCTCGTCTTTGTGTATACTCGTACACGTGTCACTACCTTCCCGTAGTAAGGCTCTTCTGGGACTCCTAGGTTTGTATCTGCGTGTTTGTCTAACATTTTACTATATTCTTCCTTTAACATTTTTAGCGTATCCCCTTTATTAGTTATTTGTATTACTCTCTTAGATTAACATGGTATGTTAAGTTTGTCAACATTAAAAAACCACCTAATTAAAGGTGGCTTTACGTTAAGCTATTGTAACTCGAGTGATGGTGCCTTTACTTGCTAAATCTATGTCTAGGTACATAACACCTGATGGTCCTGCATAGAGCTTACCTTGCGCACCATCTAACTGGATAGTGTGCTGGTTGAACTTAGAATAGAATGACATGATATGCCCTTTATCGTCAGATGTTACCCAAGAATCCTCAGGCATAATTGTTGTCTCCGCATCTGGTGTGGTAGTAAACGCATTAATGATTGTCATACCATAAGTTGCATCTGCAATCTTAGGTAGTAAGTTAGCGAGAGTTGATGTAGTAAGCACCTTGTTAACGTACGGTGAGAGCGTGTACAAGCCCTCTTCCTCATGAAAGGTTAACGTTACCTTCTGGCGTGAGTTGTCGTTCTCTGTGCCCTCCTCAGGTGCCTCTAAAACGAATGTAGTTGTTTTAACACCTACCAAGATACTCTCTGCAACTGTAATTGAGTAGTCAGGTAGCTGTAATCTGAAAGTACTGTGGCTGTCCTCTTCTTCGGTTAAGTAACCTCGGTTAGTACCCTCAAAGTAAGTAAGCATAAGGTCTACAATTGTTTCTTGTGCCTCATTACGAGGTAAAAGCTTAATCGTACCTGAGAAGTAGTCATTCTTCATCTCTAGGTTTGTTAGATAGGGTGCACACGGGATATCCTGTGACAAGAAATTGCTTGAGAACTTTACCCCTACAAGTGCCTTACTCTCAATTGCTCGTCGTAAACGTACAGGTGTTGCTTTAGTGTATTTAACTGCCATTTTAACATCCTCCTCAATTACTTACGTTTTGTTCGTGCTTTACGGTTCTTTATCTTCTGCTCAGTTGGTGACATTTTTGTCAAGCTACCTAGTTTAAGGTGTGACTGTGTTGGCGGTGTGTACTTCTCTTGGTATACTACGATTAATGTATAACCCTTGAACCCTCTTTGAGTACGTATGTTGACTTTGCCAATGGTCTTAGTCCCTTGTTTAACATAACTCATTTCATCCTTGCTTGTCAAGTTAACTTTCTCAGAAAGCTTATGTCTCCTAAAGTTAATCATTGCAGGTATATCACATTTAATGTGCTCTGCTATCATTGACCTTGCGTAATCCATTCTCATATCAATTTCCAAAGGGGTTAGCCCCTCAAAGGTGCGAACAAAGGCAACACGGTACTTGCCTTTTACACCTTCTCTTTGGGCTTTTAAACCTGCTTTATAATCTGAGTGGAGTCGCCCACTGTTTAAATTACCGCCACCTGCCATATCTAAACACCTCCGATGTGATAGGTTTTTATGAGTTTAGCTGGGTCATGTGTACCTTCGATATACATGTCTACGACTATCTGTGTTGCGCCTAGCGGTCCAAACAAGCCCATAATATAGTCTATTATTGCTCGCTTAGATAAGTTCCCTCTTAAGCTCTGTGGAACGTATTGCATAGCATGACGAGGGACAGATACTACTAAACTCTTGTCCATATTGGCTAACTGGTGTGTAGTTAATGAGGCGCTCCTTGCAATCCTCAATAGCTCAGTCTTCCACAAGACATTGAGTAACTCTCGTGCGTCATAGTGGGTGCTCGTGTTTGAATCCCTTATCTTACCGAATTGTGTTTCACCGCTATACTCAGCGTAAGTAATTAATCCTACATCGGGGTGGTTGTGGTTATCTAATATTTTCTCTACGCCTGCCACTTTAGTTTCATGGCAGAAGACGTACACAAAGTCACATATCTTCTCGTAAGCAAATAACTGCTTGTTTAATCTACGGGTACTATCCCTACCTGTCTTTATTTCCACCCCTATAACACCAAGGTTGCTTGAGAATATAAGGCAATCAGCAATCACTGAGTACTTGCTAATAGCTTTCTCAAACACAACCTCGGAGGAGCCAATGTTGCCAAACAGATGTGGGTGGTCCAGTACAAGACCTTTAATATCTATCTCGTAACTCTTATCCTTTTCTGTCATACGTTGTACCATGGTTGAGAAGGGCTAACACCTATCGCCCTAACTACTGATGAGTATTCTAATGTAGGTTCACTAAACCACTCCACCTCTGATAAGAGAATGAATACGCCTGTGATGTCTCCTCTACTCACTAAGTTTCCGTTATGACCTACGATGTCAGAGGTGTACTCCATAAAGCCCTCGCCCTCTTTACCTGTCCAAGTAGACACACCCTCTTTTGTATAGGTCACAAACAGGGGTGGGGCTACTTTGTATTTACTCTTTGTAGGGCGTTTAGATATAATAGCATTAGCGCTATCTGAAAGGGTAGTACCGGGTTTAAAGGTCTTTGTTTGTATTAGCTGTTGCTCTGGTCTTACTGTTTTCCCTTTAGATTTCCTGTATGTCTCTTGGTCTACGCTATACACAGCTACCCGAGTGCTGTTAGCATCTATCAACGTACGTACATAATACAATGGCTCTGGGTCTTTCTTATCGCCTGCGATGCTGTTAGGCGTGTAAAACACACCGTCTCGTTGGTACCTTATCTGCTGTGCTTGTTGGGCTGTTAGCTGATTAACCACTAACCCTCACCTCCACTTAACTCTTTCTGAGCTTGCTTAATAATAGCAAGCGCTACTGTGTAGCTTAACACACTTGTAACAACATAAGCAACAATAGCTACCCCTATTTGATGTAAGATAGGTAGTGTTGGCATGAGAACCACACCTGCAATCGTTGCCCCGTAGATAAGCACAACAGCTAATAAGGAACGCCACGTGCGCTTCTTGTCTACTTTAGCGAAGAACGCCTTAGCCTCTGCTGACTCTGGTAAGCTACCAAAGTCCTCTTTAGCGAGTAACGCCACACACTTTGTATGCGTCTTCCATATGGTTAAGGCGGAACCGATGGCTACAGCCACCAGCATGCCTAATACGATATAATTCATTGTTGCTCCTCCTTTACATGTCAAAGAATACAGGAATAGGTATCATAGACTTCGCAGTTAGCACTGTCATCATTTGTGAGGCTTCGGTTGATGGTAACGACAACTGCTTACTATACGTGTTATGTCCCATGATAGACCCTACTGTGATAGCAAAACGTGCATAATCCTCTTGGTTAATCGTGATTGAGTGATAGTGACCTAAAAATAAGTAGTCAATAACCTCTGTCTTAATGTGTTTAGTTATCTTAACACCGTTCTTAGCTTCAAAGTCACCGTGACGGAATAAGATATTCTTATTACGGGAGTTGATTGTCAAGCTATACACATCTTCTCTATTGTCTACTACTGTTACGTGTTCGCCGAACATGCCTGTATCGCTCAATAGGATTAATGTGTCTACAATATTGTAGGCAATGTTATCATTGTAGATGGCTTCTTTTTTGTTAGCTGTGTATCGGTCATGGTTACCACCGATAGCGCCTACTATCATAGGGATACCTAGGTAAGATAACGTGTGAACCATCTCCACGTACGCTCGTAATGCTAGGGCAATTTGCTTAGTTGCTGAGAACTCTGCATCGAACGACTGGTTAACATTACGCATATCCACACCCTCGATAAAGTCACCTAGGTGTACCAATACAATTTCGCCAATGTCTGCTGATGGGTCTAATGCTGTTGCGTGAACTTCACTAATGTATTCCTGCATACGCTCGTTGAATACATCGAAGTTATACGAGTTACCTTCTACGCCTCTAATGAGGGCACCTACATGCCAATCAGAAGGAGTAACTACTAACGTGTTTTTACCTAACTCAGTTTTAGCTTTAGGAACCTCCGGTAGCTTGTAGTCTGAGAACACTTCAAGGATTGCCTCTTGCACGCCATTACTCATTAAGATTTGTTGGGCACCACGTTTCTGCCATCGTCTAAACTCGTTAATGCTTGTTCGTGCAGAGTAGTTGTCTATAAAGGTAGGTGACACGATGTCGTACATCTCTTTTGGACTTACTGCTCCTACTTTACCGCTTGCGTTTGGAACGATTGAGATTGTAAGTTCACTAGCCCACGTCTGTTCATATATGCGGTTTAGCGCCTCGTCGCCTTTAATCATCCCTACGACATAAGAGATGTCTGCACGTTTCATAGGCTCATACCCTAACTCTCGAAGTACCTTGTTAACACGTACTAACGGGATAGTACCTGTTGCTCGTGCAACCTCCCCGAAAATTACGGCGTAGATACTGTAAATATCGTCAGACTCCTTGATTCTCTTTATATCTTTTAACTTTTGCTCCTCTGAGTAGTGCTTCGTCATATTTAATACTCCTCCTCTAATTGGTGCTGTCCTTATTATACCACACAAAGGTGCTAAACGGACAACAAATTCGCTTTACTTGGTAATTTGTCTAGTGTTTCTGCTAATACGTCCCCTACAAGTGACTCTGCCGAGACCGTGTTAACCCACACAGTCGTAGCGTAAGGTTGCCCTTTAGCATTCTCATCAAATAATTTGGCTATCTCTAAACAGTTAACCCCACGAGAGCGGAAAGTATAGCGCTCTTTTTCTCCGTCTCGTGATATCAGCACAATTATTACTGGTTCTGGTGTGTCTTCTAGCTTATCTAGTAGGTGTTGTGCAATCTCATTATGGTACCTATCTGCTCCGATAACATAAATGTTAAGGGGTTCACTTTCACGAAAGGCTGTTCGTACAACTGCTGATTGCACTTTCTTAGTGAGGTACGTTGTACGGTTTCTTAGTTGGTTAAGTAACACGGGTAAGTGTTCTTGTGTAATCTGTGGGAGTGTCTTGTATGCAAGCTCATCAACTAAGCTCATACCATACATGTTGAACAGCTCACAGCACACAATCCCATCGTTACCTTGTCCTGTGGTGTAGTATTCGTGAACAGGTGCGATAATGCCGTAGCTGTCCAGTGCAGAAGAAAAGAACGGATGCTTGTTCAGTGTACTAAACAACATTCTAATGAGGCTCTGCTTGTCCTCACGTGCTCTCAGATGTGTTACAGCTTTAGCCGTTACATCATCACCGTAGTTGCTTACCCATAAACATTCGCTGAAAGGGTATCCCCAGTCTGAGTCTAGTTTTTCCATTAGCTCCTCGTCATAATAACTGCCTTGGTAATAACTAAACCCTATTAAGATAACCACGTCTGCTTGGGGGTCAAGTAGGTCCGCTATCTCTCTCTTCGCACACTCTTTGTAAGCAAACTCCCCGCCAATGCCTTGTGTAACATTTCGTATGAGTAGGCAAGAGAACGCACTGTTCATGCTTGGTCTTGTAAGTACTTGTACTTTCATATAATCCCTCCTTGTCTCTATCTTAGCACGGATAGTTAAAAAATGCAACAAAAAAACCTAGAATATCCCAATCTTTAGGGACGTTCTAGGTTAAGTTTTCAAGGTACTACTCTTATTCCACTACTTTTTTTACTGTTACAGGTACTCGTACTGTTACACTAGGTGATGCTTGAGTTGTACCTACTACGAAAGTCTGTGCTTGCTCTTCTTCGGTAAGTACGGCTACGCCTGCCACTACACCGGTAGGTGACACTGTTGCAATAGCTATGTTTTCTGATTTCCAGTTGACTTTTTTGTCTGTTGTGTTAGTAGGCAATACAGTAGCAGTTAATGCTTGTGTTTTACCAACGTCAACTGTAACACTTGTTGGCGCTACAGTGACGCTTTTAGGGTGTACGATAGGCTCTAAGATAGTAACCTCACATACATCAGATTTTCCATCTGCCTTCGCTGAGATGCTTACTTTACCTGCTTTAACGCCTGTAACGCTTCCGTCTACTACGTTTACGAGATTAGAGTGCCCTGAATCCCATGTAACCGTCTTATCGTCTGCATTTTCTGGTGATACTTTTGCTACAACTTTCTTCGTCTCGCCAACGTACACTGATAAGGTCTTAGGTGTCACGATTACTTCGCTGACACCTACTCGCTCTTTGGGGGCTCCAATTCCGCCAATCGTGCTGTTGTGAGTACGAGTACGCCTACCTCGTTACGTGTGCGTGTAAACTCAATAAATAATTCTAACATTGCACGGTTAACATCTGCATCTTCTGAGATGTTGACACTAACAGGTCCTCTACGGTTGTAAGGGTCTTTAATACCGTTGTTTAAGTAACTTACTCGCCCTGTCTCTGCTAATACAACTTCACTTGGTTTTGGTAACTCGTAAGTCTTACCGTCTTCTGCAAGCTCCATCTTGTGAATCGCTTTACCTTTCTCTACTGAGTAAACCTCTTGTCCACCCGGGATGCTGTGGTAGCCATCTTGTTCAATCTTAACGACCAAGAACTTCGGAACCGCTAGTTCTTTAGCACTCAATACATCTTGTAAATTCTTTAACTCTGCCATTATTAGTCACTCCTTCTGATTGTTGGTTTATAGTTCGTCTTTCACTTGCTCAGTTACTTCTGCTTTCTTACGTGCTTTCTCGGTGATGTCATGGTTTTTCCATGTAGCATAACCAAAACCACCTACTAAGGTAATTACGGAGCTCACAAGGTAAACTGTGTCGTCTGCTAGATGGATAGGGTCATACCCTAAGATAGCTAACACTGCGTTTACTAAAATAACTACGTAGGCTATTAGCTTACCAATTAGTGCTGGCGATACAGTAGCGGGTACGTTAGGTACCTCCACTACAACCTTTTGTCCTTCGTTGTCTTTAAACTCTTGTTTTGCTTCGCTTACTGTCTGATTGATTTCTCCTACAGTTTCAACGATTGTTTTTGTGCTCTCACTGATTTTGTCTTTGTTTATTGGCATTATATGTCCTCCTCTAGCTCGATACTAATAATATAACTAAAGTGGAGTACCTTGTACCAATAAACAGATTTCCTTGATGTTGTTAATCGCTGAGGTTACTTCCTTTGTACTGTACTTACTATGGTTCTCCTTTAAGTACCTACGAATGTCAAACAATCGGTGACCTCGGATAAGCCTACCCAGTATTATTGTTTCTAAGTCTGGAAGATGAACACGGCTGTATATGTCCTCTAGGAGCTCTGCTAGGCTCTCCTCTTGTTCGCCGTCCGTATAGACCTTATTAGCTATATTACTTGTCATAGGGTCTGTGATGTCCTCTAGGATTTCAGCATTCGCTTTCTTGTTGCGAATATCAATAAAGCTGTACTTTGTACGTAACGTAAGAAGTATCTTGATATAACCGGGGTAATCTACAGGCGATGACACATCGTACTCTAATGTTAACCTGATAAATTGCTCGTCTATGTAAGAAGGAAGCTCCTCTTTAGTAGCTGAGTCCACACAATCAGGTGCGAACTGAGTGATTAGGCTTAGCCTTAACGGGCGATACTGCTCGTATAACCTATCGAGGTCTCTTGCCATATCAACAGTAGCCATTAAATCTCCCCCTTGCTTGTCGTCAAGCGTACAGAGTTAGTTACTACGTCTGAGTAGTGGATTGTGACTGGTATCTCCTGCATTCCTTCGATAGTCATACACTTAACATGACCTCGAGCCCATCGTTCGTATAGGTGAGTAAGTTTTACGACTTGGGTTACTGTTTCCCCTGCGTAATCAACCACGACAACTTTTCCTACAAACGGTGTGAGTGTTTCTTTTACCTTATTGTAAACAGCCTCACTCATATTACTTAAAGCAACAGTGCGTGCGTTTAAAATATCTTTTACTTGTATCTTAGTTTGTGCTGTCATGTGCTCCTCCTTATAATAAAAGAGGCGGTTAAGCCTCTTGGTTGTTTTAAACGCCAGTACAAGCCCGTAGGCTTACATGTACTCTCCTTTTTGGTTCTTAGCTCCTGTGTAGCCTAACGCTTCGTACTTCTCTCTTAAGCCCTCTAAAAGAGGGATACCATCTACCTTAGCATGCACGTTATCAAAAGCAGGGTACCAGTGAGGGAAATACCACATTGTAAGCTTCTGGTGGATTTCTTTAGTAATCTCGAAGTTCTCTGGGTCAAGTAGGTACTCAATAAACACCTGTTCTGCCATGCTGAGCTCTTCTCCTGCGTCTGTTGTGTAGGTAGCTCCTCCGGTCTTGGTGCCTAATAGCCCGATATTTCGTGCTGTGTAATATGTGTTAACAATCTCATTGAACCCGTCACCTGCGAATAGAACTGCCTCTCCTTGAGAGTTAGGGATAGACACCTTGGATTTAGCAAGCTTGTATCTAACCTTGTGAGCGTAGTAAACCTGCTCACCCTTGATACTTCGTTTCAGTTGTCCTACCGCTGATAACTCGAAGCGAACAGAGGCATAATGCTTAAGTCCTCGCCCACCCGGTGTGCTGGTCTTAGGTCCGAACATAGTAGCTCCCATGTTATCTCGGACTTGGTTAATACCCATAAACAATACATTCTGTGTAGTAATGAATGGTGCTAACTTTTGAACAACGTTAGTAACTGCTTTAGCGTGGATACCGGGTTGCTCATTACCGAAGTCCTTATCCATTGTCTTGGCTCCGGGTGTTTGCCCGATACTATCCCAAATAATAAGTAATGGGATGTCCTGTCCTGCAATCATCTCAAGCATGTCAGCGATTGACTCGCCTACAGACTCCACTGTTAAAGGCTCTGATGACTTAGGGTCTGGCTGGCGTACAATAACACGGTCCACTGGAATGCCCATACGTGACAACTGCTCTTTAGATGCTGTTCCTTCTACATCAATCCACACCACAACGGCGTTCATTTGAACCGCTATCTTAGTGGCTTGAATGGCAGTCATAGACTTACCCACACCATCTTTCGCTGATAGCTCACTGAATCGTCCAAAAGGGAACCCCCCAGCAAGTTGTGAATCAATCTGAGGTAGCAGTAGCGGTAATACATCCTCTACTGTGGCAAAGGTAGAGTCCTCTAATAGAGAAAACCCTTCTAAGCCCTCTGTTAGTCCTCGTAAATCAAATGCCCCGTCTTTACCTTTTACTGTTTTCTTTCTTGCCATATACACATCGCTCCCTATTAGTATTTTAATATAGTTTAAGAGAGGTTGCCCTCTCCTACACTACTTTTCTATTACAACCTTAGTTTGAGTTTCCGACAGATAACGCTTGGTTAATTAAGTCTTCCATAGCCGATACGTTAGATGGGACGCTGTTAGTTGCTGGTTGTTGGACCGGTTGTTGTTGTTGTTGAACCGGTTGTTGTTGTTGTTGTTGTTGAACTGGTTGTTGTTGTTGTTGAACCGGTTGTTGTTGTTGTTGTTGAACCGGTTGTTGTTGTTGTTGTTGAACCGGTTGTTGTTGTTGAACTGGTTGTTGTTGAACTGGTTGTTGTTGTTGTTGAACCGGTGCTGGCGGTGTGTACGCAGGTTGAACCGGTGGTTGCGTGTGGGCTACAGGTGCTTGGTATTGTGGTTGTGTGTTAGCAACAGGTGCTTGGTATTGTGTCTGTGCTGGTTGGTGTACTTGACCGCCACCCTCAGCCTTAGCCAAAATGCTATCACAGTCTTCAATTAAGCGAGCTGTGCGGTTAGGAGCTACATCCTCTGTGAGGTAAGCTAGCTTAGTCACGTCTTCCACATAGTCAAGCATGTTTGCTGGTAACGGTGGTAAAGCGATAGTACCGTAAGGACTAATCTTATACTCACTAAAGTTACCATTCTTAACCATTTGAATGTTTAATGGGAACCCTGTACCAATAGATAACATACCTAAACCACCTGTGTCCGCACCTGATGGGACATTTCGATTGTCAGTTAAGGCAGTTAACAAGTCACCATAAGCACTTTGCGGAATGTCCATAACTTCAACAATTGGTGCACCATTAGCGTCTACGTTGTTAGTGTATACATTGTTAATCTCAACTACACGTACAAAGTTTACCAAGTAACGGTTCTGGTACTTAAGTGGTCCGGGATACTTTCCGTAGTTTTCAAACTGTTTAGAGTCTGCATATCGAGCTACAGCTTGCTCTAACTTGCTGTTAGGGTTGTTCTCTAACCCAACTCGGATTTCTGAAAACATTGTGTCTCCTTGAGAGTGCGGGTTACCGTCCTTAGGATAGTTGATGACCATCTTGCGGTAGCCTGCGCCCACTAATGTAGAGCTCTCTTCACCTGCCAAGAACTCACGAGCAGGGATGATACGTACCATAATTTCAGGTACCTTATTGACAGATAACTTAACTAACGGGTTTCGGGGTGCTGGGAAATCTTGGTAAGACTCGAAGTCGCCTCCTGAGCTAGTCTCGAGTACCTGTGCTTGTTGTTTTAAACGGTCTAATAAATTCATTGTTTGTTTCCTCCTAAGTTTTGTTTTATACTTGTTTTTTATCTGCTCGTAGTTGTGCTCCTAATTGTGCTAAAGAGTTACTGCGTTGTTCAAAAGCTCCTACCACGTATTTAAGTTTAGACACGTGACCTCTCCACCAAATAACGCTACCTTTCAATTCTTTATACTGAGGTTGTACAAGTACATAATCTTTGACGTTGGCTACTGTTGCCTTACCGCCTTGTGACTCAATTACGTCTCGTGCTTCATTTCCTAACTCAGCTTCTAGTATTGATAGGTTGAACTCTTCTTGTTCTAGCACTGCTTTTGCGTCTGAGTAGACTGTTGCCCACCAAGCGTACTTACCGGGTTGCTCTAACAAGCACTGGTTAAGTGTATGCTCACTCATCGCCATCTCGATACGTAAATCCATTGTGAACTCTACGCCGTCATAACCTACGAACGACATTGTTACGACATCATTTTTCGATACTCTTTGGAATTTTTCCAAAGTAACACCCCCTCTCAACTTTACTACCTAAGTATACCACACTTATTTGTCAGTGTCAACACTTTTGTGATACAAATTACGTAATTCTATAATATTTTTCTGTTCCTCGAAAGGTTCTTGCTCATTTAACCAGTATAGGAACTCGTACGCTTGTGGAGAGAATCGCTTAAGTGTACGTTTCTCAAGGAAACCAACACCAATTTTCTGGTGAGGTGCAATCTGCGGACGTAAACCCTTCCATAGATTGTAATATGGTGATTTAATCTTGAACTGGAAGCCTGTAGCGTCCTGCACTACGAATCCTTCGATTGCTTCATCATTACTTGGGTCAGTTGTGTTAACGTACCACGTATAGTACTCTCTCCATGTATTAAATATAACACGTTTCTTCTTAATTGTAAAGCCCTTTGTGTTACTTATATGAAGTAATAAAGCATATGGTTCGAGCTCTTGTTTCGTAGTGTTATGCACAACGTCTAAGAGTACTAGTCGCTCTTCTTTGTATTCGATAATATGTGGGTCAAATACAGGGTCCTCCACTTCAAAAATGAATGAGTAGTCGGGGTTTTCCTTGATGAACGCTCGTGCTTCATCTGTGAGGTATTTATCCGCAAACTCCCGTACCTTGTCTGCATGTGGTGAATTACCATCTGCTCCACGTGACTTAGATGCGTAGAAGAAGTCTTCTGCTTTCTTGTCATAGCTAATAATACCTAAGAACCCATTCTCTTTATCATAGATATGCACCGGGAATTTCATTGTACCCTCAAGTGCGTGCTGACGTGTGAATGAACGCTCATTGTCATTAAAGAACTTATCGTAGCTACGTGCAACAATAGTGTTATCCTCAATGTCTACAAACAACCCTCGTGCTTTAGTAACCATGTCGGTCCACTTACCTTTTCGGAAAGCTGTACGTGTAAAGTTAACTGAGACAATACGGTCGTTTACTGGGTGAACATTGATGAACTTGTTACCCTCTACTAACTCCATGTATTCAGCTACTGTGAGGTCTTTGTCCTCTCGGTCAGAAGTGTCCTCACGATATACAACGGCAGTGTTCTTAACCTCATGGTTAGTGATACCTGCCTCGTTAATATTAACATAGCGTAAATGCCCGCCATGTTCTACTCGCCCCTCCAAGTTAATAGAGAGCTCGTAAGCATCCATAGGCAAGTGGTACATATTACGGTGACCATGTAACTGTACGGTTGTTAACCCATGTTCCTTGCTGTACTCATCCCAGATTTCGTCAATGTTAGTGCTATAATCGCCTACACCGTTAATTAACGTGTCGGTACTAAGTTTGTTGAGGTTAGCTAAGTGTTTCGGATGAACACCACCATGTGTTGCTAAGTAATCTGTCCCGTGGAAACTAAAATAGAATGCTTGGGAGAAGGTACGCATCACACTCTTAATCTCTGATAGTGTAATACCTGCTTCTGTTAGCTCCTTAAACGTAGTCTGGTTAAACGTGTTAGAGCGTACTTCTTTACCTAGACTGGCGTTAACCAAATGTTTATCGTGGTTACCCATCAACAATGTTACGTTCGGTTTACCTGCAATGCTTTGTAAGAAACGGAACGTCCCTACGTGGTCTGTCCCACGGTCTAACCAGTCACCACAGAAGATGTACTTTGTGTCTTCCTTAATCTCTGGTATAGCTTCCTCTAGCACTTGTAGTGAACCGTGGATATCACCGAACACTTGAATGTTAGCGTACTTCCCTGTAAGGTCAGTTACTCGCCACTTAACAACCTCGTCAAACTCAAACGGTTTAATCTGTGTTAGGCTGTTTGCTAGTTTAGCTCGTTGGATACGTGCATGAGCGCCTTTAATAACAAACTCAGGTACGTGCTTATGTTCTGGTCGTTTCTTGTTCTGCTCTAAAGCCGTCTCTAAACTAATATGAGAAAAGTCAACTACGAAAATACGATAACCGTAAGTCTTTGCTAACTTTTTGTATTCTGTAAAGGCTTTAGTGTCCGCATGAACAGCATCAATAACAGTGAAGTCTCCTCGTTCCATTCGTTCCTCTAAGCGCTCAAGTAAAAATGACCATACGTCACCATCTTTACCTGCGAATACACCATACCCACCGTTAGGCTTGCCTACAGGTGCTCCGTAGGCTGTCCTAATCGTGTCTGCTGAGAGCGTGTAAGGCTCTAGTCCGTGGTTGTTAACGAAAGTTGACTTACCTGCTCCCATAACACCTCGTAGAATAATTAGTTGTTTCAATGTATTTCCCCCTTTTTTTTATTAATCCTCTGGAATCCACGTGGAGATAAATAGTCCAGATGACGCCCCTAACACGTAGTATTTGAGGTCCGGGTTAAACCCTAGCTGGAACCCAATAAACAGTACGACAAAACCTAAGATAGTTACTATTATTCGTTTATCCATTCTACTCACACTCCTCAAAAACTGATTGCTCAATAACTTCTCGAATATCCTCAAAATCAGTATATCGTTTACGCTCACCATTCTCAAAGATTACCTCTAAAAGGTCCTCTGCGTGCTCGTAGTCCTTCGGTAAGCCATCAACAGCCGTAAGTGTACCCTCTTTATCGAAAACGGCTACATGACCCTTTAACGAGCGTTTAAGATGGGCGGTGTCTGTCTTAGGGTCTTTGAAAATCATCTTATCCTCTCCGTTAATTGTTACCATTTGAGATTTAACTGCCTGTCCAAATGAGTCACGTGATACATTAACAGAGTAAACGAAAGCGCCTACACCGAACACAATGTTCTCCGCAGAGAACCCTTTCTCTTCCATAGCATCAAAAATCTCTGTGGCTGAGTCAATTGTGATACCTTCACCATACAGTAAACCGATGTGTGAGTCAAGAACTTTGTACCCTTTAGAGTTAATCGTTCCTCCGAAGATTTCCCATAGTAACTCTAATGTTCCTTTATCTTCTGGCGTTAGTTCGCCGGTAGGTAGTCCCATACGTTTCATGTTCGCTACGTGAGGGCTTCCTGCGATAATTTCTGTTGGGATACCTGAGTCTGGTCGTAAGACTAACTTACCGTCACGTGCCATAATCGCCTCTTTAACTTCTGGGTCAGTTAATACGTTTGTTAAGATACCATAGTAGTCATACGTGTCACTTACTAAAGATAAAATACCGTTAGGGTGACGCTTAAGTAAAGTTAAGAATGTGTTTTTCTCGTCCTTACCAAAAGCTTGCATAACTGAGTGCTCACTTGCTAATACTGAGGCTAATGTCTTTCCCCCTGCTAAGTCTGCGTTGTAATAGTTATGTGCTAGGATACCTGATTGAATTGTATCAGAACCAACAAAGCTTGTCAAGTGGGAAATACCACTTAATTGTGACGCATAGTTACCATGCTGTCCTCGTTCTGAGAAATCGTGGCATTGGTAAGCGATGTAACCGTTGTCGTCTGCTGTCTTCTCTGCGTACTTCTCACAAATGATGCGGAATTGTCGTGCCATAGACGATACAGTAGATGTTACGAACGTTTCAGAGATTAATAATGTCTCTAAGAAGTTAGTCAACCATGCAAAGTCTGGGTGTGTGTTCTCAATGGTAAGTACCGGTACCTTCATTGGTACTTGTACGCCTTCCGGTAAAGCTTTAATACGAATAGGCAAGTTACCTAATGAGTGTAGTTTACGGATGTGGTCCGAGCTTGCATTCTCTTCGCCTAATACTGAACCTACTACATATTCATAGTCCTCGATAACAGACTCCACGTCTAAGTCAAAAAAGTTAGTGTTAAAGTGCTCAATTAACCATTTCTGAACGAACATCTCGTAGCCAAATGCAGTCATTGTCTTACTCCAAGGGAAGTATGAGTTCTCTCGAGGTGTTAAAGTACTGTATACATAAGTAGTGCCCTCTGGGTATAATGTACGGTGACCGAATTTATAGCAATCACTTAGTAGTACACTGATTTCTTTGATTGGTGTGTTTGTTATCTTCATCAGCTGTTACCTCCTGTTATAATTGGGTTTACCGTGATACGGTCCTTGTACGGTGATGCGTCTACGTCCTCTTGTGAAATGATACTGTCTGTAGTTACTAAGTGCTCAATATGCTCAAAGAGGTCACCATCAAGGACAGACTTCTCTGCGTGTGTAACAACTAAAGTAATATCCTTAGCCCCTAGTTCTTTTAATATCTTAGCACAGCGGATAAAAGTACCGCCATACGATGTTAAGTCGTCTGCAATAATTACGTCGTACCCTCGGAGAAAGTCTGGGTCCTCTACTGTCACTTTAGAATCTGTCTTGGACTCGAATAAGGCTAGTGAGATGATGTTCCCTTGCTCGTCTCGCTGTTTCTCTCCGTAAAACATCCAGCTATCCCCGTCAGTGCCCATGTCAAGTTTACCTTTGTATCGCTCTCGTGCGCCCTTATCTGGAAACACTACAACTCTTTTGCTGTTGCTACTTTCCTTGATAAAGTCATTAACTAAATCTACTGTTACATAATGAGGGCTAGCATATTCGGGTAACGCTCTTAATGTTGCGTCTGAATGCGGTTCTAAAACCGAGTAGCTCCAAGATGTTCTTGGTAACATAGCTCCTACCACCGCTAAACTAAATGGGTGCCCTCCCATTCGGCGGTCCATACGTGAGTACGGCATGTAAGCAACTAAGCAAGCCACGTTTTCAACACCTAGGTTTTGTAGTACGTCTGCTAGTTGGTTAAGCAAAACGAACTCTCCATCATTCTCGTATTTCCAGTACACTGTTGCCGTGTTATACATTTTTGTTTCCTTTGGTACTGCAATTGTGCGCTCCCCATTTGGGAAAGTTACTACTCTTAACTTATGTCCATTTACTGTAATCATATTTTTTTTTCATCCCCTTTTCTATATACTTATCATAACATACTGTTTTTCTATTTGCAACACCTTTTATACAAAAGTCTTTATTACTTACCTTCCACTTCCCACATGTACACATTGCACTTAGCGTGTACTGCTCCTAAACACTCATCCGTATCGTGGTCATGATGTAGGTGTATTGGGTTCTTTAGCATTGACGGTGGGAACAATCTCTCGTTGTGTTTAAAGTTAGCTATGTGCGCTAAAGGGGCAGAGTGTATAAGTGTTCCACAATACCAACATTTCTGTTCTTGGTCCTTAACCATTTGCTCTCTTACCTTGCGCCTCTCTAACGACGACATCTTACTATAATAATGTTTCATTTTGCTCTCCTCCTTTGCTATACCTTTATAATAACAAAAGGGCTGACCGAAGTCAACCCTTAAGTTTATTATATTTCTTGGTACTCTTGTTTTTTGTCCTTGATTGCTTGAGACTGTGTTTCATAGTCCTCTTCGCTGATGAGGTCAGCCTCTAATCTATCTTTAAGCTCTTTCAACGCTGTGTAATACTGAGAGAACCCGTCAGAGCTTGCAAAAGAAAGGAAATCATCTTTATCATACTCGAACTCTTTGTTATAGGTAACCCCTACTCCTACGTCCGCTACCATCGGGAAGCGAATAGGGTTCCCATTATGCTCTATATTCAAATAGTCTACCTCTACGTTTTCCATTGCAACCTGCATAATAGTAGCTACTGTAGGGACTAACTCTCGTTTAGTAGAGCACACAATACTATCGTGTACAGTTACCATAATATACGCATCAATGTCATACGCACGGAAATACTGATTGATTGTGATGAGTGCTTTTTGTGTAAGGTAAGCAGAACCACCTTGAACCATTGTGTTAAGCGCTTGTCGTAACGCACCGTTCTTAGTCTTAAAGTCCGCAGACCATACATCTTCTAAATTACGTCTAAACCCGGAACCGGGAACATCAATATAACCATCTCGGGTCGCTGACGATTGAGCGATATCAATGAGCTCTTTAATCTTCGGCTTCCCGGCGTAGTAATCCTCAAACAACTGTTCCGACTCTTCTATTGGCATGTTGTTCTTACCTGCGAATGAGTTTGGGTCTTCCCCGTACATCAAACCAAACGTAACTGCTTTTGCTCGTGTACGTAAATCCTTTGTTACTTCCTCTACCGGAACCTTGAATACCAGAGAAGCTGTCTCCGTATGCACGTCTCGGCTCGGGTCTAAGAAGGCGTTAATCATCTGCTCATCTCCTGCGAGAACCCCTGCTAACCTTGCTTCTTGTGCTGAATAATCGGTGAAGACGAGTGTGTCATGGTTACGTGCTTTGTTAGGTCCAAAATAATCCTTGATAGGGAACGCATAATCAAAGCGTGTGGGGTCTGAAATGGAACGAGGTAAGTTTTGTAAATTCAATCAACCTCTTACCTAGGGTGGCAAGCTCTTTATCTTGCCTATTACGATTGGACTATATTATCTGAGTGCCTAATGACACTACGCTACCGCACTCGTGGAGGGAATATTGCCTTGCGTAGGCTCACCCTCTAGTCTCTGAACCTTACCCATACTTTCATCGCTTTCAGGGTCTTGGATGCGGATTGTCTCTAACCTTGGATTGTTACTGTACCTCCGGAGTTACCCTTTGCCACTTATAAGTTTCTTTATAGGTTTAGTACCAAGATATCGTCAAGTTTGTCCCCGCAGTTCACGGTATTTTTTATAGAGGACCCAATTATTTAGGACCTCTTGACGCTAGTCGTGATGTTGCTGTACCTGTTGCTTTCAACCAACCATGCAGTACTGACTCCTCGTCTAAAATGTCGTAGATTGATTGTGTATACGTTGACACTAGCTTCTCGAGTTTTTTGTACTGCTCGATTAAGGAAATAAACGTAGCATTAGGGTATTCCTCTTTAAGTCTCGATAAACAGTCAGCGTTCGTCCCATAGTGCATCCAGCTAATGTCCTCTTTAGATATAATACCATCCTTGAGGTTCTTAAATGCACTCTCTTTGAGATATGCTTTTTCAATTGGCAATGTGTAGCCAGTTTCCCCGTATAGTGCCATCTGTAAATCGTCACCTGATGGTTTAAACTCTAGCGCACCCTCCTTACCGAACTTACCTGCAAATTTAAACAAGTCAGGGTCACGCTCTTTTGGTGGTTTCGCTTTCTCTTTAAGACCTAGCGCATAGAGTTTCTCTTTTTGTTTCTCTACCTTTTGAATAATAGGCTCTTTTGATAGGAATGCTCGGAGCGCCTTAATCTGTTTGTCAAAGGCGTCTTTAATTTCTATTAACCGTTCTTTATTAACGTACATACCATCTACTTCGATATCTGCTAACGTATCTGTTAACACAGGGTAGTGGTTAACATATAGGTCATAGAGCTTATCGTTATTTGCTAAGGCGTCAGAGAGCATCTTACGGTTTATTCTACGGCAGGCATCCACGTCGCCCCCTGCGTACATAGATAGCAATCGGTAAGGAATCCAAGTGTAATCAAAGTTTCCTCCGTCTTGCTCATTACGCACTTGCGTGTACTTGAGTGTATTGTTGGATAAGAGTTGACTCGCCCATTTATGTGCAATATTCTTGTCACTGTCATTCATAAACTCAGGGTACTCGAAGTCGCTGTCCGCCTCAAGGTTACGAAGCATGGTTGGTGTGCGTTTCTCTACCGGTCGTGCTAGAATGTCACGAATACGAGCAGTCTTCTTAAGTAGCTTTTTAAGGAACCACTCTTTGTACTCATCTAACGGGTCTTCATACCCTCCCATGTCTGTGTATTGATAAACGATTGTTTTAAGCCCAAAAGCGTCCTCTGTTTTTTGTGACACTGTTAAGTAGTAACCTACTTGGGTGTCTAGGCTGTTAGCCACGGTTAACTTTTGGTCAATTAGTTGCTTAGATATACGCATATCAAACTGCCCGTTGTGCGCTACCTTATATGTGTTAGCTATTAAGAACTTACCAATCAAGCTCTTAACTTCTTTAAGGTTCTCTGGTGTGTGTGGGTACTCTGGGTGCTCTACAGGTATAGTGACTGCTCTCCCTTCTTCCCAAGACAAAGAGATTGTTAGTATTTTGGAACCCTTCATCTCTCCTCGAAGGGTGTTTGTTTCATAATCCCACCCGATAGCGTCCATAGGGTTGTAGCCTCTTTTTTCTACTGTAGCAAAAGCTTCTCGTATCTTGCCTATGTCATTGAATGTATCAGTGTATGTTGTCTTAGCTACTGAGAAGGCGTCAGCTCCTTTTAGCATAAAGTGAGATGCTAACCTAAAGTCAGTCTTTACATGTCGTGACACCGAAGGAGAAGCTAGCATATGTGAGATTGAGAAGGTAGGTAGTATATAACATGTATGTGTCTCGCCCTCTTCCGTAACCACGTCTTTAAGCACTGGTCGCCCTCGTAATGCCGTAATAGTGTTCTTTCCTAGCAACGCTTTACATCCTGAACCCCCCATAGGGATGATGATATCTGGTTTGTAGGCATTAATACGTTGTCGTAGGTTTTGGTACTCAGGTTTAAGCTCCCCTGCTGTAGGGGGTTTGTAAGATGTCCGAGTGATATCTCGATTAGCTTTCAATATCTTAGGTATTTTGTTGTACGCATAGTCTACCTCGAAGTCTATATCGTCCTTATTTAGTATATTAGTATCGCCTTCCCCTCGCAGTCTTTTAGTTTCGCTGTTCAACCCGTCATTAATAACCTGTAAAAGGGTCATACCTTCTTTGGTATTCTGATAATTACTGATGAACTTCCCGCTACCTTTCGGTTGTTCCACCACGTAGTGTGCTTTTTGATAGTCTAATATAAACATTACTTTCATTTTACTTAATACCTCCTATGATTTATACCTTAACTATAACATATCTGTTTTACTTTTGCAAGCACAAAAAAAAGCTACCAATAGGTAGCCTCTTACTATTTGTGTATGTTTGTTATCTTTGTTAAAGGGCTTATCTTTATTACCGGTTTTTCTGGCTTTATATAGTACTCTTTGCTGAGCCCGTTATACGCCCTGTGCTCTTTTGATACTTCGTTAGTAAGCTTTAATAGCTTATGCAACTTAACGTCGTCACCGTCCTCTAAGTGCTCTACGATAACGTCGTTCATTGCGAGTATTGTTGCTACAATGTCTTTTTGATTGAGGTGAGGAAGCTTCTTACGGATATCCCGTGCTAAATGTTCGTGGTTAACTATCATACGACCACGCCCATTCTAATCTGTGCGTCAGCTTGTTTTAGTTCCTCAAGTTTGCGAAGGTCTTCTTCGCTGTTATAAATAACATGTAGGTTCATCTTCCACGAGCTAAGTGCGTCTCGTAAACTGTTTGTTATATCATACTTACTCTGCGCTGTGACTATGTAGCTGTTACCTTGCTTTTCGTAGTGTGTTGCCTCTTTAGGGTTTTGAGCCAAGTAGCTTTTCGTTGCTCTGTTAAACGATACATCTACGCTATCTACACGATAACGTAGTGGATGTAATGCAGTTAATATGTTATAGACACTTACCGCTACCTCACTATGCGTTACTGGCAAGTCCACCACGACTTTTGATGCCATACTGCATGAGTGCATGTTTTCAATCTCATCCAATGTAAAGTTTTCCCTAAATGTGTATACTGCTCTACTTGTCTTTCTATATGTGCTGAGTAACTCAATTATCTCGGAAGGAATAATCGTATCTGTTTTTATAACAGTATAACCTCCATAGCTCAATAGGTCCTTAACTATACTTAAATCAGTTATCTTATCTAAGTAACAGATATACTGTGTGTTGTCCCTAACGAACAATAGCTCATCGCCGTCTATGTTCAGACTAGCTCTAACCTTAGACGCTGTTTTGTCTGTTACCTCTACGTAGTTTAAGGACTTCTCATCGATAAAATGAAGGTTAAATGCCCTATCCGTGTTATGTATATTAAGTCTTCTCTTACGTGTTGCCATCTTACTATCTCCTTGGGTGCTTGTTTCTCCCTTACTCCTATATTATACCACATTTAAAGGGTAAAAAGGAGGTCGCTAATCAAACATATCCGAAAGTTTACGACTTTTTGCTACCTCTCGTCTTACTGATACGATAGCCTCGGACACTTTACTTGGGGTTAGAGGCTTGTGGAATTTAATACTTGTTATTGCCCCGTCTACTACAGAAACGTCTAGGTCCTCGCTGTTCATATCTAACGTTCCTGCATCCTCAACGTGAACCTCCCATGTAGGGCGAGTCATGTTAAATGTCCCCTTTTGCAATGTCATGGAGGTCGTCTTCTGTGAGCACACCTGTATGACGTGAGAGTACTGTCTCACCTTCCATTAACAGCAAGGTAGGGAACGCTCGAATATCGTCTGCTAGTACAGCGTCAAATAAGTCTCGGTTACCTGTAGGTCCTGTGAACGCAGGGTCATCAATGTTAGCTGATATTACCTTGACGCTTTTTTCATCCTCAACATACTCAGCAATTGCCATACCTAACATCAAGCACTGTCCACAGTTGTTCTTCTCTAATTTCAAGAAGTAACGTTTACCTGCCTCTACCTCATTCTCAATCTTGCTTCCTAATACGTCATATACGTGCTCAATAGCCTCTGTCATTATTATTCGCTCCTATCATCTGTTTTGTTTTGTGTTCGTCGTGTTGCCAATGCGTTTACTAAATCGTAGTCCTCTGTAGACACCGATTGAACTTTACCCATGATGTATGAGTTACCTACTTGAGAGAAAAAGTCGTGGTTGCTTGACTCGGTAGATAGCCCAGTCATTACAATAGGGTTAACATCTTGGGCTCTCTCAGGGTAGATAGCGTCCATTCCTAAGTTAGCTAGTGCCTTATTTAGGTTGTATCGTACAAACGCTTTTACATCTGCTGTCCAACCAATCTCATCGTAGAGGTACTCTGTGTACTTCATCTCGTTTGTATAAAGCTTGTATAACAATTCAATAGCAAATGTTTGGAGCTCGTCTCTCTGTTTTTGCGTGTATTCTCTAGTTAACATCTGGTACTTTAGTCCTAAGTAGGTCCCATGTCAGTAATCTTCAACAAGTGTCGTTACTACCTGCCAGTTCTCTTATGAACTTCTCTAGGCTTTCCCTAGAAGCTGAGACTATATCTTAGCGCCTGTGTTAGAGGCGCCCCACTTTATAACCCGTTTCGATTTAAAGGTATTATCCTTACGCCATTATCACGTAAGTAACCTGCCACTTGGCTCTACTCTACTTGGTTTGTGCTTATTACCCCTAGAGTAATAAGTTGCCTTTCGATAGTCGTTGAGTCTTTATATAGCACTGACGGTAAGGGTACCACCGTCAATATTATAGTTTAACACAGGATTAGCCATACGCTTTCCCCTGTTTAGGGTGTGGTTTCGCTAGAGGTCTCCCTCAAGTCAGCAAGGTGTTTATTAGTTTACCGACTCGTCTCTCAAAATCAAACGGATAACCTCTGCCACGTTCGCCATCTTTCCATTACCTAAGTAATATAGAGGCGTGTAGAACCCTGAGTAGAACAGTCCGGATTCTAAGAAGACACTTGCAATCATCTTTTGAGGTACTGTACCGTTTTGGTAGACCTCGTTAATAAGATGGGCTTTTTTCTGTAGGTGCTCGTTTGTATGTGTAAAATCAAATACATTTGCTATCTCTTGTGGTGTCATCAAGGTACTAAAGATAGTTGAGTAGCTTTGTGCGTGAATCGCCTCCATAAAGAGCATATTGCTAAGCACTGCTCGCATATGAGGTGATTGTGTCTCATTATTTAGTAATGATAACATACCATCTTGTGATTGTAAAGTGTCTAGCAACGTAAGACCCCCGAATACTTTACCATAAAGGTCCTTAGCCACGGGGTCTAGTGTACGCCAATCATCTAAGTCGTTAGATACAGGTACTCGTGTTGCTGTCCAAAACTGTGAGTTTAACTTCTCCCAAGTCTGTTTATCGTAGTTATCTTCAATCTCGTTCCAGTTAATGGCTTTATATACCCCTGCTTTTGCTCTTCGTTCCGTCTCGTTCATAATACCCTCCTATTTTTTCAGACCCAGTGCTTCTTTCGCCAACTGGTCTGCCATCTCATTATACTTGTCACCTGCATGTGCTTTTACTTTCGTGAATGTTACCTCTAGTTTATCGCTCACACCTGCGTAAATCTGTTGGTACATAATTGGTAGTGGTTGTTTCGCTCGCCACTCCTTGACTGCCCAATGATACACACCCGTGTAGTCATGTCTTATCTCGATTGCTGGGTAGTTATTTGACAGGGCGTAGCTAAGGGCATAAATAGCACCCTTAACCTCTCCTGCTACGTTTCGTAATGCTTTGTGTTCATCTTCATACTTAACGCTCATAGTATGCACTACAGTGTCCGTCTCTTCGTCAACAATAACACAGGCGAAGCTATAAGCTTCATCCTTAATGTTACTGCCATCTGTGTAAGCTCGCATTAGATAGAGCAACTCTCACATGTATTGATTGAGTTCTCTCTACCCTCTTCTTCTGAGTAAGAGCGGGTGTAATACATTGATTTAATACCCTTAGCGTGAGCGTAACTTCTAACTAAAGATAAATCACGAGTATTGTACTCGTTGTCGCCTGTTTTCCAAGGATATAGACCTGCTTTAATATGCTTAGCAAAGTAAACGCTCATAGAAATCCCTTGGTCAACATGCTTAGTTGCCTCTGCGTAAACATCAATCATATCTAACATGCTCATATCGTAAGCTGAGCGATAGTACGGCATTGTTCTATCTGATAACTTAGGTGCTGGGTAGTAAGTCTTCCCTGTTTTCTTTTCTTGTCGTTCTTCTACTCGTTGAATAATCGGTTGGATACTTGGTGACGCTTCTGCTACGTAACCGATTGAGCCATTCCTGTGTATTCGGGATTGTTCGCTACACAACCCCCGTTCTCTTATGAACTGCTCTATGCTTTCCATAGAGAGTAGACTATATCAGACATTCCTTAGAATGCCACCTCCACTTCCACTACGCTTGTAGTGTACTCCCAGCTACGGGATAGTCGTTGAACTTTCTACTTATAAAGTAGCTTAGATGCTGAGTAGCCATTACGGTTAACCCCTTAGCACCTCGTAACGAGGCTTTTATTTCAGCTTAGGGCATCCTTTTAGTTTTTTCTAGCTTTCGCTGACATTCACACTTGCAATCACTTGCTATGTTGTAGTCTAAAAGGCTTTAGGTCTTTCCAGCAATTCAAAGGTTTCACCCACATTAATCTGTAGGCGCCCTAACGGTAAGGAGCTAACGCCATTCGGTATTTGTTAAACAAACCAAAGGCTTGAACTTCTTGTTGCAATTGTCGCCAATCTTCTACAGTCGGAATATGAATATCCTCAAACAATTCCGCTACACGCTCTGTGCGAGGCGCTAGGTCATTATTAGCTAAATAGGTGTCAAAGTATTCACCACTTGCGTAAGTGGAGTTCTCGAAGCCGTAGTAGCTGTTTCCTGCCTCTTTAGATAGTTTGTTAGATGCTTTAAGTGAATAGTAGTTTAACAATAAGAAGTACATGTTCGTGAAGTCCTTAGACTGTTCATCGCCATACATAATCTCCATATCTGCTAAATAAGAGTGTAACCCCATAGCACCTAAACCGACGCTGTGTGTTAAGTCATTCCCTTTTTTAATTGTAGGAACTTCCTCAATAGATGTGCTCATTGACACTTTTGTAAGTGCTCGCATCATTAGCTCTACCTTATCGCCAAACTCCTTACCTGAGTCCATCATATTTGAAATAACAGTGGACCCTAAATTACAGCTAATATCTTGCCCTACCTCTGAGTAGGATAAATCACGATTAAGTTTACTTGGTACATGCTCCTGCAAAATCTCGGAACAATTCCCTGTAGCAATGCCGTTGAAAATTACCGAGTGACCATCGGAAACGTTAACATCATAGACGTCCTCAACAGAGTGGAAGTCAATACTCGTAACAGTGTCTAGGTAAGTGTTCTTACATGTTCTGTTATTAAGCTTGTACCTCTCAACAAAGTTGCGTATAACGGCTTGATGTGACTCTTTCCACTCCCATAATTGAGAGAGCTTATACACCTCTTCTTTAGCGCCTACATAAATTCTGGCACTTGGGTTTCTCGTCCAAGACTCGCCGTTTACTTTTATAGTGTCTTTATGTTCGTTAACAACAGATATAGCAGGGGTGATACCCATATTTCCCAAAAGCATCTGAACGTCTCTTAGCAACTGGGTACTTGTGGAGGTGATATTAAACACCGTTGTGTTCTGGTTGTTAGTGCTAAAAGAACCATCAAAGGAAAGGTACCCACGTAGAAACTCTTTCTGGGTTTCCTTGTCACTGCTAAAAATAAACTCAGGAACAGTTAGCTTTGTCTGATTATGGAAACCAAACATCTCAAAAACACGTGCTAGAAGGGTTGAGTTCAATCTTACCCCTCCGTCAACAGCCTTTTTAAACCTAGGGCTAGTATTAGCGGAGCCTCGTACGGTAACATCCTCGCTAAGGTACCTACCAATAACGGTCTCGATGCTAGTTTCTAACTCAGTAATGTAACTTTCCTTATCCCCGTATAAAGAGATGTTTGCGCTAGGTCGCCCATGTGCTCTTTCTGCGGTGATACTGCCGTCGGCGATAAAAGAGCCAACTAAGAACGCAAGCTCCTTGTGGCAACCAGAACCAAAGCTATGTGATTCTCCTGACTGCGTTAGTAACTTGTCCCCTATAAGAACCTCTGATAGTGGTAGTTTTAGCAACTCGTTGTTCCTTACAACATAAAACTTGTGCCAAAGTGTTCCTTTTATCTCTCTACCTTTTTGCGTTGTTAGTTTGTAAACGTCAGCATCCTCTGCTGTCTTAACAACTTTGGTTGAGCTTGTTAAAGACACACCGTAATCGTTAATGTCCATGTTTTTAGCTCTATTATCTACGACAACATTAAAGTCATCCTGCGTAGTATGCAAATCCTCAAGCTTTCGGTAACCAATATCGGTATTTATACGTGTGTCTCCCGTTAGGCAGAGGTTGCTCATAATCACCTTACCGTCACCTGCGTTAGCTAGGTTGACTGTGTCTTCGTTAATGATATATGGATAGCCTGCTTCTTGCTGTAGCTTAGATATCTCGTCGTTTAATTGACGTGCCTTAATACGTGACTTAGTAATACTCTTATTTTCTACTAGGTTATCGTATTCTTCCGTGATGTTAATGTAAGAGAAGGGCTTACCATACTCTCTTTCAACATCGTAAGGGCTGAATAAGTACATATAGTCATCGTTTCCTACTAGCTCGTAAAACTTATCAGGCAATATTAAGCCCATTGACAATGTCTTGATGCGTACTTTTTCATCTGCGTTCTCTTTCTTTGTTGCTAAAAAGTTAATAATATCTGGGTGGAATACGTTTAGGTATACCGCTCCTGCACCATTTCTCTGCAATTTGTTACTCCTCCTTAGAGGGGATAGGTCATTTCTGCCTACCTCTCTGAGATTTCCTCAGATGTTCGGACTATATCTTTTGTCTGTTTTCACAGGGCTGGGGCAGATGTGTAAGTTACCCTACACACCACTTAGTCTCTGAACCTTCTCCTTACATATGCTTAGGAGCTCGGATGCGTTTAGTTAGATTGTCCAATCCTACATGCTTTTACTATACCGAAGGCATTACCCTCCGCCCCTAACTATGTTTCCATGCTAGGTTAGTGATGTAGGCTCTCAGGATACGTTCCCGCAATTTTCCAGCTTTATACTCAGCCAGTTTTAACCGAGTTGGTTAGAGTAACTAAAACTGTCCTCTAATATCTTCATGACAGGGACAACACCTGACGATGCGTTAGCATACCCTTTAATCGGTGCGCCACTCTCACGAATGTTACTTAATGAAACCGTGTTAACCCACACTTTCGTATGGCACTGACTATATCTTCGTCGCCTTGCGCTTCCACTAGTGTTAATCTCTAGTGTACTCTACTCAGTGCAGTTACCTGCCCTTTCGATAGTCGATACACCTTCCCATCACCTCTAACATTACGTTAGTTAGGAGTGAGGGGCTTGGCACGGGATTACCTCTATCCTTTTGGACTTAGGCTCTCTTATCAGCTTATTCCTCCTTCACAAGGAAGGTTGGTTATTTTTATGTAGTTTCAGCTTTGCCCGTTAGCACACTTATATGTGTACACCTCTTTTACATGAGTTCACAAGATTTATAGTCGGCAATTCATTTCACCGACTCCGCCTCCAAGACGGCTTAACTGTAACGATGAGTTAACTGCTCGGCTGATGCTTAACATGTCGTCGTTTACATCAATCAGGTAGCATGACACCATTTCACCTGCTCGGGCTCTTAAAGCGTTCATCATCGTCGGTGTTGCAGGTACGTATTCTTGTTTAATCAGTAAGTCCACGAACTTAGATGCTAACTCAAAGTCCCCATCCGCAAAGTACATCGCTTGCCATACTTGGTGGTCCTCAAAGCGACCTAGGTAACGTCCTCCGTCATTTGTTTTTAATGAGTATTGCACGAAGAACTTGTGTGCCCCCATAAAAGTCTGGAACCTAAACTTGTAAGCATGTGCTTGCTTGTACAACTCCTTAACCTCGTCGTGTGTATATTTATTCACTTTCTCTTTATCTAAGTAGTTATTCTCTAGGAGATAGTCCATCTTCTCTTTAAGGTCTGTGAAGTAGACCGTATTCGGGTTAATATGCTCCAAGAAGTATGCACGTACTGCTTCTTTATCTTTCTCTAGCTGTATTCTACCGTCAACCGGGATACCCATCTCTGCATTAAGCCTATAGTAGGTAGCTAGTTGTTCTGTTTGTTTTTGTTTAACGGGTTGTTCCAAGTAAAACCACTCCTCAATTTATGATTTTTGTAACTATCTTGTGCGTGTGATAACTCTTTCTCGATGTATGGCTGACCGGTAAAGACAGGTAAGCCTAACTCAACGTTTTCTAGTATCGCCTCAAAGTCGTAGGCATCTGCGGGCATACCTCGTAGCTCAAAGCCATAGATAAGAGGGACACCGTACTCCTCCGCAATCTCAATGCCAGAGTATAGGTATAGTGATGCAAACGCTCGATTACCTGAGCAAGCAACACCTATACATTTGTCTCCCTGCTCCTCCATGAACTCGTACACCACCTCTAACCACTCAGGTTCGTACGAGGGGACAACAAGCACAAAAGGGTCAGCAGGCACCGGAAATGTGACCTGCTCCTCCGTAACCTCATGTACTTTATCTTTACCCCAGCTAAGTTTTTCTGTTAAAAAGTTCTTAATGTTACCACCTTTGCTATAATAAACAATATCTAACATCTTTTCCCCTCCTCAAGTACATCATACCTCTTTTATTAAAGAGAGTCAAGATGTTTGTACCAATCTTCAAAAATAGTTTTATGGCTACCTTTAAAGTGCTCAGGGTCAAATGTTGCTATCATCGTGTCTAGTTCTAATGTTATGATTCTAAACAACTGGTCGTCGTCTGTTACCTTGTGCTTGTATGCTAACTCTGTCACTCCCCATGGAATCTTAGCATCGCTTGCTATCTCCTCTACTTCTTTGGAGTAAGGTAAAGATACAAAGCTTTTTGACCTGTTCCTGTGGGATATTAACATAGGTACCTTCTTAACTCGTTCTGCATCCGCAACTACCTGTGACCACCAACTGATGGGGTCTGCGTGGGTAAGAAAGTATGATTCCATTGTCCAGCCCTCGTGGTTCTTAGCTTCCACTACAAAAGGGAACATTGCCTCTGGTGGCGTAGTGATATCCCCTGCCTGCGAGTCTGTACCCTCATGTGTAGATGACCATGCGCCGGAGTTTGGTGTCCTGTGAAATGAGTACCCCCACCACGCTGATAATGCCTTTGCTAACTTTAACTCATAATTTGACCCTTTTGTCCTTGACTTACTATGTGCCATTAAGTATCGCTCCTTATTATACATTAAAAGGAACTCGTTAGAGCTCCCTTATATGTTCTATCTTAACTTTAAGTCTACGTCTGTCTCATTAGAAACAACTTTCAAATTAGGCTTACCTTTTCCTTTTTTGGGTTTAGGTTTTGTCTCTTCCTCTTGCGCTTTCTGATGTGCTTCTGCTTCTTCTTGCATCTCTTTAGTAACCTCGTTGATTACTTCTGATGTTGCACCTAATTTAACAAGCACTCGGCTCATAATCTCCATTCGAGATAGCGTCTCAGTAAGTACTTGTCCTACAGTGCCAAGGTGCATAGTAGCTACTCGTTCCGATAACGCTAGAACGTCATGGTTAGTTGCAGGTGCGTGCAGTAATGTGTCTAACTGCGCTTTCTCTTCATCACTCTTACCTTCTGCCCCTACCCCACTTAACAAGCTTAACAGGATACTGTTCTCCTCTGGTGTGTTTGTTGATAAAAATACCTCGTTTGTTTCTTCATTGTTATTTGTCATTGTTTTCTTCCTCCTCTGTATTAGTTGTTTGTGCCATTGCTTGTGCTTTTTCTGCCATTTCCTCTACGTCCTGTATACTGAGTACCTTTTTATCTACTAAGGTAGAAAAGAGTGTACCTAATTGGTAAGATAACATTAAGTGTACATCCGTTGAGTACTGAGTGTTATACGCCCGTAAAGGCATTAGTATGTCTAAAATGTCCAGTAGCTCTACGTGTTTACCTTTTAAGCTAGATAACAAGTCAGGTATTGTTTCGTCAGCTACGTCTTCTACTAAGAGAGCGATAGCTAAGTCCACCTCTTTAGCGGTTGCTCGCTGTGTCATTGTCCTTGTCCTCCTCTTGATGGGAAATCAAAATAGCCTCTCCCTTTGGAATGTATACTGTTCCGTTAGGTAGTAAATCAATGTATGGTTTAAATGTTTTTCCTTCTTGCTCTAAGGGCTCAGTCGGTATATCAATACCCAATGTGGCTGACGCATTAGAGAAGTGCTGTAACCACTGCTCCTTGACAGCTAGCGGGATATCAGACACGGGCATAAAGTTAACGTCACCTTGTGCGTCTGTAGCTAATACATGGGTAGTAAACTGTGGTCCCATCTGAGCGACGTTTCTTAATGTCACTACACTCTCCTTTAAATCTAAACTAACAGGTACAATAGGTAGTGCTAGAAACTCCGATGTATACTCTGGCGTACTTGTGCTTGTTTTCGTATCTCCTACTTCAACTAACCTTAAGCTTGTGTTAGGAATAACACCCGGGTAAATTAATACCCCGCTTGTCGTTACATATGACTTACTCATCTTACTAATCTCCTCCTTTTATCTACTTTACTTCTTAAGAATAACACACGTTTTTACTTTTGTCAACTAAAACCTAACATATATTTCAAAGAACTTGCTGGTGTATAAACCTCAGCGTGTTCTATTAATTGTGTCACCGACTCGCTACCTAAATCATTGGCATCCCCGCCCATAGTGTTGTTAACTAAGTAAACGTTCTGCGTAGTGTTGAGTAGCTGTTTAGCAAGCTTATCTCCTTGTTCTACTGCATCCCTATCTAAAAATATGTAAACCTTTAAGGTGGGGTTTTTAGCAATTGCCTGTTCAATCAGTAGCACCTGCTCATCTGTTACCTGCTTACCAAATGTAGCTATCCCTGATGGTCCGCAGGTTAAAGCGTCAAAAACACCTTCACAGATAATTAACTTGTCCGTGTACTGTGCTTGATTGATGTTGAAGATAGAATCCCTCTTACCATACTCGTGTGGTTCAGATGGTGCGTTGTATGCTTTAACATATGCGTCAGGTTCAATGCTTCGAGTGTTCCAGTAACGAGCTGAGCCGTCGTCATTAAATGTGGGGAAAACGATATGGTTCCTTAGGTTAAGCGGTGTCTTACCTACCCGCTGTACTGTGCCTTCTACCACGTAACACATCATGTGCCTCTCTACATCTTCGTAAGATACGTTACGGTTTGCTAGGTACTCTATAAATGGTCGTGCCTCAGGTTCGTTAAAGTTTGGGATGATAGGTTTATACCCTACGGGGAAAGCGGGGCATGTCTTTACAACCTCCACCGTCTCTTCCTCCTCGTCGTTCTCGTGCATTGCCAAAAATAACTTTTCTGCATCTGTAAGCGAGTCTCCGTATTTAGAAAAGTAAGCTACGTGCTCTCGTCCGGGCTCACAGTCAAATGTTTTTAGTATCTCTAAGGCGTCTCGGTAGCTAACCTCAAATACCTCTTTTGTAAATGACACGGAGTTTCCTGCTTTATCGCAATGGAAACAATGCCATACGTTTGACTCAGTGTCTAGGTACAGTCTTCTTTTATCGTCAGCACAAAAAGGACAGGCAAAACGTGCCTCTGTTCCTTCTTGTGTCTCTATGCCTGCTACTTCTCGTACTAAGTCTAAGAACATAAGTACCTCCTGTCGTTAGTTATACTCCCTAAAAAGCTTACGTTTCATACTGTACATTGAGTAAGCCTCTCCTAATTCGTACATGTGTATCTCCGGTTCTGTTGGGATATCATCGGAGTGAGTAATTTCACTTAATGATAACGCATCTGTAATCAATTGTACCAGCTCAGCTATAGCTATGTCAACATCGCTTATAGTTTCTAGCGAGTCTGGGTGCTTAATTGCGGGGAATGTAGCGCATAGCTTAGCGAACAACGCCTCATTATATGCGTTAATCGCCTTAGAGCGTCCTCCGTACTCAACCGATGATACATCAGTTGGTAGCTCTGCTCGAGGGTAAATGTCCCACCCTGCTTCCTTTATTAACTTGAAGTTTTTTGTTTTGTGGTCAAACACATATTGGTATGCGGGAATAACAGGAAACCACTGCATAGGGTCCAACGAAGGGATGTACATAATTTCTGTTTTTATCTGATTGGGTGCACAAGGAAAGGTGCTCACTACCTCTAAGGCAACCTCACCTGCGTATACGTCACTAATTCTCATTTCTACTCTCCTCTAGTCGGCTAATACCGTCCTCTTTAATCATAGTAATTGTGTTGTTGAACAATGGTTTTAAGTTTTCGTTGTGTGTTATTACAAAGATAGATGTAACATCTCCCAAACGTTCTTGTAATAACTCCACAACATTCTCGCACCCTACTGAGTCCAGTCCGTCAAACACTTCATCGTAAAATAATGCGTTAACCTGTAAGTCAGAGCGTTTCATTACTAAATCTTGTAAAGCTAAAGAAACTGCTAAGTCTACTCGTCGTCGTTCTCCTGCGGAGTTTGAGTTGTATTTTAACCCACCTTGCAAGTTGTTAACGGTCATACTGAACTTTTCAGATACATTACCTTTAGCGCTCTCTGTTTGTGTTGCAAATACCACTTCGATAGATGACCCTGTCAGTTTAGCGAGGTACTTATTAACCTGCTCATTTAAAAATGGAGTAATGAGTTCTAAAACATGTGATTTAATGCCTGCATTAGAAAAGGCAACCGCCATTTCTGTCAATCGTTGTTTCTTAGCGATAGTGTCTGTTATTGTCTTTTCTAGCTCAGCTATCTCGGATGTTAAACCGCTCAAGTCAATAGCAGGAGCCTCTACGTCCTCTTCTTGCAACCTAGCAGTTAAAGTCGCTACATTACGTTCTGCGGTCTCTAACTGTTGCTTAGCTGTTTGCGTGCTAAACTCCGCTTGTTGAATGTTGTGCTGTAGCTGTGCTCTCTCGTTCACTAATGCTTGGTATTGGCTATTGACTTCGCTCGCTTTTTGTCGCTCCTCTTGTAACTGTCGCAATGCCTCTTGGTGGTGCTCATTAGCAGTTACTTGTGCCTGTTGTAAAACAGGTAGCTCATTTTTACTAGCAATAAGCCCTGTGGCTGTTTCTGTAAGTAAGGCTGTGATACGTGCTTTCTCTTCTTCCTTGTGTTCTGCATCCCACACACTCCCACATGTTACACACACGTCAGAAGTGTCACAGGCGTTGTACTCTGCTTGATATGCTAACAATGTGGTTGTTAGGCTCTCTATTAGGCGTACGGCTTCCGTGTGAGCTTGTGTAGCCATCCTAAGGTTGTTTTGGTATGTTTGCTCACGTGACTGGTACTCGTCCGCTACAGACGCACTAGACGTCGTATTTAGCTTCTGGTTGATTTCCTCGATAGCCCCAGTGGCTTGTTGTGTGATTTCGGCTGTTGCAGATTGGCTTTCAGTAACTACATTTAGTGCTGAGTCTTTTAGTGCCTGTGCGTCTACTATTGCTAGCTCTAGGCTTTTCTTTTGTTCACGTTTAGCTTCTTGTTGTTGTTTCTGTGCCTGCTGTTGTTCTTGTGCATACACTAACGCCTGTTTGACACCAGATAGGCGTGCCTCTGTGCTTGTAACCATCTGAGTAGCTTCTGAGATATCCTCTTTTATAATTTCATGAGCTCGTGTGTACACCTCTAAATCTACAAGGCTCTCTAATAGTTCTTTTAGTTCTTTATCTGTAAGTGTGGAAATAGGTTTTACGTTCCCTTGCCCAAAAAATAGAGCATTAACGTAGATGTTATAAGGGATACCTACGATTTCCTCAATCGTCGCATCTGTTACCTTTGTTGTTGCGCCTGTTAAGTCGTTTTCCCCTTGGTGTAGGTGTACTTTATTCTTTTTACGCCCTCGTGTGATTGTGTACTCCTTATCGTTAGACGTAAAAGTTAACACTACTTCGGTCTTCTTCCCTACTTTTCGGTTGATGACGTCGTCTGCTGTCATACCTGTAGTCGTTTTACCGTATAGTGCGTAAGTAACTGCCTCAAGCATAGAGCTTTTAGCAGAACCGTTTGATTGGAACTCTGTGTTTGTTGTATTCTTCCCATCAATTAAAATTAACCCTCGGTCAGCTAACTTAAGTGTCGCCTCTCCAATTGACAGAAAGTTTTTAACTGTGATTGTTTGTAGCTTCAAAAATAACCCCTCCTTTTATTGTTAACTTAAGTATAACAAAAACCCTTGAGAATGTCAAGGGCTTGTTTTACTAAGCTAGTGCTTGCTCTGCTTTGGACACATAACCCAGCAGGTCTTTTGTGTTTTCTGGTTGGTACTCCTGTGCCCACTCCTTTGTAATATCTTTGGGTTCAGTATTAACGTCAATATCTAATCGTGCGGTGGATGTAAAGTCTTTTTGTATCTCCACACGTAGATTAAAGTCCTCACTATCGGAACTTGAAGTAGTCAGTTGTGCTACTGTCTCCGCTGATGCTTGTAATCGTACAAAGTTGTTGGCAAGTACCTCTTCTATATTTTCTGGTAGGTTGTCTTCTGTTAGCGTCATGAAAGCTGGGTTAGCGATTGGGATAAACTCAGGTTCGCCTCCAATATCTGTATCAATGAACATAACACCTTTGTCTTGACCTTCGTCTGAGAAGGATGTTTGGACTGTATTACCTACATAAAATACGTTTCGAGTTGGTCCTAGAAATTGTCGTTTATGGTAGTGACCGAGCGCCACGTACTTAAAGTCTTTAGGTCGTAAGTCGTTTACTGAGAACGCCCCTTCTAGTGTGTGTGAATATCGTCCAGTAGTGGAACCGTCTACTCCAATATGCGCTAGTAAGATATCTCCGTCGTTCTCTTTAATAAACGTTTTCATCTCTGCAATTTCGTCTCCGTAAGGCACACATACAATCTTAGCATCGTACACACTCACTACAGAAGGTTTCTCTACAACCGTTACATTAGGTAGTGCTGAGAAGGGCACAAGTGAACTGTCAGAATATAGACTATTATTAACACTATCGTGGTTACCTCTAAGTAGCACAGTCTGCACTGTCTGCTTAGCAATAATATTAAATACCAAGTTAAAAATAGATGTGTCAACTGCACCTCGTTTATGGAAAAGGTCACCTGCAAATAGGACGTCGGCACCTTTTTCCTCTGCAATCTGGTAAACCTTTTCAAGAGTAGTAAGCATTGCTTGGACCCGGGTGTTAATGCCTGTCTCTGTGGGTTGAGCGAACTCTGTAAACCTATGTGCGTGAAAGTCTGAAAATACAACGAATTTCATTACTTAGCCTCCTCTTGTTGGTTGAATGTGGTTTGGATGTAATCAAGTGATGCTTTGTTGTCCTCTGTTCGAGGTTTACGTTTAGTTGCTCCTGCGGTATCATCGGGAGCTAGCTCTAAGGACAAGGTACCATGTTTAAGTAGGTCGTGAGGTGTAGGTTCAACTACAGCAGAGGTCGTACTATCCACCTTAAGCACATGGACTGAACCTTTGTTTTTTGTGTTACGTGCTTTGGCTATATACATACGAGAAAAACCATGTGAGTACTCTTCTGGGCTTGAGTTAACTATCCCTAAGAACTCAAGGGAGTTTTGCTTACTGTAAGAACCCTCTACATGAGCTTCGGTCTTTAAAGAGGTCATGTGTGATGTACGGTTTAATTGGGTTGCTACCCAACCAACAACGTTGTTAGCTTGTGCAATTGCTCGCAAGTGTTCATATAGCAATCGTCCTCGTTCTGCGGACTCCTTATTCTCTCCGTAAGAAAGCAAGTCGGGGTAATCCACGAACATAACATCCAACTCCACACCATCTGTCACCGTTAGCCCTCTCATTAAAGCGCCAAGTGCGTCTACTGTTAGCTCATGTGGTGCGTAACGAGAGAAATATAATGACCCTGTTTTATGCCCTTTATTCGTGTAAGTATCGAGTATCTTATCGAATGACCCTGAGTCAACCACATCAGGTAAAGCGTCAATAGATACGATGTGCTCTACTGCTGATTTGTCAATGTGACCTGCGTCTGCTAATTTACCAATAACCACTCGGAAGAATCGTAAGAACATACGAGAGTCCAGCTCCTCCAAAGCGATATATGCAATGTTTCGTCCTGATAATATGTAGGCAACCGCCAAGGAAACCATGTGCATCGTTTTACCGTGACCTGAACTGGCACCGATAGCGCCAAGCTCTCCTTTTGCTAACCCGCCCCCGGTCATTCTATCCCATACAGGCGAACCAGTGCTCATTATGTTTGTGTTTAGTGCTCGAAGCTTGTCTGCCTGTGCTTGTCGTTGGCTCTTATCCATAAAGTTAACCGGTCCTACGACTGAGGACACACTAGTTTCCTGTGCCAATCGCCCAGTAGCCTCAATAAGGTCACGCACTGCGTCGGGAGTAATGCCTCTAGCGATAGTTTTCTTAAGCTCATCTGTCATTCGAGTAGTGAGCATGTAATCCTCAATGCCACTATCAAAAGCCTTTTCTGTTGCGCTTGGAAGTTCGTATGCTTCCCCCAATGCTAAGTGCACTTGCGCACGCATCTCTGGACTTGCATTTAACCTATCAAGCTTTTGGTCCACGAATACACTTAACACCGATTTACTTGGAGATTTTGTATCTTGTGCGTAGTACTCTCTTATCGCACTATGAAGATGTTGGTGTGATGGTTGCCCTTCAAATAAATCGGAAGATACGTTAATAGCTTTTTTTGCAAACTCTGGGTTAAAAACCTCTCGTGCTAATATTCTGCGCTGTACTCCGAGCACATCTTGCGTGCCTTGTTCTGTCATTATCAATCAATCCCCTTTTATGTTATATTCTTAATCAGTATACCGTAACTACCTCTTAGATGTCAAGAGCTAAATTGACAAGGCGTATAGCTTCCTCTGCTGAGATAGTAGGACCTTTCTCTTTAACATATGGAGATTCTACGTCTCTTATCTCAAGGTTGTTTAGTACGTTTATGTCACCGCACTTAACATCTGGGTATTTATCGTAAATCTTAGGTAAGTCTAGGTAACCATACTTGTTTAATGGTACTGCATCTTGTACTTTTTGCAATACTTCTTTCGTCTCCTCAAGTGAGTAGTGTTTTCCTGCTCTCTCCAAGCATATACGTCCGGCTACCATTAAATGAAACACCGTCTCAGGTGTAACAAACGTACCGATAAGCATACCATTAGTCACGAGGAACTCTGTTTCATCGTCTTCTGTTGCATTAATTCCTAATTTAACATCCATACCAACTTCTTTTGCAGAGGCGTAACCTCGTGATTGGCGGTACCGCTCAATTGTTATCTCTCCTTGATTACCTAAACGTTTTGTTAGTTCTTTATCCACACTTCTCGCTACGCTTGGCATAGAGACAGCGATGCTAGGGTTGATATGTGTCGCCCACGTGCTACGACCAGATAAGAATGTATAGTTGTCTTCCAAGAAACTATATAACACCTCTTTCTCTCTCTCTGTTAGTTGTGGGTCAACCTCTGCTCGTAATTCATCGTGATACGCTTGTACTTGCTTCTTTTGCTTCGTAACGTTACGGTCATTACCGAAAGTTTTATCAAGTAAGTGGATAGGGTGTGCTTCCTTAACAAGACCTTTAGACTCTAAAAGCTCATTTGTCCTGCGTAGTTTTGCAATCGCCGTGATGTTTGGGTTCCCCATTCGGTTGGAGGGTAACATTGTCAACCCCTCAACAACAGCGCCGAGGTTTTTCTTAGATTCTCTGTACGCCTTAACGTAAATATCTGATACGATATGCTCCAATGAAGGGAAGCCTTGCTTACTTCCTCCCTCTTCATGACGATAACGAAAACGGTCAAATACAAAACCAAGGTAGTTATCTGCGTCTAGGTTCTCATCTGCTAATAAGCGAGATAGCTTAAGGCACAATGCCCATTGACGTGACCCGAAGAACTTCTTTGGTAGTACTGGTGGAGGGACTCTTCTTCCAAAGTGGACAATCTTTTTAATACGGTAGTATTCATAGTACGCTAAGCGGAATTGGTCGTACATTAACGCTAACAACAATGCGTCCAATGATTCGTCAGGGTTATCCGTCTCTTTTAGCATATCCCATGTTAATTTTTGGATACCAAAAAGTTCCATTGACTTGTTAAGTTGTGCGTTCTTTGTATCGCCTGCTAGTATGTCTGCCCTTGCCTGCATCATCTCTGCTTTTGTTCTTCGCTTTCCTTTAGGTTTTCTCTTGCCGTTGTTTTGGATTGGCAATGCTTGTTCTAATATTTTCTTATCTTCCTCTGTAGGAGATACCCAAATATTAGGCACTTTCTCAAACTGCAATACCCCCGGCTCAAACTTAACAACGATACCTCCACAGCGACCAGCACGGGACTCCATTACTAATAAACCCTCTTTCTCCATTCGCTGTAAAGTGCGTGTAATCGTTTTATTAGTTTTACCTACCATGTTTGCTAGTGTTGAACGTGTGCTTCTTACAATAGCAAACCCCTCAAAAATCTCTACAAACTCTGCTAGTGCGTCTAACATGTTTTCTGATGCGTTTGTTAACTTACTTTGTGCTGTCCATTCCATAAATAACCCCTCATCTTTCTTTTTTTTAGTGTATGTGTTGTTTCTTCTTCTCTAGTATAACACAAAAAACATAGCCGTGCAAGTGTAAATTGCAAAGTCTATGTTTTCAGTGGTTGCGCTATGCAAGGTACGTGATGTCAAACCCTTCTTCCTCGTACACTTTGATACGTTCTTTTGAGTGAGATAACATATAATTATTTGTTTTATCTACAAAGTCAAATACAACAGTCGTGTTGTCTCCTTCTTTTTTACGTAACACTCGCCCTACTCTTTGGAGTACTTGTCGTAGCGACTTCCCTCCACCACCCAGTATCAAGGTATGTATTCCGCTAATATCCACACCTTCGTCTAGGACAGTTGTTGCCACAAGAACCTTAAGTTTTCCAGACTTCACGTCTGCAAGTTGCCGTTGCCTATCCTCCGTGGCGAGTTCACCGTTAATAAACTCCGCTATGGTAGTGCCTGCTAACTCATTTATCTTATTAAGGATGTACTCGCCTTGCTCTAGTCTATTTGTTGTTATTAGTGTCGTTTTTCCTACCTTATAGCTGGACATTGCTATCATAGAGATAAGGTCATTGCGGAAATCATTAGTAACAATACACTTGTCGTACACCGTTTGATAGTTACGAGCGTTCAAGTAGTCTTTAGGTTCCTTAACATTAAACAACTTTATAAAGGGCTTAGCACTAAAGTCTCTTCCTATAAGCTCTTCGTTACGCACACGTTCTATAACAGTACCAAACATAGCTGTTAACCTTTGCATCAACAACAAGTCCTTAGTGTCAATAGAGCCTGTTAAACCGATACGATACTGTGCATTTGTGAACATTTGAATGGTGTTATACCATGTGTCTGCTTTACTACGATGTGCCTCATCACAAATAAGAACTACAGCGCTGTCTACAAGGTCTTTCGCATCTTGCCACTTCTTATGCTTGGCACCGTTCTTCTTCTTAATCACGTTCTGATATGCCACGTTAATCTTGTTAAACTCTAGACGAACCTTAGCATCCGATAACGTAGACACATGCGTCAGCATCTCTGCTACATCCACATGCGCTTTCTGTTTTATCTCGAAGTTCTGTAGGTACCCTCTCACTAACGATGCTAGGTTAACTTTCTTATCAAACAGCGGGATTATATCTTGTACCATTATCTGGAGTGCTCTCTCTCCTACTGAAAGCTTCAACTTATTAGAAGGGTCTTTAAGTGCACTCGAAAGACTAGGCATCAATACGACGTTAATCTGGCGTATATCTTTCTTTCCGTCCCCCATATAACCAATCTTACAACCTAACCGCATTTCAAGCCTATCAATCAAACCATAAAAAATCTCCTTAGCAGGAACAAAAAACACGATACGTTCCTTCTTCTTTAACTGTGGTAACAGTTGCTCGATGATACTAGCCCCAATCTCACTCTTACCTGCATTAGTTGCGTATTGTAAGATGCCGTACTGTGCCATAAGAGCTGACCTAACACCTCTGTCTTGGTAATCTCGAAGAGTAATGCTACCTAACTTTTCATCCTTAAGGACAAACTCTTTTGGAAGGTCCTCCTCATCTAGGAAAGGTTCCGGGTAGTTATCAACGTATTCCATTTGCAAAGATGGGTCTATCTCTTGGTACTCCCTTATTACTTGTATAACTTGGGGTATTAGCCCTGTTCCGAATGTGTTGAGGTGGGGGTTATACATAGGTGTAACACCATCCCATATCCCTCGTTTATACAACGGGGCGTATTGGTACCCTTTTTCCCGTACTCCAAGTTTTCTGTGTATGTTTTCTTGTAATGCCTTTTTCTGTTTAGGGGTTTCTTCGGTGTACTCAATTCGTGACACCGCCACCTCTCTAACCACTTTCACATTATCACTCTCCTTATTAATTACACTATAACATATATTTTAAGTTATTGCAAGTAAAAAAAACAGCCCCTACTTAAGAGGGCTGTCATTGCTAAGCATGCTGTCTAGTATCTCTAACTCAATGTAACCGTATGATGGGTAGATACCAATACCTCTATCATCGTGGTAGTGTACAGCTATTTCTAGGCTGTACGTACCTGCTTTCAGAACTTCGTGTGCTTTTTTTGTGAATATTAGCTCCACTTTGTTACCTATCCTAGCAGTGCAGGGTATATCTATTATGTTTTTCTCTTTGGGGTTTTTACCTATAAGTGCATATATAGTGTCGTCCGCCCCTATCATAGGAGTGTCCTCTCCTACACTTACCAAGTCAAAAACGATGCTAGAATGAGTGTCCCCTCTCTTTATGGACACTCTTTCCTTACCGCCAGAAGCTACTCTAAACGTTGCCATTGTATCAGGTCCTCTCTAATAGTTTGCTACGATTTTTACAATCGTTATAGGTGCATTTACCTGTTTGCGTACGGAGCCATTCATCATTAGGATTGCCTGTATAGACCTGTTGATAGTGAAAACGTTATTTGTAAAGTTGACTGCCCACTCCTGATGAACGGCACCTGTTTTACTTTTAGGGTCATCTGGTATGTTAGTCTCGTTAATAACCACATCGAAGTTGTTACCTCTGACTTGATTTAACTGTGACTTACCTGATGAGCCTTCCCATCTGTAATAGATAGTGAGAGAAGAGAACTGTGTAATGTCCTGTGTCATGGTGTACTTCCTATTCATAACGTCAGCTACACCTGAGTATAACTCTATGTCAGATGAGTTTTTCCATCCAGAAGTAACCCCTTTTTCTAGTATCATCGAGTAACCTATACCGTCTGTGCCCACTCCCGATACGGCTAGGTTTGCTCCCGCTGTCCCTACCATTGCAGTACCTCGGAAGTAAAATGGAGGTCCGTTCACTGCGCCTCTTTGGATGACGACGTAACTGAAACCTTTGGCTAACTCCTTAAGCTTCGCTACTACATCTTCCTTGGCGTTAATCTCCAAGATAGGGTTACCTACGTTCGTTGTTATCTTAGGCTGTTGGTAGTTCCTATCTATGTTGTTTACTGCTTGGAGGAGCTCTTGTTGATTATGTGCGATATCTATATTAGTAGCTGACTTTCTCCAAGCACCTACTGAGTTTTGTGCGTTAATTGTTGCGTAGTAACGTGTATTATCTTGTAGCTCGATACACACCTGCCTAACGCCTGTAGTAGTTACTTGCGTTACCGTTGCAGTAACCGCCTCTGACCAGTTTGCAGGGTAGCCGTTGGATGTCTTCATGCCCGTGATAACACGGGTTCCAAATGGAAGTGCGGACACGTGTTTACTACTAACATCACCATATATGATAGTACCCCCATTAGCAGTAGTCGTAGCCACCTTTTGCCAATTGTTAGTTTCCTTTTTAGGCAGGTAAACATTCGCAATCATCTCAGATAACGCTGTTGTGTTGGCTTCCACTTTCTTAATCTCGTCTACTAGCTCCTTAGACGTTGCGTAGGTAGTCCATGCATCTGCAACACCTTTAGACACCGAACGGAACCACAAGGGCGTGTCAGTGCGTTTAGAACCCACTGCAAAACCTAACTGTACGGATGTACCTTCTGTTTTTGTTTCTTGTACGAAGTATAGTGTTGGTTGGACGCCGTTCTTAGCTACAGGAATACCTATTGTCTGCGATGTCCCACTATAAATACCTGTCTTAGTTGTTGTGTTTATGTTGGTTGTTGCGTTAGCTAACCCTGTATCCGTTGTTAACTTTGTTTGTTGCACATGGTTTGACATGAAAGCGCTAATCTCGTTAAACAACGCTGTTATATCTTTTACTTGTTGCGTCGGTAGTATCTCTTTTTTGTTATATGGCATTATTTAGTGCTCCTCTCGTTCTCTGTGTTGCCTACTACAAGGGCTCTTAGTTGCCTTACTTCTAGGATGATGCTGTCCACTTTTTGGGATATCTCCCTAATCTCTCGTCTGAGACTTTTGTTTGTTCTATCCTGTGGTGTTGGGTAATAAATTGTTGCTCCTGATTCTGGGTCTACTTTACCTATTGGCATATCGTCCGCTCTCCTTCTAGTAAATTTAATAATAAAAGGGCATAGAGCTTAGTCTATGCCCTTCTTCGGGTTACTCGTCTGTTAATGTTACTCGCAAATTAGAAACACGTGGGCGTAGGACTCCTGACGGTGACTCTAAGTCCATCCTAACCTTAAATAGTTTCTTCGTTTTGAGTGAACCTAAGCTCACCGTGTAGGAAACGTTGACAAAACCGTTAACATCTGGTTGGCTTATTACAGGTACCGAGCTAAAGTCCTCTGGTTTCTGGAATAGCATTCCTAATCCGTTGTCTGCTTTTTCTCCAGTGTAGAACTTCGGAAGTACTTTACATTGTGGGCTAGGTAGGTACTGTTTGTAGGATATGTAGATAGTGTTAAATGGTGCGTCTCCCATACTAACTGTCTTACCAAAGTAAGAACCTCGTACCTCAGTCACAAAGCTCATAAGTGAAAAGTCATCTAATGCGAATACAGGTGACATGTACTGGTTAGCTTTGAATGTAGCTCTTAGCTGTGCAATACGTACAACCTCATTAGGGTCCACATCTGAGTAGTTACCTACTGGTAACCATGGTTTACTTTCTATGCTCATGTCCCCACTGTCACTGTTTAGTAAGAAGCGTAGCTCCCACTTACACCCAGTGTTTTTAGGTGTCAAGTAACTTGCTGTCAACAAGAGCTTATCTACTTGGATGTCTTTGATAGTATCGAATAGGATAGTAGCGTTACCTTGCTTAAACTCTGTACCATAAACTTGGAATTTCATATCACTTGTTTGGTGAGCTGTCCAAGTTTGGGCGTTTGAAGAGCTGAAAAGTACACCCTTAGTATACGCTTGAGTTTGTAACTTAGTGTTCCCTTTTCCGATAATTGTAGAACCCATTGTCGCAATGTACATATTGTATTTGGCACTGTTTGTCAATACTACTAGTGAGTAAGACTGACCTGCTGATACCATAAGTGGGTCATCAAAGTAAACTGGTGTCTCTACGTTACCATCCTTAGATGTTGTGATGTCCGCTGGGTAAAGTACTCGTTCCGCATACACCGTTGAGTTGGGCTGTCCGCCGTCGCTCATACCACGAATCTGGATAACTACAGGAACGTTTCCTGCATCTTTAGATGAGAAGTAGACGCCTACACCGGATAAGATACGGTCTTCTGGGACTTGGAAAGACTGAGCTAACGGGTCATAAAGATTGACAGTGATATGAGTCGTATTGATTATCTTCTCTGTTGTTTTCTTCGTACCGTGTGCTGAGTATGATGCAGAAGCGATAGATACCTCATTTGAGTTAGGTGCGGTTTCTTCGTTAGATAAGGTTACCTCTACTGTACCACAAGTTTGTCCACTAGGGATAGTAAACTTACCTGTAACCTTACCCGCACCTGTCGCCTTAACCGTTCCCGGTTTAGAACCTGCGGTAGTTGAGCCTGTCGGTGTAATTGCGCATCGGATACCGTTAAACACGAGATAGACATTTTCTGCGTATGGGCGTAAACCTGACGATGCGATTGTAATCTCTCGTACTCGCATATACTCAATCGCAGTTTCGATGGTGTTCTTACCACCGTTGGTAACAAGAGTACCTGTTAAAGGGTTGCTCCTATCGTGTGTCCATGAGTTGTGCTTGTTAATCTCTTTTGCGCCACCCTCCCAGTTGATAGCGTTCTCGTTCTCCTTGATAAACTGAGAATCTGAGTTCCATGTATCTCCACCATGTGCCCACCAACGATTGACCTTTTTAGTCTCAATCTTAGTATTGTTAACTGTGATTGTCTCTGTATCAATCCAGTTGTCGGCTGACGGTTTAAGTTTCAACGCCCCTACCTGAGTAGCGAATACCATGTAAGGGTTGACGTTCTTCGTCTCTGTTGCAAGTAATTGAGAGATTATTGGGATACGTTTGTATGGGGCAGTTACTACCCTTCCCCAAGTGTTCATACCTTGGAACCCTTTTGATGTTGTTGAGTTGATGATTGAAGCCGTTTGCGAATTTTGCTCTGCATATGCAGTTGTTAACTCGCCATCCTCGAAGCTGTTAGCTACGTAGATGATAGGTTTCCCATTCTCTTTCATCCCTTTGAACCCATAATCAACCCTGTCAATTGTGGTAAAGTTATCCGAGAACACGCCTCGTAAAGATGTAGCGTCATAACCAAGTGTAGATGATATATCCGCAGACATCGCTGTGATGTTTGCTTCTGCTGTCATTACCCTTGCTTTTAACTTTTGCAACTCCTCGAAAGGCATGTTTTTGACTGTATATGAGTTAACAGATGCTAGTTTGCTATCTGGGTAAGCTGTTACCGTACCGATTCTTAGTGTGTAGTTATCGCTTTGTGTCGGTGCATCAACGACGTTGATTGCATCCGGTTGACCTTCAATAACTGTGAAACGTCCATTAGGGTCCAACACTACTAAATCCTTACGAGCTAAGTAAAAATCGTAAGTGATGTACACTGTAGAGTTGTTAATCGGTTTACTTCCTGAGTGTCCGTTAAAGTCAACGTAGCTGATAGGGAATCCATAACTGTCTTTAGCAGTCTTATCAACTTTAACACTATAGTCAACACCTTTAGTAAATACCAATGTATAAGTATACACTACTGTGTATGTTGTCCCTGTGACAGGAATCTTGTTAGAACCGGTAACCCATTGGATGTATTGGTTGTTGGTTAGGTTAAAGTCAACCCCTTGGATAGCCGTACCCTTGCTAGAAACAATAGATGTTATGGCTATGACGTTTTGTTTACCTAACTGGTCTAGTGTTGTCGCTGTACGTGCAACCGCCTCTGTGTAGCTCACAGAACCCATTACTTGAGTTACGTTCGATACTGGGCTGTTAGAGAGCAGTAACCTACGTGACGCATCTGTGTACGTTTTCGGCTCACTATTAGCTGTGCGGACATCCTTAGATTTGCGAATACTTACTCGCTCATCATGAGGTTTATCTACCTTATAACCCCTAATGTATGCTCTACCTGCTTTAATTACAAGTGACAATGTATCGTCTGTGTCCATAGTGCCTGACGTATCTATTTGCAACTCATACCCTTTTACGGTGTACGAACCTGATTCATCAAATGTACGCTCTGCTAAAATATTCATCAGAGTACTATCTGTATTCGGAGTTACAAGTAACTGCCCGTTAAGAAACTCATACACTGCTGGGTTGCTTGCGTCATTAGCTAGTAACCGTACCTCGTCTTTTAACCTATCGGCGCCTTTTGCTTTCTCCGAAGGAGAGCCAATAGAAGGGTCTAGTAGTGTAGGGTCAGACTCAGCAGTAACGGCTGTTTGGGCAATAGAAACGTTCAATGTCTCCTCGCCTTTAGCTTTAATTGTGACCTTACCCCCGTTATATTGTCGCACCTTTCCGGAAACATAAAGCAACCCTGATTGAACATTAATAGTGCGTGTTTTGTCTGAGTGTGTTGTGATGTCAAAATCAAGTCCTGAAATGATGTCGCCATCTTTGAGGATAGCGTCGCCCATTGTTTGCATGTAGTAATCAATAGTTGATTGTAACTCGTTTAATTCCGAGTTTTGCAAAGGTCTATCTGGGTTAAACAGAATCTTTGTGTAGTTTTTATCTGCATTGAACCTATCGTAATACGGTCGTGTTGATTGATTAACTGCCATTTGTTGGTTTGCTCCTCTCTTATAACTCTATCATGAAACTTTCAATTGTTGTTACGCTTGCTGTTCTATTTTGCGGTTGTCTATTCTCATAGAACTGTAGGGTACCTTTAGCTTTAATGTCTCCCGGTGCGACACCTGTGGATGTTACGCCAGATTTAAGCGATGTACCTGTGTAGATACCTACTTGTCGGTAAAATCCTAAAGGAATCTCGGTTCCTTCAATTGTTGCTCGTAAGTACAAAAAGTGAGCATTCTCATCATACGCCAAATTCTCAGGCACAACTACCCATTTCTCACCTTTATACGTAATAACTTCTCGTGCGGTTTCTTCGGCAACGCCTAAGCGTCTGCATAAAGATACTGTGGAGCATTTCTTCATTCCTATAATCTCGCTAAGGTCAGTCGTACTAGATACTTCTGCTGGCGGGTTTTTATCGTCGTTCCAAGCCGTTTTACCTTTTCCAAGAGCAACATAAGTGTGCTCTTTTTCGCCTAAAAGACGTATCGCACTTGCTACATGTGCTCTATCTGTAACTATAGCCATTAATTTTTTCCTCCTTGTAAGACCGTATATTTATAATATAACGTTACTATATGTTATCGCTACTCTATTATACCACATAATAGTGCCTAATAGTAACGCCAAGCAAAAAAGCTAACATCCCTGTTAGCCTTTCTTAGTAATTATTTGTTCCTCCATACTGACGACGTTCATCCGTATTGAGGTAGTGGTGTCAGATAGTAGGTATTCCCAAGTAGTATTAAAGAACCCTTTCGGTACTGTCTCCTCTGGTGCATCAGGGTATAATGAGCCCCATTCCCTGCCCCATATGTTGCTAAGAATAACGTCAGACCCTGCCAGCAACCCCCGGTAGGAGCCTACAACACCTACTAAGTAGTCATACGATGGTACATTGTCGTATGTTAGCTTACTCGTATACGTGTCTGACTTAATGTTGATACTCTCCGAGCCGTAAGTAAATACTATCTCCTTTGTAAGGTACCCCGTTAGCACTAGCTCTACGCTTTTGTAGTTAACGGCATACCCCGGCATGTCTGTGTAAACTTCGCCCCCATCCAAGTAAACTCTATGTACCTCTTTACCTCCAAAGGTAGTTATACCAGTGATGTAACCTATAGGTAGCCCGTCACCTGCGAAGAAGGCGCCCGAGTTGTACCCTTGCGTGGAGTTGGGGATGACCTCCGAGGTATCGGATAATGTGAACCAGTCTGATACAGCTAACGGAATCTTATGTCCTGAGCTACTAGGTAATAGTGGTCCTACCAATGAGGTGTCATAGACGATTTCCCATGTGTCAGGGGCGTTAGATGCAGACACCACTATACCATCATAGGCAGGCTTACCTCCGAGTGGCATGTATAATACTGCGTCACCTAAGCGTGGATACGCTTTATCAAGCGTTATGAGGACCGTAGGCTCATTTTTTCCTTTTTTAGCTAACTTTATACCCTCACCAGTAAGAATCGCTTGTGCGGACTGTGAGGTGCCTTCTATGATTGCTGTAGCGAGAGAAGATATGTCGGTTCCGCTACTATCAAATATTGCTACCTTTTTAACCTCTACGTCTCCCGTTACTGGGTCTGTGGTAAGCTTAAGTTTTAGCTTGTTGACGTTGTCTAACGAACCCTCTGGATGGTCATAGATGTCTTGGTATGTTATAACGTCCATGGCTATCTCTCCGATTGGGAATCTCTGGATATCGTGGACAATGTTGCTAGGGAAGTAATCTTGCCACAAGTGTACTCCTGCCTCTTGTTGTATCGTCGTTCCTGAACCTGCTACGTTAATTGGGAGATTTAGGTGGTTTTTCCTACCAGTCCAAAGAACAAGACCAATACCATAGTAGTCAAGACTAATATCGTCCCCTCCGTCTACGCTGATGCGGGATAACATTACCCCTGTAGCGGACACGTACTTCCGTAGGTCACTAAATTCATGAGTCTGTTTGACCTGTTTGTAGCTCTCCTGTACCATTGCTACTTCCCACTTAGCGCTAGCATAGTTGTAAACCTCAGTTGTCAATCTCCGCCCACTGTATGCTTGTATAGAAATAGTCAGGCTTGTGTGCGCTGTACGTGAACCTAGGTACTCTGCTCCCTCACCCAATCCGATTGCTTCTGGTAATGTTTTAAGCGTGTACTTACCCTTGAGGTTCTTTCCTATATATGCAGGAGCGTAGGTGTAGCCATCAAGGCTAACCTCAATCATCTCCTCTACGCCGGTTGGGTAGTGCGATTGCAAGGACACTGCCTTAACGTCCTGCTCTTTACCTAGGTCTAAGATGCCCCAAAAGTTACGCTCGGTAGGTTGGCTTATATTAACGCCATTAAGGACTGTGCGATAAGCTTTAACACCTTTGACGGCATACTTAATACTCTTCCCTTCCGCTAGGTTAACTCCTTGGGCATTGTAAGCCCCTATCTCTCCCCAGTTAACTCCGTGAGGAGAGTTGATTGTTGATACACGTATGTAACGTACTTTTCCTTCCAGTACCCCTGTGTCCACCTTGGTTTCGTAGAACGTACCGTAATCCAGTGCTTGATAAAGGTACTCACCCTTTGCTAGCGTTACGTCTGCCTTAAGAGAGTCTACATCTCGTGTAGATGCGTAAACAGATACGTCCGTTTCTTTACCTTTAGAGATAAGTTGGGCGACGCTCTCTGAACCCTTAACAGTAATGTTATTGGCTGTGAAAGACCCGTTATACGAAGGTCTACCTGTTCCAAAAGCCCCTGCTAGAACATTAGTGCCATCTAGCAAGCTATCGTTTGTGATAAACAGCTCCTTCTCTTCTGCCCCATTAAGGTACTCCCCTAATGTAAATGTTGCTTGTGTGTAGTTTTCCAGCCCGTGAAGGTACTCCGATATTGTAGTGTTCATACCTGCTTTTATCTTAGATAGCCCATCATATATTGTAGCACCCTCTCCCCTTCCATAATCAGAAGTGAGGTGTACAATTACGCCTGCTGGTTTATGTTTATCTATAAGAGCCATTACCTCGGCGTAATCAAAAGGTCTATCTATATGGATATCTATAACAGCATACCTATAGTAGTGTCCTTGTAAGTGGTCAAGCCCGTCTAGGTCTGAGCGGTTCAGGTGGAATATGTTCCTAAACGGTTCGTAAATAAATATATCTGTGTCGCTATCTCCGAAGTAACCTTCTAACACGTCTACCAACGCAGGGATTGTAGACCTTAATTGCGTGAGGTATTTTAATAACCTAGCTCGATAGTCCTCGTCTTCTTCGTTTGCTTTGCGGGGTAACCCTACATTGTTTCCCCATATATCTAAGTACTCTCCTGTTGCTGTAGCAATGTAGCTCTGTTGCTTTGATGCCTTGAGGTCTACCTCTGCAACTGTTAGCATCTTTTCGATACTGGATACTACTGCGGAGTGCATATCCGCTTGTGCTACAGGTTTAGTTACTGTTCGCCACGTTGGAGGTAAAAAGCGAGAAAATAATCCTCGCTCGTCCCTATCTGCATCGTTATAGCCTTTCACATTTTTCAGCTCCTATCTATATGTAATGTCTATCTTACCTGCTCGTATTAGCTCGTTATTCTGTGTGGTAATGTTCCCGCTTGGTGACATGATAGCGCAGTCATAGATATTGATATCGTCGTAATTCATAATCGCCTGTGTAAGGTCTGCTAAGATGAGATTACGTGGCATTGCAAAACCGTTAAGGTACGACTCTACAAAACTAGTTAAGTCACTTTTATACCTGTCAGTTAGCACTCCTGAGTCGTTCATGATGATTGTGAGTGTGATGTCTAACTTAATCTTATTAACCGGTAGCACAAGTAGCTCGATGCCAGCAGGTCTATAATTCTCTTCTGCCTTTATAACTTCTTCTCTAATATCATCGGGGAGGTCGCCATTACTGTCATGACAATAGACGTAAGCAATACCTACCTTTTCATCTACGAACACGCCTGTTATCTCAGGGACTGTGTATGCGCCGTATTTAAGTGACTGCTTTGTGCCTCGCCCAATAGCCTCGATGAACAGTTGGAAACGGTGTTTCGCTTGTTCATACGTCTCAGCTTCCCTACCTGTAAGGAATGCGTCATCATTAGTAGCTCCTGAGAAGTTTCTAATACCTGTGTCCATAATCGTTATCTTGTTTGCGGGGATGTTCCCTACTAACCCTTCTTCCGTACATACTACCCGGATTGTGTATACTCGTACGTTTGCGGGAATGTAGTAGTCTACTGGTGCTTGGTATGTTGTTGTGTACAGCGGGTCACTACTTCTAAAAGTGGTACCTCTAGCAATTAATGTCGGTGTGTCCATCTCAGAGTAAAGTGATATTGTCAAGTCACCATAAGCTCGTTGGGCGGGGCGTGTCTCAAAGCCAAAAGCGCTTATAAGACCTTCCTCGATACCCGTCTCGATGTTTTCTGCTGTTAACATGTATAACGCTTCTAATTCAATAGAGTACGCATCATACATTGCTCGTATAGCAGAACCTACCGTAAAATCAGTCACTTTACTTGTTACTGCGTTAGTGTAATCCATCATTCGTGATAGTATTTCTGTTTGTGGTCTAATTCTCACAGTTTCTCCTCCTATTTAAGCTGTATGCTTCCCGTACTGTTCATGTTTAGCACTAGCGATACTTGCTCTTCAGCGTTAATTGGTGTTACGTTTATGGTACAGCTAAAGTTATCTGTCTCAATCATTGTTTTCGCTACTTCTACTTTTTGGATGCGTGGGTCCCCTAGAAGTACTCTTTCTACTTCTGTGCGGATGAGGTAACCAACGGCTACAGTATTTGTCTTTCCTAGATATGTTACGAGGTCATTTCCAAACTCGGGGTGTAACGGTAAAGTACCTTTACGAGTCGCAAGGCGTGTATAGATAGCTTGTGTGAGGTTATCATAACCTGCAACCGTATCTAATATATTACCCTTCTCATTAAGTGCAAATACCTCATCTGAGCCTCCTCGTGTCCACATGTCCGTTAGGTCTGATGTGATGTTGAGGTCTGCACCCATTGCGTAATTTGTCACTAAGTTTCTCTCGTTGTAGCCTACTTTAACCGTTTCTATAACAGTACCATCAACTATCGGAATTGTCAAGACATCTCCAATTGTTAGTACCGTGGTCCTACCTTCTTTATCCTCGTTACTTGGAACAAGGTAAGGGTATTTAAGTTGGTTGAACTTTACAAGGTCTACCCATTGGGATTGGTCGCCTATTATATGTTGAGCGATTGACTGCATTGTGTCACCTTGGCATATCACGTATTGTTTATAGCGCACTGATGACACCTCCTAGGACAGATATAGAGTACAACGTATCAGTCTCCATCTCCCTGTACTTCTCGATTAACAGGCTATTTTCTCTTTCCCCGCCAAGAACCTCAAGAACGTAATTAAGATTAGCATGGAATACATGAGCGTCGCCTTTTGTAATATCTTTTGCCCAAAGAGGTTCGTTGTCTATCGCATACAGTACCGCAAACGATTCTAGCAATACCATGTGCATTAATAAATAAACCCTTGGTTGTGTGTACCTACGTTTATTGTTTTTAATCGCTAACAAAAACTCACTTGTTAGTTGCTCCTGTGTGGGTGTGAATGTGCCGTTGTTTAGTAGGTTCTGGACTTTCTTAGCTAGCTCAGATACCCTATAAACAGGTGTGTATAGTTTTGATTCAGGGTACACCGTGTTGTCCAATGAAGGTAGCACAATGGTCCTATCTGGGTTTATCTCTACCGTGTTCATGAGGTTTATTACGCCCCTTGGCTGTATTAGCTCCATCTACTTAACCTCCAAATTTCCTGACATACGTGCGACTCCTGCTTTACTCTTGGCGCTAACCGTTCCTGCTGTGTAACCTGTTGCTCTTTCTGTGGCGCTAAATGCGTCCTTCTTGTTAGTATCTAACGCTGTTACTTCTGCGCTTACTAGGCTAACTGCGGACTTAGATACCTCTCGGAGCACAATAAGGTTAATCTCGTAAGTGTACAGCAATGGTTTTTCTACGTCTCGTTTAATGATAAATCCTTCCGGGGCTAAATGGACAACGTATGCTTCCTCGTCCGTCAGATTATAAAATAGTAAGGCGTTTTGAGGCGCCCTACCGAAGCTTGCTCTTTTGTTTCCGTAGTCCTCAAGAAAGGCTTTTAACTGGGTCATGAAAGTGTACCCTTTCCCGTTAAAGTACCCTGTTGTTCCCGAGAACTTGATAACAGGTAACCCACTGTTAAAATCCTCTATAACTACAGCATTCTGTGTCTTAGTAACAGTGGAGCGCTGAGGTCTTGTGAAAGTGTACTCTGTAGGGTTTAGCCTGAATGAATATGCCTTTGTTGTTCCGTCTATTCGGAATTGAAATCTCTTAAGATTGTTCTTGCCGTCAGATTGCGTCACGGTTCGTCACTCCTTTACTTATAATATAAACTAATCTGCTATCGGTTCGTTACTTAACACTTAACCACTCTGCCTTAATGTGCCAAACATCTGTACTTAAGTAGTTATCCCCTACCGCGCTTGTAAGTATAATGTCTCCGTTTAAACTTACTGTGAATACACCTGTTTTTCCATCGCTTGTTATAGCTGTGGAAGGGAAAGGGTACTGCCCAATAACGTTAACAGGTAAGGTTGTTATGACCGTATTAGCACTTGTTATATTTGTTGCTTTTATCTGTACGTAGGTAACGCCCTCTCTCTGTCTATAGACTGATATGAACGAGGGTTCGTTTGTAGTGGGTACCTGTAGCTGTAGGGGTTTCCATCCTGTGTCATCTTTTTTGTTTATTACGTTTAGTCTGTCCTTCAACGTAGGGTATGTCCCTCGTGCATCCACAACTTCTTTGCTTGTGTTTGTGTAACCAGTGTTCCTTATTGCTTGCGCTTCTCTAAACACTTTAGTAGTTGCCTCTTCCGCTACAAACCTATCGTTTAGGGAGTTGAACGTTCCGTGACCGTCTGACACGTCCCTAGCTACCTCTTCAAAGCCTTTGTTAAGCTCTAACTGCGCCTCTCTAAATTGAACATACCCGGCGATAAACTGAGGGTAGGTAGTGTTTACAAACTCATGGTACTCGCCAGATAGTTTGTTTAGCTTTTTGCGGAGGTCAGGTAGCACAACACCGTCTAGACGTTTTAATGTGGCTTGCATTTCTTTATACGTTTGGATATCAAACCCATCTATCTGTGAGATAAAGTGGTCAACCGTCTCTTTCATTTCAGCGAACTCTTCTGTGTAACTATCCACAAGTTGCTGTATTGTGAGTGCGATAGATATACCGTCAATCTCAGCACCATCTTTACCCATTGTTAAGGTGTGACCGCCAAAACTTAATGTTGGGACGCCGTCCTTGATTCCTATCTCCGCAGTTTTAGCTTTTGTGTTGTCTAAGTTGTCTAGGTTGTACTGAAATAGAATCGTCTTTTCGTCAACAATTCTAAAGCTTGACTTCTCAGGAAGGTCTGCGTTAAACCGTGACATGGTAAACGAGCTATCAGTATCCCATAAGGCGTTTATAATGTCCCTATCATATGTTCCTCTATGTGTCAAGAACATTTGAGGTTTTTCTGTATTTGTAGGGTCAATAGGTAAGCCATTAGGTAGTACCCCCGGGTTTATGTTGTACTCATCCGTTATGTCTGTGTATTGCAAGGTAGGTGTAGTTGACCTTACAGCAAAGGCAGTACGTCCCGGAAAAGTATGAGTGTGGTCTCCATTACCTGCTGTGTATTCCATTGTCTGGTAAGGGTACACTTTGCTGTACGCTAAAGCTCCTTGAAGCAGGTCACCCGACTCCGGGTCTCCTGATATTGCTTGGAAGGGCGCAATGTTGCTAGCTGTTGCGTTGTCTTTATATATATTAACCACGATAGGGTTGTCCTTTAGACCATCAACAAAACCAATGAGGACAGTATCGCCCTCGGTTATAGGTATAAAGTCACCATATGGTTTACCGTTTGATAAGCTACCCCCAAAAGTTACGGGTAGCCTTGCGGATAACTTACCTCTCGTTGCTGTGGGCTTAACTAGGCTGTCTGCGTTCTTGGTTGTAACTACGTCTACAGTATTGTATTGATAGTTAACCTTAACAACTGTGGCGAAGACGAGGGAGTTCATGTCCTTGGCTTCGTCATACACAGGCTTGAACTCTCGTCCAAGACTAGTCTGGTATCTCTTTCCTGTCAGTTTTATGTTGTGTCCCATAATGTCCTCCTATTTGTTTCTAGGTCTTCTTACTGTTCCGTTATATACACCCATCCAGTAAGCGCTGGTGATTGGTTTTAGCTGTATACCTGAGTTAGTTGTTGTGTCGCTTGCGTTTCCATTACCGTTACTTCCATAGAAGTAGTGTACGCCTTTATCGTCCTTACCTGCGTAAATACCTACATGCGAATCTCTTCCTCCTGTATCGAAGAAGATAATGTCACCTAGAGATGCTTTGGCTAAGGTTCCGTTTTTGGCAGATGTGGTTGATGAGGAGCCTCCGTCTAGCTTGGCTACTGTTATTAACTTGCTAGTTGCTACTTGCCCCCATGTCGTGCTTACAGCGTCGCCCTCAGTCCAACCCTTGACTCCTGCGTGGTAGTATACCCAACCGGTAAACGCCGAGCAATCAATCTCTATAGTTACTAGATTAGGTGCCTTAAACGGGTCAGATGAATGTCCTCCCCCTAAGACGTACTTGGTAGTCCTTGTAATATATTTCTTACATAGAGCGATGATAGACGCCCCGTCTCCGTTAATACTTCCACCTAGCTCACCACCCGGGTTAGGTTCTCCTCCGGGTTCGTCTTCTGGTTTACCTTTACCAACAGAAGCGTATAGCTCATTGATGTCAGCTTCTCCAAACAGACCACCTGTGAAATCTTTGCTTTTATAGTGGTGCTCGAATCTATCTTTGGACATTGGCAACCCTCGTGTAACCCCTAGAATAGTTGAGTACCCTGCATCAAAGCTAAAGTCATGCGCTACTGATTCGATGTAATATTCCCAAGCATTATCTGTTATCTCATCATACCACTGTAGGCGTCCTCCTACTCTATACTCAGGGTTTCCCATCACTCGGAAATCTCCTGAGTAATAGCTTGGATTATCAGCGTACCAGTTAAATAAGTACTTAGAGTATTTGCCTAAGCGCTCCTTGTTTCCGTCTGCTACGTCTTGCTGAATATCGTCTTCGTTCACGGGTGCGTTTTCGTCCACTTCCTCTTCGGTAGTCTCTTTAGCGGTTGCTCGTGTTGCCTTACCTGAATCTTTGCTTGGAGGGAACAATGAGTAATACTGCGCCATTAAAGTGGCAATACTCTTATCCCAAACAGGGTCAGTTGCGTACTCATGTGAGCCCTTATTATGTCTCATAGTGTAGAGTGTTTCTTGCCCTACATCGAAGAAGTTTTTACGAATCCATACCGCCCCGTTAATCAACCCACTCTCCATATCAGAGTTACCATACTTGTAAGCGTTATCTGGGTTTGTATCGAAGGCGCCGATACCAAAAAAGTTACCTGCTCTTGCGTACGCAGACGTTCCCCACGCTGACTCTATGCTGGCATGTGCAAGAATATAAACAGGGTTAAGTCCGCTCTTCTCTCCTGCCTTAATCAAGTACTCTGGGTGCTTGTAGAAAGGTGAATCTTTCCTAACAGTACCTATATACTTCTTAAGGTTTTCTGCTGTTACTCCTTGTCTGTCTGTCCAAGCAAGTGTTGCTTTTCTTATCTGGTCCACGTCGGCAGATGATATCGAAGCATAGTCTGTGGTGATTGACGAGTCAGACGTACCTGTTTCAGTAGTGGCGTCCTTTGTCTGGAAAATATACCTGTTCTCTACTTGTAACATAGAATAACCATATTTACCTGTTAGTTCTTCTGCGTATTGCGGTTTGTTACCTAGCGTTGTCCCACTAAAAATAACGTTTGAAGGTATGCTTACAGAGAATATTGAGTAGGCTTCCGCATCTGTACGCATCAAGTTCTTCTCAATGATGTTCTTCGCATTAATTTTGTAGGTATCTAGAACTTCCCAATTAGGTTTCTCAAAAGGTGTAGGTCGCATATACAACTTACATGTTCCTTTTGGTGTAAAGTCGTGATAGAACTCGTTAAAAGGTTTTGCTTGTGCATCCGTTATTAACTGTCTTAAACTTCCTTCAAAGCTAACATAAGGTGTGGCATCTGTCAAGTATTCGTCCTCGTGACTCTTTAAGTCGTACTCGATAAGGTCCTTAAGTGCCCGCTTGTCCTTACCTACTTTGTAGTCAGTGTACGTAAACGCAAAGTAGTCTATAACTTGTTTAACGACCTCTGATGCCTTTTTACCATTAAACACAATACCATTATCAATAATCGTAGTAAACCACCCAGTAGATGCGGATAGTACACCCGATATCTCTTGTAGTGTTCCTAGTTTTTGTTGCATGATGGCTTTCATCATAGACAGCCCGTTTATTTGATAAACAATACTATCATCCGAGAAGGTAGCAATCTCTTTTACCTCTGATATTAGCCCTACCATGATGACAGGGTTTGATACATCTGATACCGAGTTGTGCACTTTGATATTTACGACATCGTTTGGTTGTAATCTTTCGTCCCACCGTACCGTACCTGCTAATACAAGGCTGAACGTTGCTGAGTCTGCATTAGTGTCATTTTGTGTGGCAAAGCTAATAAGTGCGTTAGAGATGTTTGCGTCTGTCGTTCCCGTTGCGTTCTTTGTCTCTTGTGCTGTGTATGCACCTTTTCCTAGCGTGTGCTTTAATGTGAACGTGTTCTCCGTTGTGCGGAAAGTTATCTCCGCAACTGGGGCACGTAAGTGATTATCTTCTTGCATTACTTATCGCCTCCGTTACTCTATTCCTCTATTATACCATAATTATAGCCCCTAATACGAAGAAAAGACACCCTTTCGGATGTCTACGACTTCGCTCTCTCGTTCCCATTAGGGAGACTTGCACCAAAAGAGTTGTTAATCTTCTCAACTGTCTTGTCTATATCAGCTATTGTGCTGACACTACCTGCGTGAGTAACTTTAATCTCGCCCTTAACGTCAGAGCTCGATTTAGATGAGCTTGAGTTGTTAGTAGTTGTTGACTTGTAGTCTGACATGTCTAGTGTCTTAGCAGTTGCTGTGTTAGTTGTAGCAGAGTTGTTGCTAGAAGATGTCTTGGCGATGCTAGCTGACTCCTTAGAAGAGCTATCAGAAGATGTTGTTGAGCTCCTCTTGTCTAGCATCTTGTCCCAACTACGGACGACTGACTCTTCCTTGCTAAGATTGACTGAGCGTTCTTTTTCGGTTGCTGAGCGTTTTTCTACTGTAGAGGAATCTGACTTAGCTGTTGCTGAGTCCCCTTTACTTCCTGCCCAATTACCGATTTTACCGCCAGCCCATCCACCTAGCTTCTCTCCTGCCCAACCACCAATAGCTCCACCTGCAATGGTACCTAATGGTCCAAGTAGCGAACCTAAGGCACCACCTGCGAGTGTTCCTGCTACAGAGCCTGCCGTGGAGCCTATAGTTTTACCTTTGGCTGAGGCTTTATCCTGCTTACTCAAAGACTCGTCGCTATTTATACTGGATAGTTGACCGCCCATCTGGATGGCACTCATCCCCATGAGAACACCACCGACACCCGGTATAGCCTTACCAGCTTTCCCTAGCAACCCACCTGCTTTACCAAGTGCGCCTCCTGCAACCTTACCTGCCTTGCCAATAGCTCCGCCTGCTTTACTTCCTGCAACATAGGTACCAAGAGAGGACGCTCCTTTTCCTACAGAAGAGTTGGCTATGGTTGTCATAGTTTTACTGTTTTTTACAGTATCACCAGCCCTACCAAAGAGACCACCTGCTTTCTCTTTCCATGAGCCTCCGAGACCTCCGACTAAGGTAGCGCCTCCTGCTCCGCCCCCTCCAAAGGGACCCATTCCTCCACCTTTACCTCCGTGGCGGGAACTTCTTGTAGCTCCTTTACTTGCTAGTCCCCTTATACCTCCTGCACCCCACATTGATGCTTGTGCAGTACTAAAGGCTAGTGCTAGCGCTCCTGTTGCCTTGATAAGTACACCAAAGCCTGTGTATAGGAACGGTGTAACGTTAGCGAGGTTCTTAAGACCTGTCGTAGCGTCGTTGGCGGCAGTCGCTTGCTTGTCCATACCTGCGCTGAACTTGTTCTCTGTTGCCATGTCAGAAGCTTCATATCCTGTGATATTCTTCTCAGCCTCTGTCTTACCTTTAGAGCGTAACTCTTTTAGATGCTCGTCAGAGAATCCGTTCTTGAATGTGCCCTTCTCGCTTTGCTCCATCATCCACTGAGCTTGGTCGTTACCCATCTTACCCAGCCCCATATTGTCCATGGCTGTTGACCACGAACCAATCTTAGACTCTTTTGAGCCGTCGCCTTGGTCTATTAGGGTTCCTGCGTAGTTTGTCATGGCTCCTAAAACATGCTCACTTTGGATACCTTCGTTAAGGTCGTAAGCCATCTGACCAGTACCTTGTAGCGTATTGCTATATCGTTCAGGGTCGCTCATCTGTAACGCAGTACGAACATATTGGTTTCCCATCCCCGCCTTAATACCGGAGTCTATCCCGTTAAGGAAATTGGCTCCTTGCTCGCCTTTCATCGTTGAGCTACCTGTTTCTGCGATTGATGCTTGGAATGCTGATACACGGGTAATGTCCTTGTCTGAAAGGTCTTGGTTATTACCCATCACACCAATCATGTTTTGTAAGGCGGTTAATTGTTCTTTTCCTTGCCCTACTAAACCAGACTGTTTAAGCCCTCCTAGGAACGCTTGTTCAAGGTTCTTGATACTTTGGTTGTCAAAGCCACCAGAATGCTCTGCTGTGGTCGCTATGGCGCTTGTAACGAGGTCTGAGGATAAACCAGTGCTTCGTTTCATGAGACCGCTTGATTCTGTTGCTTTGCTTAGGTCATCTGCGCCTTGGTAACCTGCGTAGTTCATGTATGAATCTTGCATACCCATTAAGTCGGTACCGCTTATCCCTAGACGTTTGTTAACACCCATCGCCTCAGTACGTTTACGCAAGTTGTTATAGTTAAAGTCGCCCGTTTGTGTTCCGATTGACTCTACGTTCTCTTGCATACCTTGTTTGAGTGTGCCACCTCGGGAGATAGTCCCGCCAATAACACCTGCGGTAACTCCCATCATTCCCATGGCAATTGCAGGCGCTCTCTCGTACATTGAGTACCCTGCTGTTCCTCTGTCAGGCTTAACCTGCTTGATGTTCTTTAACGACTGCGTGGATTTGTTTATCGTCGCTTCCACACCATCAAGTTGGCGTTCCCACTCCTTGAGTGATTTTATCTGTGACTCGAGGTGCTTATTTGTTTCTACAATAGCAGACTGCTCTTTCTTATCTGCTTTGCTTCTGGTAGGTTTAGCTGATAGCTGGGAGTAACGGTCACTGTTTTTCTTATACTGGTCCTGCTTACCTGTTATCTCTTTTTGGTTGTCTGCTCTGCTGTCCATAAAACCTTGTAGCGTTTTCTGGGAGCTTCGGTGCTTATTGACGTCTACAGCATTGACGTAGGGGTTATTTTCAAACTTGTCAGTTAACGACTGGCTCCTATTCATCTCTCGTCTTAAGGCAGATTTACGTGCTCTGTGTTGAGAGTTAAAACCTGCCATCGCATCATCACCTAGTGTACGAGTGTTACCTACTTTACCTGTGAAGTTAGCGCTTGCTTTAAAATCTGCACTTGGCTTAACACCGAGTTTAGATACTGAGCCCGAAGATGCCTTGTTGACCTGCTCAATAGCCTTAGCTAAATCGTTATAGTCTTTGGACATCTCTCGCATACCTTGAGTGTTCCCTGATTTACCTAGAGTAGACATTGCTTTGTTAGAGTTCTTCTCAAGCTGTTTAACAGTGGCGTTAGCTTCGTCTAACATCCTGAGGTAGTTTGTCATGTCTTTTTGACTTACCACCCCGTTGTTGTTCGTCCCCTTCTGTGTTACTTTTTCAAGGGCTTGTTTAACTTGGCTGACTTGTTGCATCGCCTTGTCTATCTCTAGGTTAACCTCAACATCATATATGTTTTTTGCCAATAGTTCTCACCTCCTCTTAGTCTATCGTTACGAACCCATCGTCCTCATCAAGCTTCGCTATATTGTTGAGTAGTTCATCGCTCGGGAGGTAAGGTTGCTGTTCTCCTCCACCAGAATCCTCTATAATGAGCTCATCTGGCGTTTTGTTAGCTCTATCTAGCCTCTGTGCATCTGCCAGCGCCTCTTGGTACTTGCTTTGGATAGCCTCTCGTGCCTCTATCTCCCTAATACTTTCAGCATCCTCTTCGATACCTTCTACTGCGTCTTGAGCCATTTCTATCTTAGCCTGTATAATTTCTTTGTCGTTCTCATCAAGGAAATTTGCATAAGCAACGGCAAGAACTTCTTTTTCCTCTTCACTTGCAACTTGGAAATCTTCGCCCGTATAATCAAACTCAGTATCGTAAGATGAAGGTCCTGACGCCTCTGTGCCTTTCTTAAATCTCTCGAGCTCTCTTTGGTCCTCTTTCATGCTGTGCAGTATAAAGTTTATCTGCGGGGTGCTGAGCGCTTTGAAGGCAGGGTCTGTGGGTAGGACATTGAATTTATCCATGATACGCCACAGGTTCCTCCCATAATTAGTGGTGACAAGTACCTCTGTTCCACCGGCATCTGTTATATCAGAATCGAAATCGGTTCATCCACTGGGAGATGTCCACGCCCACTTTGTAGGCAATGTCCTCTCGTCCCATTTTATCTAACTGTAACACTTCTGGTACGTCAATACCACAGACGTCTAAGTGAGCTAAAGCATCATAAGCTGTTATGACTGCTGGGGGTTGCTGAACTGTTGTTCCATAAAGTATCTCTTCTCTGACGGCGTTAATACGTGCCCTCTCTCTTAAGGTAGGGTATCGCATCTTAACTTTTATATGTAGGTCTAACTCGTCAAAGTCATAACTCTTCTCAAAGGTATCATTTTTACCTAACACCAATTTTTCAATCTGCTCCTCTTGTTGTTCTTCCCTGCTTGTCTTTACTTGTTCTTCTGACATGAACTCACTCCTCTTAGTATAATATAACTCTATTATAACACATAATGAGCAACAAAAAAGCCTACCTTTTCAGGTAAGCTTAGGTGTGTTACATTGACGCCTTTGTTGCAGATGTAGTTAAGAACTTAAATTGCGCTTCATCACTTGAAATCTCGTTCGCTGTGATTGTAAAGTTGTATGAGAGAATAGAGCAACCTAAGTATGCTTCTACGATTTCACCATTACTTGCGCCTGTTTTACCGTCTTTATGTCCCATAACGAGGATGTTGATGATATCTCGTCTTAGAACTTCTTCGCCTAGTGAGCCGAATCCTGATTTCTCAATATCTTCTCTTCGTAAGCGGAAACGGTTGACTGTCAAGGTACCATCGTATTTAAGGTACACGTGCTCTTGGGGCATGATAGAGCCAATCTCGTATACTCCTTCTGTACCAAATGAGCGTTCTGCTTGTAGTGATTGTGCACGACCGATAGGTGTGTTACCAATCGTGATGTATATAGTATTACCCGTATGCACGGATTGTTTAGCTTGACTTGCCATCGTTGGGTCACTCCTTTATGTTTTTTATTAATGGAAAGGCGTATCTCTACGCCTCAATTGCCTGTGCTTCATAAACGATACCAACTGAGATGTGGTTCAATCCACGTGCTGGCATTACTACGAACGTGATATCTGCTCTGTCCTCGAAGATAACAACTGAGATGTTGTTAGCATCGTAGTCCTGAATCTCGCCTGCGTTTTTCTTAGATAGCAAGAACGCTTGGATTTCCATCTTGATGGCAGATGCAGAAGATACAAGAGTTTTTGTTCCAATAAATTTCTTATCGAATAACTCAGTAAGTTCCATACCTAGGAAGTCAGTTTCTTCTCCCAATGCCATCTCTGAACGGACAGGGTTGTCAGGTGTGTTAGCAGTCGTTACGTTTGATACAAGTCGGAATGTGCTTCCTGTGTTGTAACGTGCTTTCTCAGCGCATATAACACCCGCAGAAGTTAAACTATCTAACTGGTCTGATGTTAACTTACGTGTCAAGCTTGCTACCTTGATATCCTTAAACGTTACGGGCTCTGCAATAGGTAAACCTGATGCTAGACCTGCGATAAACGCTGTTGCCATGTACGCTGGTTGTACGACTGTACGTCCATCTCCCATACGAACCTCTGCATCAAAGCCTGCTAATGCAACTCGTGGGTTGTTTAACGACTCTTGACGTGCTACAGTTTGTGCGTATGTTTCACCTTTAGCGCCACCTACGATTGCTCGTAACGGGAAGCCAGCCTCTGTTTGCTCATTGACAAATGAACCTAACTCTGAGTGGATAGATGCTTCTGGTGTTAAAGCTACTACGTAGTACGCTCGTGGTGAGTCGTCTAACGCAAGCAACTGGAACCTGTCAGCCCATGAGGTCGGTACCACTCCGTTAGAGCCACCGATTAAGGCTGTCTCTGGGAAGTTAACTAACGCCTCCTCTGTGTCGTTTAACTGTACGTCAATGATAGCGCTAAACTCAGTTTGTCGTAAGATATCACCAACTAGTGACTTAACAACGTAGGCTGTCTTGATGTTTATGTCAGAAACTTCATCTAAATACTTAGATTTGATGTTCTTGTCGCCGTAACCGATGTACGAAGCTGTGAATCCTTCATGGGCATTGATGTCTGCGATAAGCTGACTGATTGTTCCGTAACCGCCACCTTCTTTAAGTGGGTAACGCATTACTTCTACCGTAGCTTCGGAAGGACCTGCTTTAATTACCATTTCCCCGTCTGCGATAGTTACTGTAGCTCCACCTTCTACCCCTGTATATTGCAAGTTAAAGATGTTTCCTAAGTGGTCATAAACCTCACCTGTGTTGCCTTGTTTAAACGATAATCGCTTACTCTTTGTTAGCTTGTTATCTTCTAGTGAGATACGGATGTTGTTAGCGCCTGCACCATACAAGTTAGAAACAAAATCAAAAGGTCCTCGTGTCAACTTAGCTTGTGTTGCTTCTTCTACACGCATAGCGTAGATTGTGCCTGCACCGTTGTTAGTTGTTGATGGGTCCCATGCCATCTCGATAAAATCTAATAACTCCCCGCCTTGGAAAATGCTACGTGCTTGTGAGTAAGATGATAGACTATAAAGAACTCCCGGTTTACCTCCGTTTGCTGAACCGAATACGACAAGTGCTTTGTCAGACGGTGCGCTCGTAGAACCGATTTTGCTGTCATCAATCGTTACAGTTGTGTGTGGGCGTGATGTTTTGTTGTTTGGGTATACAATAAGTGCCATGTGTTATTTTCTCCTCTCTATTTAGGCTAAGTAAGCCTCTAGTCGTGCTACTAACTCATCTTCTTGCAAGAAGTAACGCTGTCCTTTTAAGGATGCTTTAAAACCTGCTTGCTTGATTGCGGTGAACTCCGGGAACACTGCGATTGCACTTTGTATAAATACATCTGCATCTGTGTAGCTTATGGGCTCTCTTTGTGTTTCTTTTTCCTCTAATGTATCACTTTTTTCTGCCATTAGGCTTAGCCTCCTCATGTAAGTATAGTTTGTTAATCTGGTGTATATTATCCTCATCCCAGCCGTAAGTTACCTCATAGTTTAGATGTATCTCTCTCGCATAAAGGATGTTTGGGCTTTCTGGAATAAGGTCCTCATCAATCGGTCCTATCGCTCCTGCGCTAATCTTTGGTATCATGTAGTTATATGTTTCCTCAGGAGAGCTTCGCATTAGGATGAGGCACGCTCTGATTAACAAGTCTAGACAGATAATCGTGTCCATGTTATTTGATATAATAACAATCTGTACGTCCTCTGTCATCGAGAAGCCTTTAATAACACCTGCTACTTTATTGTTTGTTGTACTTGTGTAAGTAACAGTTATGTGCTTACCCATTATCCTATCAATAAGTACAGGAGGTAACGTAAGTGTTATTACGTTGTCTTCCCAGCTTATATGCTCCTCTCCAATAGCTAGAGAGGGTATAGAGGGGTAAACGTCCCTTGTGATGCTTTTAGACGTTGTGAGGGTAACTGTACGACCTCCTGTGTGTACAACAAGGACATCCTCACTAATGAGGTCGCCCTGCCGTGCCTCGTAGATGGAGGTCATATTACCTATATCTGGGTTAGTTTCCTCTGACTCACCTAAACCTACATAAATGGCGCAGTTGATATCCTGTGGCGTTTGTGGGTAGGATAAGCTGACGGGTATTTTACGTCCGTCTTTTGTGCGTTTTCCGTCACCGTCATAGGCAGAACCATATACTCTAATAAAGTCCTCAAGGATTTCACTAGGTAGCCCTTTTAACAGGTCTCTTATAATATAAGTATTGTTGAGTAGTAGTGACATTCTTTCTTCTATTGCACCTTTTACATATGTTACTGTTGTAGGGAACATCTAGTTACCTCCTTATAAATTCTTCATATTATGCTTCAACAAATTGTCTATGTTTCTTTGCATCGTCTTTGACGTGTTGGCAGAGCTAAGGTTTTTCCTGCCCACAATCCAAGAACCCTTAGGAGATTTATTACTTACTCGCCTAAATGCAACATAGCTTGTTCTTCTCCCTGTAGCTGACTTCGTAGCTGTTACATTACTTGCTACAGGTTTGTGGTTTAAGGAGGATAACGTCCCTACGTTCCTTCCAGTATTAAGTGACTGTATCGTTCTAGTTGCCGTAGACGATGGTCCAAGGTCTTTAAACGTTGAGTTTAACTCGTCATATGTTTTCCTCTTGACTTTTCTAGCTTTAAGTTGTATGGGTACGTTTATGTACCAACCACCTTTATTTTTCCCACTCTTAGTAATTTTACGTTTAGGGCTTCTAGCAAAGTATGGTTTAAGGTCAACAACCCCTGCTTTTATCATACGTTTCTCCGTTACTTTTAGGTAGTTAGGTTTCACAACTTCTACCTTAACGTCAGGAGACTTTGATATAGCGTTAGCTAGGTTTGACGTCATGCTAGACTCGAACGTCTTTTTAGCACTCTTAAGAGTACCTGACGGGTTAGAGAACAGCTTTGGTTTTCTTCCTCTTGCCATAGCGCTACGCCCTATCTACACTAAAGAATCCGCCTAATTCTTCTGCTATTGTAGGTTTAGGGTCTAACGTTATATCCGTAGCTACGTCGGTTCTGTTTAATATCGAAGGTATGTACATATCTTCCCTTCTAATCAAAAGCTTCCTAGGGAGCTGTTGTACTTCCCTGCCTTGTGTCTTACGTGCCTCTTTAGGGTACTGCATACGGTTGTCTCTTAAGATATCAACACAGTAGTATCGCTGTACGACAAGCATGTTGATTGAGACGTACATACCTACCATGTCCTGAGATGGTTTAAAGAGGTTGTTATCAAGGTCAAAGTCAAAGTCCTCAATACCGCTCTTTCCTTCGATATCCTTATCTAAAAATACACCTGTTATTTTTATGACATCATATCGTAAGCTTATTCCATGGGTGACATCACGAGGTGTCACTTTTACCATTACTGATTGCTGGACATTTGAGTCTACTACAACAAGTCTGTCACGGTAAGTGACAAGGTCTGTTCTAGTAGTTGTTAGTATAGCGTTACCTGTTGCGATAACCCCTATCTTACTGTTTCCGTACCCATCTGCCATAGACTGCAATAGCCCTTGTATAGGTACAGGAGGCAAGAATGCAAAGCCTGCTCCTAGACATACCGGGCAGTCCTGTTTAGGGTTATCCGTATCTGCGTTTCTACAGGGGCATAGATAAGACTTTTCCCATTCCATAGCGTAGCCGTGGTCAACAATGTGGTTGTCTATCTTGTTAATCGTAAATACTCGTTTACTATGGGGGCTCCTATTAGGGGCTGTATCGTAGTTAGCCATCTTCCCACCTCCTTAAATAATACCTATGTTGATTGCGTAGTAGGCTTTAAGACCTGACTCTAGTTTTTGGACGTCTTGGTTTAGTTGTAAAATATCTGCTGACGCTCCGCCGTACATTGCTGATTGAGTTGTATCAATACGTTCCATGATGCCATCAATGTCTAATGTAGATGAGGCAATACCGGGTCCTATAATCAAACGACCCCATACTTCGAGAACGTGGATTGCAGAGGCTTTTAATATCAAGAATAGTAAATCTGGGTGCATCTCCCATTCACGGGATACGCCTAATCTTTCTGGCGGTAACAACCCTGCGACGTAACCTACTTTAAATCTTTGTGATGAGTAGTTTTGTCGTCCTGTTTCATAGGGGGAATACCCTCCGAAGAAGGATAGTGGCTGTCTTCCATCCATATCGCCATAAGGGTACCTAGTTGTCTGTGTGAGAGCACCTACGGAAGGTTGTATCTCTAGACTACCGCTTAAGCAAGAAACTCGCCACCAGTTGTCTGGGTAGTTTACAGAAACCATGTTGGGTGTCTGTACGTTAAACTGTTCTACTTGCAGTACAGGTCGTTTCCTTAGCTTCAATATGTTGTCTGTTGCATAATAGTCTTTCATCTCTAGCTCCATACGAGGTAATATGCAGATGCTGAGTGTTTTCTCAATGTTGGATACAACTGCGTGTATAGCTGTGTTGTAGTAATCGTCGCCTAGTTCTTCGCCTGTGTTAGGGTCAACAACCGGGATACCAAACATTTGAGCTTTTACTTGGTCCGCTGTGATGCCATAATCCTTTAAGGTCATCTTATCAACAGCATCTATATTAATCCTTTTAGGGTTACCGTCTGTGTAGTGTCCGCCAATCATGTGGTTACCTCCTACTTACTAGTCTTAGCTTTTGTCTTTGGTTTAGGCTTAGTTTCCGCTTTTTCTTTTGGCTTAGGAGCTTCTTTTTTAGGCTCTGGTTTTTCTTCTGTGTGCTCAAAACCATGAACGTGCGCTAAAGACTTCTCGTCCTCTGCCGTTAATCCCGTACAAACTCCGTTTTCATCAATACGTATTACCCCTAAAGCAGATACAATATCCTTGTTTAATAGGTTCTTGTCTGTGTTTTTTAACATTATAGTCACTCCTTCTAAAATTTTTAAAAATAAAAGGAGCATGGTTATCCCATACTCCTTATTATCTTTTCTATGCAGTTCTTTCTACCTGTTGCTTAGAGTACGTTAGTTTTTACGTTCTTAACTTGTACCCAGCGTTTAGGAGCAAACAATGCCAAAGCACCGTACCATAAAACTGTGAAAGTTGTAGAAGCGTTAATACGAGCTAAGTCAACACGAGTCATAGATAACAATTCATATAATGAGATTGTAGAATCTTTTAACTCACCGACAAAGATAGATGACGTTTCTGGGATGACACTGTTAGTATCAACAAATTTCAACACACCTGCCTTTAACTCAGAGAACGGTACTGTACCAATCTTGTAGAAGTTCTCGCCGTTAAGACCTTTACGGTAGATAACAACATGAGAAGGTTGCGCTTGGTATAAAGCTTGAGGTGTGATAGTTAAAGTAATTTCTGATACGTCTTTAGCCACTACTGCTGTGATAGCCTCTGACGGGATAGACTCGCCACCTGTAGAACGTGTAACCACTTTGTACGTGTGTGTTGCGATATCTTCTGGTCGGAAAGTACCTTTACCGTCTGCTACTGCAACTGCTACTTTTGGTTGTGCAGGAGCGTTCACGTTTTGTACTGCTTGTTCACGTAAAATTTGGTCACGGTCCATTACAACTGAGCCGTGCAAGTTAATGTTACCGCTCGCTGATACGAATTGAGATAACCTTACACCTGACTTACCAACATCTGTTGCTTGGATAATGCGTTGACGTCCTAATTGTGAGTTCATGAACTCTGCGTAAACACCAATTGGCATATAAGCATCTGTTGCTGAACCAAAACCACGAGTAACAACTGTTGACGCTTTGTTTAGTAACGTTTCTGACAACGCTTCACCACGTGCATCTAAGATGTTCTCTTTATCAATTAAGTTAGCTAAACCGTCAAACTCTAAACCTAAACCTGCGCCTTGTGCAGACAAGTTAGAGTCACCATAGAACATAGCTTGCTCGATAGTCTGTGCGTTAGTTACCATCGCATCTTCTGTTAACTCAGTCATTGGGTCTACTGTGTTGTTAACTAAACCAGAAGCAATAGATGCTTGTTTAGTAGATGAGATGAACTTCATGCGTAACACTCTACGCTCGATAGTTGGGTCAGACACCACTGCGATATCTAACTCACTTGTAAATGCGCTGTGTCCAGATTGACCACGTTCAGTACGTACTGTGTATTCCTCTACTGTACTGTCTGCTTGACGACGACCAATATCTGTGAATAACGTAAAGTTAGAGTTACCATACGTTAAGTTTTTAAGGTCGTTAGCAAGTGATTGCCTACGTAACGCTTGACCGTTAAATTGGTCAGTACCTCCGTGATTGTAACCTGTTGTCATTGATTTAGATACGATACCGGGTGAGATTTGTTCTAATACTCTCGCTTGTGCTGGCGTTAATTTCTCTTCCATTCTAATAATCTTCCTCTCTCATAGGGGTTTAGTTTTTTTTCACTGTCTCTTATAATATAAGAAGCTTAACAACCTCTCACACTATTGTGTGTTTATTTAGGTAATAAATTACCCATCTTAGCTAAAACGGCGATATCTGCATCCGTACCACGACCTGTTGAGAGGCTCAATGTAGCTCGGCGTAACTCTTCTCGCTCGCTTAATGAAGCAATGTTAGCAACAGCATCAAACAATGCGTAACCTAACTCGGCATACTCATCTTGCGTATACTCTTTATCCTCTTCTTTAGCTTCGTCTGCTTTGTCCTCACCTGCAACAGCGTTATCTTTAGGAATGTCTTCCTCAGCTTCGTCTGCTTTGTCTTCATCGGCAGGGTCTTCGTTTACGTCGGCAGGGTCTACCTCTGACTTAGATATATAATCTAACGACTTACCATCGTATGCGTCTAGTTTGCCTTCTAGTGCGGTTACAGATTTAGCTAATGCTTCAATAGCATCAACTTCTTTAGCTTCCTCTATACTAGCTACACGTTTAGATACGTTCTCAACAGTTCCGATAATCTTATCTACGGACTTGCTTAAGCTCTCTATAAGAGTAATGAGTGTGTCTGCTGATTTAGAAACGTCTTCTTTAACGTCTTCCTTGTCATCTTCAACCTCTTTGTCCTCTTTAGCTTCCTTTTCATCTTCAGCTTTTTCATCTTCTTTAGTTTCATCTGCGTTAACAGACTCTTCTTTATCGGATGCTTCTTTATCTTCTACTGATTCGTCTTTAAGGTCTTCTTGCTTTTCGTCAACTTTAGCTGATTCGTCTTTAGCTACTTCGTCAACTTTAGCTACTTCGTTGTCTTCTGCGTTAGATTTTGCAATTTCTTGCACATCTTCAACAGCTACATCCTCAATTGCTTTAAATCCACCTGCATCTGCTGGTGAAACGTCGGCACCTTTTGAGAGTAAGTCTTTATACTTTTGAGCCATGTGATAAATCCTCCTTCTTACTGTCTAGTAATCGTGATATTGCATCATCTCTGGAACAACCTGTTGATAGTTGTAAAAGTATGATAGCTGTTTCTTCGTCATAACGTTCCTCATTATCTAGTAACTGAGCTATCTCGTCCCAATCTTCTGATTTTGAGATGGTGTCTTTAATTCCATACGTTAAGTCGGTTATCTTTGTTGCTAGTGATTGTCTACGGAGTGCTGAGCCGTCTGTCTGGTCAGTTCCGCCATGTTCGTATCCTGTTGTCATAGACTTAACAAGAGCTTCCCATGTTGCGTTCTCGTTTGCGGGGTTAACCGTAAGCGCTACGTTAGTTATGTCAACTCTAGTGATGATACTCGCATCCTTTGTATCACGGCTTAAAGCAAAACCTTCAATGCTGAAACCTAAAGGTCTGTCCTCACCGGACTTTTTAATGTTAGACGCTAAGTCCCACATTTTACGTGCGAATGGGTTGTCCATAAAAAGCTTTGCCTCAACGAACAAACCTTTATCAGGGTCAACAAACGAGTTTCTCGTTGGGACACCTATAATCTTATCGTCACCTTTTTCATGCTCGTAGTTGATGTAACCTCTATTTAGGAACTTAGTGATGTTTATACCCTTAGGCAGTACCGCATCTCCTTGCTTATCTTTATCAGGAGTAGACGCCCATCCTCTAACATAGTTTCCTTTTTCAGAGCCGTCAACAGACTTAATCACCTCAGCCGGAACAAATATCTTGAAATCTGTTTGCATCGTGCACCTCCAACTTATCTCTATTATACCACAGAAAGATAGTGCAAAGTAACCCAGTTTCAAGTTATTTTACACTATGCTTACTTATAATATAACAGATGTGTGTTAGTTATTATCTTTCTTACGTTGTTGTTCCGTTTTTACCGTTGCATTAGCTGATTTGGTGCCTCGTTGTTGCCCGTCTTTCTTAGTGTCACCCATCTTAGGTAGCTTACCTGCTTCTGCTCGTTGCTTATCTTGGAATGTTACAGCATCATCGTTTGTTCCTTTTGTTTTTGCTGTACTTGGTTCAAACGGTATCTCTGGCTCGTCCTGTTCCCCTATCTGAGTGAGCATAGTGTCAATACGTGCTTTCTTACGCTCATACTCCACACTAGCTTTAGAGTCAAGTCTACCCATGTTTTGAACAAAGTGAGCGCTCATGATAACATCGCCACCATCAATTGGGGAAAGACCTTTACGTTTCCTAATCTCGTTGACTGTAACTGACGTTTCTGATTCTAGCTTCTCTTTCTCTAACAGTTGCATTTCTTTGCTGAGGTTATCTCCTCTGAATCGGAATATGTACTTGCCTCCATAGAAGTGAGGCATGATGTTCTGATTCATAATGTCTGCGATGAAAGTTAGTATAGGCTCTAACCCTTTGTTTTTAGATAGGTCTGATGTCTCTTTCTTGCTCGATTCCTGCAATGAGTTACCTTTAGAGCCAGTAGCACCACCTCGGTTAGGGAAGTTAATCTCCGCAGGGTCAATACCAAAGTCCGCACAAATTACGTTAATTAGGTAAGTTAACCATTTCTCAAACGGTTAATAGTATAACAATAGTAACCAAGTAAATCACCTGTAGTAAGGATATGGCAATAAATCAACCACTTCACAAAACTGCTATGTTTACATTAAAGAACTTATTTAGCTGTTCTTGTTGTGGTAGCGTAGGGTATATTCTAATCTTGTAGCTTCTTTTAGGTTCCCTACTTAGTAACTATTGTTATACTTTCGCATCCTGTACTTTCATACAAGCCTAGACTATATCATCACCCTCAGTTAAGAGGAGAAAGGTACTTCGATTTAAGGGGCTCTCACCCACTACCTAAGATGCCTCCTAGATAGCCCTACCCGTGTAGTGGAATCTCACCACGCTCTTTGCCGTTAGTCGTTGACCCTTCCTCATTTTACAGAGGCTCGGTAGCTAGACACCTATTTGTTTCAGCGTTTTAGGATTTAACCGTGCGCTATCTAATCAGTTCTTTCCGCTTTCGCAACATTCACGCTTACCCTTTCGGGTTACGTTGTAGTCTGATTAGCTTTAAGGTTTCCAAGCAATTCACCTTTATTCTTCAATGCCAATTACTTGACAAGGGGAGTTTCTCGAAATGTGTTAACTTACATTTGATGTTTCTCCATATCCCTAGACGATTGGTTCATGTTAATGTACTTAACTTCGTCAGCAGTAACAACAGGTATCTTCCATGCTCCACTAGTTCCTCCGAATAAGTTAGTCCAGTCTCTTCTGAAATCTTCTAGTGCGCCTGTTGATGACTGGTCGCCTGTTTTGATATGCAATAGACCCATTGTTGTACCACCTTGAGAGAAGTAACGATGGTTAAATGACTCTGTCATATGATGGTAACCAATGTGGTGCATAGATATTTCCAATGGGGATGTACCGTATCCACCTGTGTTTACGTCTGAGCGGGGTTTCATTACGTTAAAAGTAAGTTCACCTCTCTTGAAACGAGCGATGATAGTGTCTACCTCTTTTACTTGAACGTATCGGATGTCATTACGTCTCGTAGGTAAGCGTCCAGTGTGTTTCTCTGTAGCTATACGGATTGTGCTGGCATCTACAACCTTGAAGCCTAGTAGCTTAGAACCTACGCCTTCCTCCCATATCAATTCAAGGTTAACTTGGTCATGAACAAATATGTCCCTTACTATCTTACGGATAGCTGTTCTGAACGTGTCACGTAGAGGGTCAGGAACGTCTTCTCCTAAAGAGTAGTGCCTGTTGTCTCCTGTGTACTGGAAGAAACTCTCTAAGTACTGCATCTCTTCTCGTTCCTTTTTAGTGACTTTCGCATTGGGGTCCTTGAGGGCTAACTCAAAACCTTGCATACCTGTGTCCTGAGAAGCAGGGGCACCGAAACCAGCAACTTGATTAGCCCTCGTGGTGATGATAGTATCAACGATAATATTGTTAGCTATTCTGTTGAGCATGTCTGGTCGTGTTTCAATGTTTTCTGCATTACGCTTTGTTCGATGTCCTCTACCTATATCTACAGAACCAACAATTGGACTTGTCGGGTTTACCTCTGCTTTCTCTTTACCATTAGCAGATTTCTGTATCTCTTCTTCTCTTAGAGGTTGTTTCTCAACATACGAGAAACGTTCGTCTATGTCATCATTAACAATTGGCACGGTTGCGGGTATTTTATCTTTCCGAAACCTTGATAGAATATTCATCTTTTCCTCCTTTTAGCACGTGTATGTGCTTATGTGTTTTAAGCTACCTTGCTTTCCCTTACCCTTTAAAAAGAATCCCTGTGCTACTTCTAAAGGAGGCAGGTCGTAATCTACAAGGTCTTGTTTGACCGCTTGCGTTTTGAATGATTTCCTAGAGAGGTTTATGACACTTCTCTGGTACACTGAGAGATTACCTCGGTGCTCTACCAACACTTCATCACTAGATATAATAGCAACTAGCTTGACAGTATGAGGGTAAGGTGTCTCCACATGAGCACAAACCTGTTTACTTGTGCCACCGAGATAATGATAAATGTCAATAACCATAGACCAGTCACCACTATAACCTCTCTCTGATGCGATTGTCTTGGCTTTGTCCCATAAATCCATTAAAACAGTCCTCCTAATAATATAAAAAAAAGAGAGCTACATTTTACCGTAAGCTCTCCGAGTAGTTTATAATACACCTTAAAAGTAAAGTGCTGATAGCTGAGTATTACGTTACAGCTAATTAGACTACATACCACTAAAAGGGGGGTAAAAGTGATAGGCAGTCTAATTAGCTGTATCTCTTTAATAAAGTAATATAGGAGAGATAGAGATACAGTAATTAGAGGTAGCCAACAGCTAAGAATGAGGGGCAAACTTACCTGTTGGTCTTTCCTATAAATCTATTATACCACACTTTTACCCTCTGTGCCATACTATTTTTATTTATTTTAACAAATTATCTGAAAGGTCTCTTGTTATTAAATGTCCCTATTAATGTTTTAAGCTCAATAGCTATTATATTTTATTATAATTACTAATATACTTATCTTTAAGTAATAATTAAATATAATAGCTAAGTACACTAAAACAGTAATAGGGACATTTATAAGTAAACACATCGAAGCATTCAGAGACATACCTGAGTGCCTTTTACTTTTACTTTTACTTTTACTTTTACTTTTACTTTTACTTTTACTTTTACTTTTACTTTTACTTTTACTTTTACTTTTACTTTTATTTATTTATTTATTTATTTATTTATTTATTTATTTATTTATTTATTTATTTATTTATTTATTTATTTATTTATTTATTTATTTATTTATTTATTTATTTATTTATATATATGTATATATACATATATATAATCTATTAACCTCTCTCAGACACTCTACAGCTAATTTCAACTTGATTAGGTATAAATACTCCTGAAAGACATTTAAAGCTCTCCACAGTCTTCTAAATCAGTTTAAAGGCTATCTGAGTATCTTATCTTACTATAACAATTAAATAATCAGTCTGAAAGGTTATTGGTGTCCTTTGTTTACTTATAAATGTCCCTATTAGTGTTTTAAGCTCAATAGCTATTATATTTTATATATATTAGTANTATACTTATCTTTAAGTAATAATTAAATATAATAGCTAAGCATTTACCATTAACNAGAGACCTTTCAGACTGATTATTTAATTAGTGTAGTGAGATAAGATACTCAGATAGCCTTTAAACTGATTTAGAAGACTGTGGAGAGCTTTAAATGTCTTTCAGGAGTATTTATACCTAATCAAGTTGAAATTAGCTGTAGGGTGTCTGAGAGGCTAATAGATTATAAATATAAATATAAATATAAATATAAATATAAATATAAATATAAATATAAATATAAATATAAATATAAATAAATAAATAAAAAGCACTCAGATATGTTTCTGAATGCTTCAAGGTGTTAATGGTAAATGTCCCTATTACTGTTTTAGTGTACTTAGCTATTATATTTATATATTACTTAAAGATAAGTATATTAGTAGTTATTAATAAAATATAATAGCTATTGAGCTTAAAACATTAATAGGGACATATCTACTAAGCTATTTCTTTGTAACTGTAAAACAGAACATTACGATAGTTAACCCTTACAGGTTTGTCACCACTACCAGTACATTCAAGACTAGCATTACCTGCACCTACTAAAAAAGCATCCATATAGCTTACAGGGTTATAAGACATAGTCGCCTTAGGTACATGTTTAAACGATAAAGTTTCAGTTACAAAAATCTCAAATTCATATTTTTTCATTGTGTCCTCCGATTTAACCAAACCATAGTTTAAACAACCCAGTTGAAATAACGGTTATGATAGCTATGATTAAGGTCGTTTTATTTGTGCTCAGAACGTTAACTTCTCGTTTTCGTTCTTTTTGAGCGTTCTCTAACTCTTTGAGTGTGTTGTTCATTGTAAGCATAAAGTTACTTAGCCTCTCTTCCAGAAGAGCTAGGTCCTTGTCAACAGCGCTTATCTTATCTTGCATGTCTTTCAGTTCTTCTGAAAAGGCACTTATCTGATTCTTAATATCTCCAACAGTGACAGGCAAGTCTTGTTTAATATCCTCTTTCAGATGCTCCATCTCAGTTAAAACCCTAACAATTTCAGACCTAAGCTTTTCGATGGCAAGACTAACTTCGAGACTATCAGTAGAAGGTGAGTTATCAGCGTACTGCTCGTTAATAGCTCTTCGTTTATCCTCTCTAGCCATCGTTCGCTCCTTCCTACGCTTATTAAAAAGTTGTTCGTATTGGCGTACTATAGTATGCTATAATGGGGGTATAGACACGCTACCTTAGTCATATAATAATATAACTAATATTTGTACTCACCACAGTACAAGTGTTAAGGAGGTTCAGTCGTGAACTACAGACACATTAGCATAAAGATGGTGATTATTTTGTTCATTGAGGCATCTTTTTTCACCGTCGCACCTTACCTCGCACAGGTTTTAGGGGCACACGCTTACGAACTCATCGCTACCATATCAGCAGGGATTGCTGTCGCTATAGCAGTCGTAATATGTTATGATAGAGTCGTTATAGCGCCTCAAAAAGAGGAAGAGATTTCTAGGATAAAAGAAGACCTGCGAGTTTGTATGGAGATAACCGAACAACATACCCAAACAATCGCACGTCAGAATAAGGTAAGCAAAGCCCATGTTAAAAAACCATAACTCCAGCTCCAGCCGTGCCTACTTCGTGTTCGCTAACTCTCTTACAAGTTTTATACACGGACGTACACGACTAGACTGGAACATGAGCATGTTCATAGGTTACGCTTGCGCTTACAAGTATATTGAGGAGGAGAGCGAGGACCTCACTACATTTATGCTTGACATTAAGGGTCTGGTGGACATACAGAACGAGTTCTTTGACGTCCCTATCCCTGCTAATCTTTATCAGGTCTTGGGCGCTAACATAGGCTCTCTTTATCGTCTAGCTTTCAGGAGGGAGATAGATATTGATGACATATAAAGAATACGAAATAATGCAAATTAATATGCTCGCCAATCTACCGTATACTCGGATTCGCCATATTAACAAGTCACACAGCGAGAACAAGTCCCATTTATGCGTTAATTGTGGAGCAGAGCTAACAAAGTTTTATTACTCAACAGCAAGTTACAAAGTCAACATACCTTTTAAAATTGTGTACACAGACACGTTCTTATATCTCGCAGTCTGTAGCGACACGAAAGGGTGTTATCAGAGATATTGTGAAAGGATTGATAATAATGTCAATGGCTGACAACATAAAAGAAAAAGCAACAAAGAAACAGCAAGTGTCTCAAGCAGAAGTCGCACAGACGTTTTCGGATATTGCTTCGGCAACGCTAAGCAAATTCCTTGAGAATATGACCGCAGGAAAAATAGAAGTCACTGACCTCGTAGACGTCCAACGTATATACGTTATGTGGAAAGAGATGGTTGGGTACCAAGACATGCTCGCAGGTGGGGCAGGTGATGGTCAGCTACCAGAGATTAAATCAGGTGAGATGAGAGCGCTAGAAGAAGCGGGCGTTATCGGAGACGAAGAGACTCTAGTCAACCTTGAAGAGCTATCGCCAGAGAAGATACAAGCTGTTGCTGACAGTATCATGCAACAACATAATGACGAGAACGCAGGTACCTTCTAATGGGATATGTTGCACCCGACCTTAGAGGAGAAACGCTACAACGAATGGCGAGAGCGACATTTGAAACAGATAAGATTACACCAGAGCAATTAAGGTACGTGCTTACTATGAGCGTTCCTTCTGCGTATCTGTTAGCCTATCACACCGTTAAAGGTCATCCGATAACCTTTAGCATCCCTAATAGGGACTCGTCAAAAGCTGTAGCACATAGACCGTGGCAAACGGACATCATAAACGACCAACATCCCAACAAGGTCGTAATGAAGTCACGTCAGCTAGGGTTGTCTGAGATAGGTGTAGCTGAGATGCTATGGTTCGCAGATAGGTACTCAGCTAATAAAGTTAAGTGTATGTACGCTTTTCCGACATACAGACAGCTAGACGATTTCATTAAGACACGGTTAGACCCCGTCATCCACTCAGGTTATTACAGCACAATTTTAAGCCCTGATGGTGACTCTGTTAAAGGTAAAAGAATAAGAGATTCATTCTTACTATTCCGCTCAGCTAGTAAAGCAAGCTCAGTGGAGGGTATATCAATGCCCCTTTACACAGTAATGTGTATCGAATAACTCCTTTAAACGGGCAAAGCTGAAACTACATAAAAATAACCAACCTTCCTTGCGAAGGAGGAATAAGCTGATAAGAGAGCCTAAGTCCAAAAGGATAGAGGTAATCCCGTGCTAAATTGGTAGTAATACCATAAATGCCTAACGACTAAACTTCTAAGCGAATATCTAAATGGAGATGTGTAACTTAGATAATAAAACCTCGAGAGAGGAAGTAACAAGGAGAGCCCACCACCAAAAAGATGGGTTATGATATAGTCTAGACCCTTAATAAATATCGGGAAACCGAGGGTGTTTACTTATGTAAATAGGTTGATATTGACTACCTATCCCTAAGGTATAATGGGGCTTTACACAGTAATGTGTATTGAAAAATCTTGCTAAACGGGCAAAGCTGAAACTACATAAAAATAACCAACCTTCTATACGAAGGAGGAATAAGCTGATAAGAGAACCTAAGTCCAAAAGGATAGAGGTAATCCCGTGCTAAATTGGTAGCAATACCATAAATGCCTAACGACTAAATTCACAGTAAACCATTCAAATGGGAATGCCCTTATTGTGTAAGAAAACCTCAATGGAGGAAGTAACGCAAGAGACCCATCACCAAAAAGACGGGTTATGATATAGTCTAGTCCCTTAATAAATATCGGGAAACCAAGGGTATAAACGAGATGAATATGACCGTGTGTCAAGCTCTGCTGAGGAATCAGCGATAGAGTCTATGTCGTCATCTAACTTCAAGATTAAGAGACGTTGGTCTACCCCTAATAAACGTTGGGGCTTTACACAGTAATGTGTATCGAACAACTCTGCTAAACGGGCAAAGCTGAAACTACATAAAAATAACCAACCTTCCTTGTGAAGGAGGAATAAGCTGATAAGAGAGCCTAAGTCCAAAAGGATAGAGGTAATCCCGTGCTAAATCATTCGTAAGAATGTAAATGCCTAACGACTAAACTTCTAAGCGAATATCTAAATGGAGATGTGTAGCTTAGATAAGAAAACCTCGAGAGAGGAAGTAAAGCAGAACGCCCATCACCAAAAAGATGGGTTATGATATAGTCTAGTCCCCTAATAAATATCGGGAAACCGAGGGTATAAACGACAACACCCAACTACGGCATCCACGATTTATTCGAGCACTCGGATAAAAAACATTATCTCCATGAGTGCGCTCACTGCCATCACTGGAATAAGATGAGTTACGATTACTATGAGGATGGCGGTAACATTAAACTTGTCAATCCAGAAGGTTACGACGAGCTAAATAGACAAGTTGCAGACGGAACGTTCGCTTTTGTTTGTAACAATTGTGGTAACCTGTTAGATAGATGGTACAACGGTAAGTGGGTTGCTGATGCGCCACATATTAATGCCATGAGTGGTTACTTTATTTCACAGCTTAATGCAGTGTGGGTGAACTACGCCCCTTTACACAGTAATGTGTATTGAAAAATCTTGCTAAACGGGCAAAGCTGAAACTACGTAAAAATAACCAACCTTCCATGTGAAGGAGGAATAAGCTGATAAGAGAACCTAAGTCCAAAAGGATAGAGGTAATCCCGTGCTAAATCATTCTTAAGAATGTAAATGCCTAACGACTAAACTTCTAAGCGAATATCTAAATGGAGATGTGTAGCTTAGATAAGAAAACCTCGATAGAGGAAGTAACGCAAGAAACCCATCACCAAAAAGATGGGTTATGATATAGTCTAGTCCCCTAATAAATATCGGGAAACCGAGGGTATAAACGAAGCGCCGATGACCTTAAAAGGAAGGAGCTAGTCTCTAAGTCTAAGCAGACCTTTTACAACTATGTTATAGGTGTCCCTTATCAAGATATCGCAATGGCGATTGTAGCGCGTGACATAGAAAACACATTACGTGAAGATATGCCTGATATGCTTCATAGCCGAGGGGATTACACAAGCGTAGTTGTTGGCATTGACTGGGGAGAGCATTTCCACTGGGTAGTTGTTATGGGAAGACGAGCGAACGGACTTGTAGATATTATGCGAGTCTTTAACGTTAAGTCGTCTAAGTCTAATACTAAAGATATTGAAGCAGATATCAAGTCTCTTATCGCCCAAGTAGACCTCTACAGTCCAGACCTCATTCTTGCAGATATTGGTTTCAGTGGTAACTACATCGCTAAGCTGATTAACGCTTTTGGAAAACACCGTACATTCGGAGTTCAAGTTAACCCCGCTAAGTCAAACGGACAGGTTCATCCCGTTTGGAACGAGAACGGTAACAAGGTAACAATAGACAAGCTCACTCAGAACACCATCTTCATTGAGGCAATCAAAACTAAACGAGTAGGTTTGTGGAGTAACAAAACAGCCGAAAGAAACATGTTTACTGAGCACTGGACAAACGTTGTTATACGAGACGTGGAGGACGAGCGTACAGGAGAGATACAGAAGGAAATCACACGTAAAGGTGATGACCACTGGGCTCAAGCATCTGTGTATGCTAACGTAGCCATGAACCACATTATTGATAACGTTACGTCACGTAGCAACGCTTTCAATTACACCGACGTATCAGGACAAGATAATTTAGGATTTTAAACTTAGGGGTTGACTTCGGTCAGCCCTTTTGTTATTATAAAGGTATAGATAAGAAAAGGGTATCTACCCATTAATGGAACAGGAGGATAATAATGAATAACGAGACTAACGAGGAAGTATCTAAAGGTGGTAATAAAGACCTTGGTAAACTAACACCTCAAAAGAAGACAGTAATTAGAAACGGTAAGCCAATGGAAACTACTATTTATGTAGACGGTGACCAAAAAGAACAAAGTGATGACAAGCCAAAAGCAAGTACAGAAGAGGAACAGGCACCTGTGTCTAACCTCGCATCCAATATGACTAAGAAGACACACGACACACAACCTAAGTTGACATCTTCTGAGATGAAGGAGCTTGGGGTAGGGGAAGCAGATATCATAAGCGCTAACGATAGCAATAAGAGTAACAAAGAAAACTATGTTACATTAACAGATGATGAAGGCAAAAAAACAGCCTTAATCACCTACTTAGAGACAGACAAGTATATTGTAATGTTGGATATCGCATCTAACGATACAGTTATTGGCGCAGGTGTACGTGGTTTTTATGAGGCATGTAAGTTAGCGGTTGACGCTGAAAAAGGTGTATCCGTATCTGACGACATGGGACCTAACCTTGGGGGCTTTGCTGAGGACAATGGTATGAAGCTAAACAAGGATGGCGATTGGGTTCTAGAAGCTAATGATGTTGCTTACTTATTTAAAGAAGAGGACAACTAGCCTACTTTCACCCACTAATCTGTGGTATAATATGTATATATCATATTTAGCGGGAGGAAAATTACATGGCTATTAAAAATATTAAAACATGGTTCTCACGTAAAGAGGACAGCAAAGAAGAGACGTACGTACCCCTAAACTTAGAAACGGTACACACATTAACTAACGCTTCTAAACGTACTCCAGAAGAACGAGAAGCTATGCTAGATGCGTATGCAGATACCGTAGTTGAATGGTTCAAGGAACGTTACGAAAACTTCCAGTTTAAGTTAGCACGTAGCACAAAAGAGGACGACTCTGCAAGTTTGATTGACATCGAGGTTCACCGTACAGCCTATAACACAGAGGCATGGACATTACTAGTCAGCTACATTATGAAAGCGGTATTGACAGATGAAGAAATCAATGCTAAAGTAATAAGTAAGTTAGCTGAGACTAAAGACAGTGAGGGTAAACTCATATTTGAGGGTGTTACTATCATTGCGGATGTTGACGGCGCACCTATGTCAGGTTGCAGTAACCCGATGCAAGGGGAATCACTTGTTATTCGTTTAGCTTTAGCTAATGATGAGGATGCTGACAGTGTTATTGAGCGTATTAGAAAAGAAACAGCAGAGATTGAAGCAATGAGAGCAAAATAATTAATAAAAAGTGTTGACAGGTATTAAAACCTGTGTTATACTTTAGATATAAAGTAAGAGACCGTTAAGGTCCTTACTCGGTAACCGTAGGAACCTTGTGCAGAATTGCTTTAAGACAGCAAGCAAGGGTACCGTCGCATAAGTCCTCATATCAAGTCTGGTAGCGATAGCTTCTAGAAAGGGTTTCCTTAAATCGAGAGAGGCAAGGGTACTGGTGCTAAAAACACCAGTAGAGGTGAACGGTACATGGACAGTTCCTAGGATAATGCACATCACTCGTTTAGCGTATAATAGACACCTCTGTGAGGGATAAGCCTTAACGGCGTTAGTGGGAGCTAACGTAGCGGAGGGTAACCCAACCAAGCGCTTTGCTGAGAAGGACACTAACCCTGTCTGAGATAACGTGGTGATGGTACAAGTAGCCCAATTCAGCGCCTTAAAAAGCAATCCGATATAATAGGACAATACTCTGAACGTCCGGGTGAAAGTTACTACTCATTGAGGTAGGTTACGCATGTAATAGCAAAGGGAAGTAGGGGAGTAGCTCTTCCATACTCAGACCCTTTGAGCGTATAGCATAATGTCTGTAAGAATTGAAAGTAGGGTTAAAACACCCTACGGTTACTGAGTAAGGACCTTAATGTTTTATTAACGAGGAGTAGAGAAGTGGTCATCTCACCAGCCTCATAAGCTGGGAATCGAGGGTTAGAGTCCTTCCTCCTCAATACGTGGTGCGTATACGCATTGCGAGGTGATTAGTGGTAGTGGTAACACAGTGGCGTCTACGCTTACTAAGGAGGGTTCGAGTCCCTCATCACCTATCGTGTGACTAGACACACCATAAACAACTCGCAGGCAGAGCTGGACATAATGGTCAGCAAGGTTGTTCAAGCAACATAAAAATCCGATACTCACTGGACTTCGGGTGCCAGTAGTCGGCAGGCGACAAAAACCTCTGTTTTTCATCTCGGTGTTAACATTGAGAGTTGGCGGACAACGTTAAAACTTGTAACTAATGCTAGGTTTTCAGACTAGTGTGGTTGGGCGAGCAACGAAAAAATCTAGGTAAAGGGTGCTCTTAAAAGTTAATTCTAATGCCGGACCACAGACCGGCAGGCGCACACCGATACACCAGTAACTCATGAGACAGGTTCCTAGAACCTGACAAAACTAGAAGGGTCTTCATCGAGACCGTCGTTTCTTTTTAAAGGGGCTAATAACACACCTTTCATATTTACGGAGAGGACAGTGGTAGCCTAGTGATAGTGGTGGAATAAGTAGACACTCTTGAGTGGCGTTGTGCTGAAACGGAACGTATGCCGTGTAGGTTAATCACTCGAATAAAATCAACGCATGAGGGGTGTAAATCCTCTCCTATCACATACTTCCTAAGCCCGTAACAGGAGGCTTGAAATAATCGCAGACGTGCGTGAGTGGGTTATTATGGTCTTACCACTTTAGGACCCTTAGCTCAGTTGGTAGAGCCCCCTGCTCATAACAGGGTTTGCGTAGGTTCAAGTCCTACAGGGTCCATTGGCTAACCACCCTAGCCATGAAAAGAGAGATAAGGTAGCTCAATTAGTAGAGCAGGGAGCCTTTTAAGCCCCAGATATAGGTGCAAACCCTATCCTTGTTTTATATGTCTATAGAGAAGTAGTCAATCAGCATATCGGTAGGGTGCTTTTGTAGGTTCAAGTCCTACCTCCTTCAATTGAATCCTCGCATCGCTCTACACAGAGGTGTTTAGGCATCTCTGGTAGTAGGTTGGTGTACGCTTAAAACATAGAGGGTGCGCACCTCGTAGCAAGGTTGTACAGGTCTTACTTGCTACATAACATAGAGCGGGGATTGCGTACTAGTAACCGCAATCTCTTAAAAAGGCTCACCAAAAGTCTACCTACAAGAAGTCACGTACGGTGTATGGTGACCGTGTCACGGGATAGACGACTCTTTTTAGACAGGTTTCTGAGTATAAACAGCAAACCTGTTTTTTACTACTTAAAATTAAAGGAAGGCGTTAGTATATGAATATGAAACAGTTTGAAGAGATTGTAAAAAGCGCAAAGAAAACAAATAGAGACATTATCGTATACCGTAAAAGAGCTGACTATAAAGACCTTGAAAAGGTTGTCGTGTCTTATAGGGACCTACCTACGTTACTAGAGAGGTACCTTGGCACCTATAGCAATGAGTTAACGTCTAACGTTACTGATGCTCATGTTGTAGACGTGCGTATCCTAGAGATAAGTAACGCTGGTAATCACCCTCAGATAGGCGGTGTCTTGTGAAAATAACTACTAATGGAGTAGCTATGCTTCTAATGTCAGTTTTAGTCGTATTAAAGCTAATGGGTTTTGTAGATATTAGTTGGTGGGTCGTGCTTATTCCTGCTATTTTACCTATACTAATGTGTGTTACTGTTCTCGTTGTATTTACTGTAGCAGTAGTAGTAGGAGCGGACGATTTCATCATAGACCTATTAAAAAAAAATAAGCGTTAAAGTGTTGACAACCTCTTGCACACATGTTACACTTAGTGTGTAAGATAAGCCTTTGTAGTTTAACGGATAAAACAGACCCCTCCTAAGGGTTAGCTAGAGGTTCGATTCCTCTCAAGGGCATTGCAACGTATCGCACTCGTTGCACAAACAACATCAAACACTTTTTTTATTTTTTCAACGTTGGGGAGTGCCACTTCCAACTATTGCCCCGGTAACTCAAACGGATAGAGTATCAAACTTCTAATTTGAAAGTTACAGGTTCGAGTCCTGTTCGGGGCATAAAGCAAGCCAGTATCATTTTAAGACTACAATGAAACCAAGTGCTCTAATTACTGATATTGAAAAACGATAACAAAAAAAAGAACCCGCCAGTTAAGGTAGGTTCTTTTTTTTTGTTACTTGAAGGTACCGAAGGCTTTATTAGTCTTAGCATCACGTACACATGTGTAAGCGTACTTGCCGTTACTACGTAGATACCTCACCCAGATGTAGTTATCAGACTCAATGTAGCCGTCGTAGATAACACTTTCACCGGGAGTTAGTTTTGCGACTTGCGTTGCACTAACTTTTGGAGTATACTTTATAGCGACAGTGGTATTAGCGGTGAACGTACCTTTCTGCGCTTTAAGTTTACCTGCTGATGGTTTAGAAGAGGTTGGTTTAGATGGTGCGGGTTTGCTAGGCTTAGCTGGGCTTGTTGACGTACCGCTAACAGCTTTAATCTGTGCGATAAAGTAATCCTTCAACTTGTTCTTAACAGCCTCTGGTTGTGCGTACGTGCTATCGTAACCACAATGCTCAATCATAGAACGTTTAGGACATTCTGTTGATGAGAACTCACTGTGTAACCTTACCGTACTTCTGTTAGGTGTAAGACCGTTTTGTTTCAACACCTTAGAAGCAATGATGAACGCATTCTTCTCTGATGCTAAGAACACACCCTTAGGAGTTGAGCGGTTACCTTTTACTTCTATACCGATGTAGTTAGCGTTACCGTCCGTGTTGGCTACGTGCCATGCCTTGTTAGCAGGGTTTTCTACCCAAACAGCATCCTTCTCATCTACGAAAACGTGAGCGAAGCCCGCCTCTAGTTGCGCAGGTGTCATCTTACGTAGTCTTTCAATGTGAGATTGTGCTGAACTGTTATCCCAAGTGTTGTGTATAACAACGCCTTTAGGTTTGTAACCTCGTGCGCCTGCGACGCCACGGGTAACGTAGTGTACTATTTCTTTTACCATGTGTGAATCATCCTTTCATGTCTATTATAATATAACGGGAATTAAGCCTCGTCCACAGTTGCGATGTATGGTTTTTGAACAACTTGTTCGTATTGCGAGCTTGTAATCATCTCATCCTCTACACCTTTTCTAAAATCGTACTCAGTCGTAAACCCTCGTCTAAGACCTTCACGGGCGTCATCTATTGTAATTATATCTTGGCTGATAGCGTATACGTATAGCATTACTTGTCCTCCTTATCTTCTGTGTTTAGTTGCTGTTTTATTATGGTAGACGCTAACGAGTTAAGTATCGCCTGTTGCTGTTCTATTGTTTTCCTGGCGCTTTCCAGCTCATCTGCTAACTCTTTGTTGCTTGGGGTAATAGGAGCTACGAAAGACTCCTCACTATCCCACGGGTCCACCCAATCAACATTAAATACGATGTCCTCCTCACCTGTATAATAATCCTTAACATACAGGTATTTACGTGAGCGAAACTGTACTAACTTAGGAAGAAGGGCGTCACTTACTAGTATACCGCCCTCGATACCTCCTATTATAGCATAACCTAATATCTCATTTTCCTCGTTAAGGGATAGATACATTACTTCCTCACTCCTTCTATTTTAGTGATGTATGCCTGATTGGCGTTTAGTGTAGGTTTAGATGTAGCGAATTCGTACATGCTATCCCTTTCAATCATAAAAGAGGTGTTATTGAACCTAATCGCAACCTCGTAGATTGTAGGGTGGTCCCCTCTTGCATCCGTTAGGTTAGTGTTAGGGGATAGTATACAGTTCCAAAAATCACCGATTTTGGCAGGTACCGCATACTCTGACACGGCGTTTTTGAATACCGCACTGTAGTGTGTTATCTTAATCTTAGAGAATTTCATTACATCTTGTTTTAGGGGGTAGGTTTTTGTCCCTGCACCGTTAGCTGAGCCCTCCCATAGCAAAACAGGAGTGATATCGGACACTTCGGATGCGGTAGCTAGTTTCTCCCAACCCGCCCAAACTTTGGTTTCTGGGTTATATGAGTTACGGTATACAGTATTTCGGTTGTAAGGACTGTACGTTACCTCAATGAAACCTTCTCGAATCTTACGCTTAATATATCCTGACTTATGTACACCGGCAGGCATATTGATTGCGGTGTTAGAGTAACCGTCAAAGTTAGAGGCATCAGTCGTATTAAGTAAATCGTAATTTTTAACTGTAATAGCTGACCCGTCATCATTTGTGATTTTAAAGTTTTGAGTAACAGACGTGTCTGCTATACTCTTCCAATCACCCCACACACCACCGTTACAAACTCTAATATGAGATTGACCCGCTGTATCCACTGCATGGATGTAGCCGTTTGTAGGATAGTAATAAGACGTAAATCTAAAACTACGATTATTGCCTAAACCGTTTAGGACAGTGAGATGCGCATAACCAGTTTTAAAACCACTTTCGGAAGCTACTGATGCTAAAATATCTGATTTATTATCAGTAAGGTTGTAATAAAAACGCCCATTATCTTCAGTAACTCTGTTGTTTTGTGTTACGCCTGCGTCAGCAACTTGCCACCAGTCTCGTCCACCATTACCATTGGTGTGTAGCGTTTTGTAAAATGTTGCACCACCCCCCGATACTGTCAATCGCAACATTTTACGACCCGAAATACCCTCAACAACATCTACATTTTTCCAACTCGCCTCAGTTTCAGGGAGTGGGCTGTTTTTACATTGAGCTACTTCGTAGTAGCCTGTTGCAAGAGTTAACAAATCAGTGCCCTCTGTAAGTCTTACACGAGAACCATTATCTTGGGTCACTTTAAATTTCTGCCAATTCGTTGCAGACTCCTCTGTTAGCATACCTGCTGTCGCTTTTTTAAGGTCCTCTTTCGTTGTATAATTTGTCAACGCATCTGCAAGAGCAGAACCGGTTAGAACTTCTGCCCAACTAGAAAATGTATTCGCAATGTTCATCATCCTATAATACACTTTTCCCGACGTGTTACCAGTAAACACTTGAGTTAGTTTACTTGTCTCTGCTGTAACGAACACCATCAAAGTACCGAGTTTCTCTCCTTGAGGCGCATTAACTGCGTTAGTAGTGTACCCGATGTAAGGTGTACGTATAACATTACAGTCCAGTTTAGGAAGTGTCTCTTTAGGTAGCATAGCCCCTTCGTCCAAGGCAATCAAAGAGTCTGCTTTAAGAGAATAGGGCACACCAATCAATCCAGATGTAACAAAATCCTCTGCGATTGTACATGAGAATAAGTTGCGCTCTCTCGCACTCATGACAATTACAATATCAGCATTATGCGCATTTTCACCTAAGGTGAAAGATAACCTTACTTTACGGTATTCGTCATTTTTGATATTATCTGTGTTAGTTGTCGCAAAGTCAGACACGTACGTAGACGAGAAATCAAGGCTAATTACTTCGCCTTTGAATGAATGTAAGAAAGAGAAAACAAGTGTTTGTCTTCCCGGTATAACAACATCTTTAGGAATAGTAATTGTTATTTTAGAGTTGCCGGATACGTCCGAGAAGTGGTTAACGTTACCCTGAACCTTAGCTTTACCCTTGTTTATACTATACTTAAGCTGTTTTGGTGCGCTTAGAATGGTACCCTCAATAACGTCACCTGTTTTATTTAATATATTTGCTTCTAGCGGGACATTGTCTTGTACCTCTTTAATTGCGTTAGAAAACGCATTGTACATAAAGTTAGTGTTTTGTGCTGATGGTCTATCATTCGGAGCGTAACCGCCCTTTAGTAACCCGTCAGACGGTTTAGTTCCTTTGTTGCCCCATAAAGGCACGTTAGTTTTGAAATCAGCCAATTTTTATTCCACCTTTCAAAATTAAATGTTGACATAGTAGTTTGTATTTGTTATAGTTGTTTTAGGAGGTGATTATCATAAACTTAGATGAAGCTTACGAAAAAGCCGTTGAGGGTGCGAGCGCTTCTCAGATTGAAGGAATTGATTTCCTCTATGAGAAGGCAATGCCTAAACTAGCAACGAGCAAGCAACAAGACTACATCACGACGCTACTCACTAAAAACAGTACGGATTTAGAGACTGAGTTAGTAGGGCTAGACCCCGCACTCAGCGGTACAGTGTTAACAAGTATCACAACAACAACTGCAAGCAAACTTATCAGACGTTTGCGAGCAAAATAACCGTATACTTATAATATAAGGAGGATGACCATGAAAGTGCCATTAGGTAGTGACTATTACGTCAGAAAAGTACCACACAATTATGTTCTATTTGTAGAGTTGCGAGACGAGAAAACAGGCGAGCTGTCGTTAAATAAAAAAGGCAGTATACACGAGAAGATTATTGGTTACTACGGTAACGTTGAGTTATTAGCAGGAGGGCTACGTGCTAACTTAATTGACAATCGTGTTGAGACAGTTGAGACTGTAAGAGCGCTCATTAACGTCATTGAGGAAACCTCTTCGGAAGCTACAGAAATGGTGACAGGTTTGGAGGCTCGCCTCATTGATTGACAACTTGGAATTATTTGAGATAAAAGAAAGAGAGCAAGAGCAACAAGCCAAAAAGGAAGAACGAGATAGGGCAGTAGAACGTCATGCAGACGACGTGGTTATTGAGAGGGAATTTGATGGAGGGGATTAAATGTACACAGTAAAATGGGAGACGTGGGGTAATGGTAACCCTAGAACCACCACGGAACACGGGACATTCATTACAAAAGAGGAAGCCTTTCAGTCAATTAGAGACTGGTGGGATAAAAACGAATACACGCCACCGTATGTAAGATGGCATGTAAAAGGTAAAGTGACGGTCATTGATTATGGGTTGCACTTTGCGCATTACACAATCACGGATGAAACACCGCCGTCGTATATTTTAGCAACAAAGCTAGCAGATTACGATGGTTGGGACCCTAAGTTTTTTACTAGAGACTAAGGGAAATGTAGTATTGCTTAAATAAGGGGACCATCGGTTCTCTTTTTTTTTTATTGTTGACATTTTGTGAGTAGCGTGATATAGTTTGTGTATAAGAGAGGGGTGCTAGAGTATGGAGGAAGATGTGTACGTCGTCGGGATGGTTATCAACCACAAAAACGGAGAGAAGTTTCTTGTGAGTGTCTATGATGGCTGTGAGGATGCGGATTCGAGATTTCTGGCTATCGTGCGAGAAGTTGTTATGCCTACTAAAGGAATGTATACGTTATTCGATGAGTTCGTCAATAACTGGGCAGTAATAAACACAGAAGACATAGAAGATGTAGACATGCTGACAGACGATGACTACTTAAGATTAATGCTAGGAGGTGCGGATGATGAGTGACAACTTAGTACTTATTTTAAACATAGCGTTGGCACTGGCGATTCTCCATCTATGGAAGGGAAGGAAACGAAAATGAGCGCTTTGGTAGTATGGCTGTATTACATTATTTTGATTTATCTGTCCGCCGTAGTTTTATTTTTTACTTTGTTTTTAGGGTACTTAGCGGTAATGTTTGTTAGGGTGTTTAACGCCCCTAAAAATAAAAGGTGGACAACTGCTAAACGTAATGGTAATGTTAAGAAGTAAAACAAATAGAAAGGGATGGTAATATGTTAAGAGAAATAGAAAACGCAAAAACAGTACGTAACGAAGATGTACAGGTAGGGGATTATATCATCGCTAACCATATCAGCGCTACAGGAGGCGCAGATGCTAACCTTCTTGAGGGTCGCCCTTTTGAGGACACTGTGGCTAAGGTAGACGGCATTATTAATGTTAAAGGTATCGTTAACCTAGTAACCTCTGGAAAGTTGCTCAACGGCATCACAGACGTCGCTAAAGGCGACTCATGGACTGTGGTTCGTCCAGACAAGGCTGAGATTCCCAAAGAGGAAGAAAAAAGTGTGCCTTTTGTTGTGGCACGTGATGGTCGTGTTCCTAAAGATGGCACAGTTTATTATGTGGAAAGTACAGAAGGTCACGGTACCAGAATAGAAGACGCCTATGTTACATTCAGAGGTCACGGAGGAGAAAGCGATGGGTACTACGAGGACCTTATGGATGGGACTGTAGTGTTAGTAAACCATAGTGACGCTAATGCGCTTCCGAGAGTAAGTGACGATGGTACGTTAAAAGCAGGCACACACTATGTTGTGGTTTTAACAGACGGGGTAGCTGATATAGGAGATGAGTTAGTTTTCTTGCACAGCGTTGACAGCCGTAACTTATTCTACAACATAGACAACGAGGACATTATTTCCGTACCCTGTGAATGGGTGGAAGAGGCAACGTACTACTGCTCTAGCTGTAGCGATATGGATGGAGAGTGCGACTGTGGTTACAAAAACGGGCAGTACCGATGTGACGTCTGTGCAGAAGCTGAAATGGAATGTGTGTGCGACGATGACGTTGAGAAAAAAGGGGAACAAGTGCATGACGTAACAAGCGTAGTCAGCATTCTAATGACACGATAGGACCTTATTAACCAAAGGTATTAAGGGGGGTTGGTGGTTACGATGCCGACCTACAACTAACTTAAAAAGGGGAAGTAATATATGAAATTAGTAGTCCAAGGAAGTATTGTACGAGTATTCGGAGATGATTTAACAGTAAAGGACACGTTAGATGCACGAACGTATAAAGTACGCTTTGACAGTGGTTCTGGCTTCTTTTTAGAGCAAGCACGAGACTTTGTCTCCACAGAAAAAATGTATGGGTCGCATGAGGGTAAAATTTTGAAAGTAATGAGTGCGTTGGAGAAGATGCCACGTAGCTTAGGAGTAATCATGAGTGGAGATAAAGGTATCGGTAAGTCCTTATTCGCCCGAGCACTTGCAACATCGGCGATTGAGAAAGGGCTACCTGTTATCATTGTAGATGAGGCATACCCGGGTATTTCGGACTTTGTTGATTCCATTGAACAAGAAGTTATGGTTCTATTTGATGAGTTTGAAAAGGTATTCCGAGAGGTTGATAGTCAAAATAAACTTTTAAGCTTATTCGATGGTGTTTCTCAAACTAAAAGATTGTACGTTCTTACTGTTAATGACCTTAATCGAGTTAGCTCGTACTTACTTAACAGAACAGGACGATTACACTACCACTTGCGATTCAGTTACCCGTCCGGAGAAGACGTTATCGAGTATTTGTCAGACAAGGTAGACAGCAAGTACAAGTCAGAGATTACCGCTGTATCTAAGTTCGCTAAGCTTACAAATATTAACTACGATAACCTACGAGCAATTGCTTTTGAGCTTAATATGGGAACATCACTAAAAGACGCCCTAACAGATTTAAATATCCTGTCATTGCAGACCGATACATGGGAAGCAACTATCACGATGTCAGATGGTAATGTAGACACAGACACGGTTCGTACCGACATGGCAGTGCCGTCCGATGTATCTTTCTACGTACACGACCCTAAAGAGTACATGAATGACCGTGTAACTTTCAATACAGGTAAAGTTGTAACAGACAGCAAAGGTGGGCTTACCGTACCGGTTGAAAATACTGAGTTGGAGTATGACGACGACCGTGACGACGAAGAGAACAAAGGCAAGGAACGACCAACAGTTAAGAGTGTCACTCTTGCGAAGCAGGGAGCACAAGCACTGCACTACAAACTATAAAGTGTTGACAGCAGGTGGGCTAACGCTCACTTGTTTTTTTTTGTTGACAATTATATTTTAGTATGTTAATCTTAGTTTATAAAGTTAAAGGAGGGGTTTAATATGAACAAAGAAGATTTAATTTTTCTTAAAGAGCTACAAAAAGAGTTAGTAGAGCAACCAAACGATGGTAACGCCTCTCCGGTGTTCTGGGTTATTGCAGATTACCGATGGAGACTAACCGAAGAGGGCTATGGCGACAGAGATGTCCTAATGTTTAACAACGACCACGAGACGCTAGTATACGACAATGAGGAGTCAGTTAAGTCTTTTGTGGATGACTATATCGAAAGTAGGACCGTCGGATTGAGAGATGCAGTTGATATGTTCACGTCCGAGGAACTAGAAAAGATGCTAGACTGTCGGTCATTGTCAGACATTAGGGATTGTGTAGTCTTTGACGACTACGAGTTACACCAAGAAGAAGAGGAAATGTATATTGTAGAAAACACAATGTTCCTCACTAAACGTGAAGCTAAAGAGTATATTGCTAAATACGGTTATAATCATACATCTAAAGTGCATACTTATGCAATGACCGCTGTTCGTTCACCTCAAGTGGAGAAATTGTTAAAACTTATAAGCTCTGTTGATTGGGAGAAGTTAGAGGTAATCACCCGAGAAGATGAACCTTTAAAAAAAGAGATAAAGGGGTTGACTGTACATGAAGAACGTGGGTAAATGGTTAGTAGGTTTAGAAGGTGTAGAGTATTGGAACGACTACACAGCGTTTGACACTATAGAAGAAGCGATAGAGCACGGAAGAGAGGTACTACAAAAATGGAACAGCTCTTCGGATGACGAAAAGATTGCAACATCGCTATCAGACGAGATAAGCAACCACTATGACGATGATATGAGTAATATAGATGTGTTCGTTGTCGGTCGGATGGAGCGTGTCAATGCTGTAGTGGATGCTGATAATATCATTGACACAATTGCGCAAGCTACCTATGATAATGCAGACCTACCCGAGACACTTGATAACTATCTTGAGGACATCGAGGAGGCACACGTAGAAGAACTACATAATCTCATCGCAGGTTGGCTAGATAAGCATGAGTACAACCCACGAGCATTTACTCTTGAGGAAACAAGAACGGTAGATGTTTACCCGGATGACAAGGAGGAGAGTAATCATGATACATGAGTACATGAAACCACTGAGTAAATGCAGTAAGGACGAGTTACGGCTACTACTACAGGGTCAGCTAGAGGCACAAGAGCGACTGGTACCCTTACTGGTGAAGTCACGCAAAGAAGACATGGGAATGGAGCATTTAGCAGGTTATGATGAGGCGCTCAACATAGTCAGTCGCTTCTACGGAGAAGATTTAAAGGAGGGGTGCCGTCATGAACCAAAGACAGCAGAAGAAGAAGCTTAAGAAGGCACTAGAGCTACTAAACATACAGATTGGAGGAAGATAAGAATGACATTTATTATATTGATGGGGCTAGCCTTACTGGTCGTGTTGTTAGAGACGGCGATAGCCTACCTCGATTGGAGAAGAGAACCTTATAATGTTAACATTTGGTGGAGATATGACTTGGTTCTATCTGTGTATAGTCTATACATCCTATCAGTGATTCACCGACAGACTGGAGGGGGTTTTTAAGATGAGGTTTATTATACAAGGAGTGCTAACTGTTTTATCCTATATAGGTATTACCTCTTTGCTGGCACACATTCGTGAGAAGGTTCGCCCTCAGGTAGCAGTACGGACAGCGGATGAGGGGTTAATTGAATTACTAAACATTAAGCGTAGCTGTAACCTATATGCCAGCATGCGTATCCCACTGGAAGAGACTGTAGTTATATTAGGCTGTGATGTGAAAGGCGCCTACCCCTTCAAGTGGGGTGAAACAGGTGAAGTAACCAGAAATTGGGTGTCTGATGAGATTTCAGTAACGCAGGGCACCGTCTCTTATACGTATAATCGGGATAATTTGCTGTGGGTTAATGACCCTCGCTCAAGGAAGTATTGTGCTGACCCTACGTTCATTAAAAAGGAAGAGGCGCTTATACACGCATTAGTTATGCCTTACACATCTACGTTGCGAACCCTAGTAAACGATAAAGACACATTACCAGAACATAAGTACACGGAAGTATTGAGAGAGATACGTAAAGAGATACAAGAGGCAGTGTACGCCTTCGGAGAGCTCGAAAAAACACTCCAAGAGGAGTTAGAAGATAAACTAGAGAAGAGTGCGTTAGAGCGCCTAGAGGAGGCGTATCACGAGGACAGGAAGATAAGTGTAGCTAGTACTACTAAAGATAACCTCGAGCGTATGTTAAAGAACCTAAAAGGAGATGACAATAATGCGTAACATATTTAGACGTAAGGAGAAAGGAACAACCTACATTATCACGGAGGTTTACTTGGACACTCTGGATGTTGTACGAGAGCGGGTAATTAAGACACATCACAATTTTGACGATGCGAAAGATTACCTTGACATATGTAGAAAGGTAAATCCTAAAGGTAATTATTATCTAGTAATAAATCACGTTAATTAGAGCCCCGGGTTCTTTTTTTTAATTAATTGTTGACGACCTCTAATTGAATATGTTACACTAAGTTTAGGAGGATACTAGGGGAGTTGGGTTTAGCGTTGCTCCCTTCGTAGGTACCGGTGGAGGGACATTCACTTACCTACATAGTACGACTGACACGTGGGATGTTATTGTAGAAGCGTTATACTTATAGAGAGCATGTAAACAGGGAGGAGAAGTGTAGATGTTGGATTTAAAATTAAAAGCATGGTGCTATGAGCTCGGAGAGTTTGTCTGTATTAAATACTTAGAGTTTATAGACGAGGATATCAGCTATATGCACGCACAAGATAAGAACGGGGAGGGTATTGAACCTCCATACGCTAGTGAGCGGTTAGGGATAGATTGGGAGCTCCTACAGTACACAGGTAAGGCGGATGAAAACGATGACAGCATATATAATGGTTACCTTTTAGAGGTAACTGTACCTGAGGAGACTATCCCTATTAGGAGCTATGACGGTTCTATTTCGGGGTACGACTTTATAGAGGGGTACTCACAGATAGGGGTTGTTAACTACGTTACAGGAGAGTACTATTACGATACCGTACGGACAATTAGCGGGGCGCATCACGATATTAGTGCCCCACTCACGTCACTTACAAGGTGTAAAATTATAGGTAATATTTACGAGAATCCTGAGTTATTGGAGGAAACGAAATGAAATACACAGAATTTGAAAAGAAGGTAAAAGCGATACCAGAGGTAGCGGAAGTTACTATGCGTGGTAACATGGTGACTGTGCAAAATAGTTCAGGATACCACATGATAGGTGTTAGTGGCAACTTCATGCACTCCATATACACGGTATATGATGCGTGGAGAGCTTTGGGTGAAGAAACACAGGCGAAAATATATAAGCTAGCTTACGAGCTAACTTCAACACCGCTAGAAGAACGTGAAGAAACGAAGAAATATTATTATCGCTTGCCTCATAGTGTTCGGGGAGGTAATTACCTGAATTATCACAAGGAGAGTAACTGTCTTTTCTACAGTACCAAGTTCCGAGGCATCGCCTGCCAAACCCAATTCACACGTGAGGAATACGAAGCAATCGCTAAAGAACACGGTATTCCAGAAGGACTGCACTTAGATGAGGGGGTAGAATAATGGCTACTCCTTGTTCATTCTCGGTAAGTAATTACACCCACTACCCATTCTCAGTAAGTAGCTTCCCCATGCCGATGGAGCATATAGAGCTAAAATCGCCACCTACCAAAAAGAAAATGAGCCCATTGGTAGCACGACAGATAGAGAGCTACCATCAACATCGTGAAGTGAAAGTCAGCGAATACAGCGCAGGTGTCGCAAGGTTGCTCGCAGAAGAGGACTTCGGTCCTAACAAGTTGGCACATATAAATGGAGAGTATCTTGTCGTTCCTTTACCTGAGCGTACACTCAGTACCTACCTCGGAGCAGGATGGTTACAACGAGCAAACTTATCACAGCTCAAACTTGCTTTTTTAGAGTACGACATTGAGGCAACTTTCGGAGACACACGTAGAGAGGATAGGGATAGTAAGCTGAAATACCCCGGGGTATACTATCAGCAAGCAGTAGTACTCAACATTAAATTACCAGAGGAGGTAAAATAATGACAATTTATCATATTGTAGAAACAAACCCAGCAGAATCACCTAAATACAACTTCATACAGTCAGGGACTGTCCCAGAGCTAGAGGCACGATTAAAAGAGGATGGTTTTACTTTTCACTACCTCAACACAACAGGAACCATATACGCTAGGAACGGTGTACACCGAGGATTAATCACGGACAAACAACTCGACCTCTACATCAAAAACAAGAGTGTTACTCGCTTCACCCAACTTACAGACGCTATAGATGGTATGAGGGGCGATTGCGACTTACATCTACCTTTCTTTTGGATACACTCAGACAACAAGAGTTACAACATGGATAGTAATGTCGCTAGGCTCTATGAGAGCTTTCAAATACTACGTAGAGCGTACGGCATGTACCTAGACGAAGAGCCTATCGGATGGAAACTTAGTAAAGATAACCTAAGGGAAATCTATTCCGAGGCAATGCAGTCTTATGAGGGCGAGCGTCTTTTAGAGCACATAGTATCACAGGTTTGGATAGCTAATATTAAAGCGAAAGCTAACAAAGAGGCGCACGAAGCCAGTAAAGTAGTCAAACACGCCACAAAGCCACAGGTAGCGCCACGCAAGAAACCATGGTGGCACATCTAATAGCTATAATAAGAGAGGCAGAGCTAGAGGACCTCCGTTAAGGTTAATAAGAGAACCTTTAATTAGGTTCTTTTTTTTTGTTGACTTTCATATTTACCTATGCTATACTTAGGTTATCAAATAGAGAAAAGGGGGATTTAAAATGAAGATAATGACAAGAGACGAATTAGTCAGTGAGCTAGCGAAAGGTACAGCAGAGTTTGTAGATGTATCCTTTCACCACGAAGACTTGAGAGGGGTAACCATCAAGGGCGTTACATTTAGACGTTGTGATTTCACAAAGGCTAACTTAGACGAGGTCACGATAAGCAACACTGCGTTCCTCGGGTGTGTTTTACGAAGTGTTAGTATGTGGGAGGCTAACCTCACGGGCGTTACGTTTGATGACGTTGACTTTACTTACCTATGCGTAGATGAGTCCTCGTTCGCCTCGGTGGAGTTTAATAGATGTGTTTTTATGTTTGCTTGCTTCACTAACACGGTACTACAGCTCCGCAATGTGTCCGTTTGTACATTTATATATACCGACATACTCAAGTGTACTTTATCCGCAAAGGAGATGAGCCGAACATCCTTCGATAAGATTACAGGGCTAGATGTTTACTCAGTTGGTCCAGTAGGGACATTTGACGGTAACGTCACCTACTTCCCTTCTTTACACAAGGTGTTTGCAGGGTGCTGGCAAGGGGACGAAGAGGAGTTCTTTGCTAAGTGTGTAATGGTCCAAGAGACACGTCCACTTATAGATTTAAACTTAGAATTAGCAACTAATATGGTTAAAACAATTATGGAAAAGGAAGGTGTTTAGTATGACATTCGATTTATTAACATACACTAAGGGGAGAGTAGAGTCGCAGGCAAAGGAGTTCGAGGTACACTTGCAGGGGATTGCTAATAAACTATTAAGACAGGCTCGCATGAACGACGCTATTACCTCCAACGGAGCAGGCGTCTTCTCCACAGTTATCCCGTCAAAGCCAGCAATTAACGCAATGGTAGACCTCAACTTAGATGCACATGCTTGCTTGCGAGCGCTTGAGGACCACTTTATAAGTATGGGCATCTCGGTGTCTACTTTACCCATTCTAGGACCTTACGATAATCAGTTCGGGCTAACTTGGTCAGTAGAATCATTAGAGGAAGCCAAAAAAACTAAAGGAGGAAACAGTATGACATTCGATTTACTAAAATACTCAGAAGACAAGGTTAAGGAGATAATCACCGTACCTGATGCAACATTGAGTACTATGTTCTCTGCACTACTAGATAAGGTAGGAGCTGAGGCGGACAGGGAAGGAAGATTCTGCTTACTCACTGACGAAAACGAGGTAGGTACTGTACTGGATAGCTTTAATATACCTCAAGCACGGGAAGCCTTCTATGCTTACTGTGAGCGTATAGGTGTTGACGTTTTCGTTTACACCCTTGATTGTGTCATGGTTAGGTTACAATGGACAGTACAATCACTAAAGGACGCTAAAGCCGAAAGCACAGGCGTTAGGTATAACAGCCTCGGAGAGCCTCTTCTTCCTATTGGGAGTGTTGTAACGTTTATAGAGAATAGCATACCAGAAACCCGCCTCAAGGCTACCATAGTGTGGTACAGAACCTTCGATGAAGAGGCGCACGCCGACTACTATGTGGTAGAGAACAAAGGTGACTATAGAGTGGTCCATTACAGCGAAGTAACACTGGTTAAATAAGTAAAAATTCCTTCCCGGATTTTGGGAGGGCTTTTTATTATCTTATAATGTAAGCGCTTACATTTAATAACATAGGGGCGGGGGTGCTCCCAGTTTCCGGGTGGGGTGTGTTTCTTATCCCACAGTATGGTTTTAACGCCGTTACAAGCCCGTGAGGGCTTTGCACTTGCTCTTAGGTGTATTTATATTAGTGGGGTAGTGGGTCGCTTGTGGGGGCTCTGGTGGCTTTTATGGGGCTATTGGGGCTGATTGGGCTGAGTAGTGGGCTGATTGGGGTGAGTGGTCTGGTTGTGGTCTGGGTATGGGTCTGATTGTGGTAGGGGTCTGGTTGGTCTGAGTATGGGGAGTGGAGTAGTGGTGGAGTATGGTCTGAGTATGGGGGTAGTGGGTCTGAGTAGTGGGTCTGGGTATGGGTCTGATTGTGGTAGGGGTCTGGTTGGTCTGGTGTGGTCTGAGTATGGGTGGGGTTGTGCAAGATAGCGGGGAACTTTGGCGGACATTTGGGGGCGAAAAATACGGACCCGGGGTAGAGCTCCGTAGCACTATCAGCCCACCCCCTCGTATAGTCATAAAGTAACGGGTGGGGGTGGTTATGACTACGCACCCTACCATGCCGACTAGTCTTATATACTATTACGATTGACTATATCCTAACCAAAAGAAAAAGGACTAATAGTATAGTCCTCCTCCTAGTACTTACATGGTTATTCTAGTCCTTGCTGACAACGTTCAAAGTACTTCATTAGATAGTCATTGTCTAGTTCATTCTCTAGTAAAGAAAGTGTATGCACTGTTAGTCCTAATGGCGTATCAAAGTGAAAGCAATCAAACTGTTTAACCATGCTCAACCTCTGCCCATTTAGTGCGTATTCCCTAACCTTTTGGATATGATAAGTGCCGTAGGGGTTATTCATTGTGTGACCCCCTCTAGTTCTATGTCTTCAATGTAAGGATTCATAATGCCTAGGTCATACAGCACTTGTGTAGCCTCTTTAGTGGTGATAGGTGCGGTGCATGAGTTAATCCATTCAAATGAGTGGTGATTGCCCTTATCGTCCTTTAAGCTTTCCGATTCATTAATCACAATACCGTCATTGTCTTCATTGTAAAACTCAAAGCTTACGTGGTTACCCTTTGCAAGGATTGCCTTAACCTCATGGTTGAAAATGTGTATAGCTGTATTGATTACCATTTTAAATTTCCCCCTTATTTGTTAGTAATGTATAAATGACCGTTTAAAGTAAACACTCTATAATAGCATTCGATATATTGGATAAGTAATTCATGTTCTGATAACCCTTGTAAGTCGTCGTCATATTCTACGATATCATTATGAAAATCTGTCTCTTTCATATCTCTTTGAAGTGCATTGTAAATCGTTTCAGGTGTGAGTTCGTGAAAGTGAGCGATGTCGCTTGCTCCGTTGTACGTTCTCGGCGTAATGTCGTGAGTAAAGTCACTTTCTAATAACTCCTCTAAGGTTTCGTTTTCATGCTTAGTATAATCCGCTTCATCTTTGTACTCGGTAACGCTTGCCATAACTTCTCTAATGGTCATAGGTTGTTCAATCACTTTATAAGCCACCTCGCTTTTTAGTTGGTTTAGTATGTCATCATAGGTTGCCTGTTCTGCCTCCTCATAAGTTGCATAATAGTCCGCCCAATCGTCCTCTACTTCGTTCTCTGCTAAGTTGCCCGCTGTTACCTCTAGCCCGCTTATATGTTTATTTTTTGCCACTTCTAGGCTTTCATCTTCTACTATTTCCGTTGTTCCATGATAGCTGTTTGTAATTTCGATAATCATTTTAAAAACCCCTTTTATATTTTATTTGAATGTAATGTACTTATTTCCGTACTTCTTATCAAGCGCTGTGACCCTCTCACGCTCTTTTCTAGCCTTTCGCTCCCTTATGTACTCATTTACCTTTAAAGTTGCTAGAATGACCACTGAAGCGGTTAAAAACATGTTTGTAGCGAATGGCAGACCATTATCAAATATATTGTTCATTGTATGCCCTCCTTATAAGTAAGTTTCACCCTCGATAGTAAATTGGTCGTTATCTGATTCTCTAACCAGTTCCTCCATGTAATCAGCGTTCCCATGGGCGTCTTCAATATTTTTTACTAATGCTTTTATTGCATGTTCTGCCATTGGCTCCATGTGCTTATGAATGTCGTTGTACGTAACTTTAGTGATATTGTTAGCTATGAAGTAATCTAAGATAAGCCCATCAGTATATACGCCCGTCATATAAGGCAATTCCCAAAATGTACCAGTGTTTGATAGTGCGGTGTTTAGGTCATTAACTAAGGCGTTGCGGTCTTCATTATCTAATTCCATGAAGTGGGCTGTACACACTGTTATATAGCTTGGGCTGTACGCCCCGAACGACCAATTTTTGATTTCTAGGTAGTAGTGGTTTGCAAAGGATAGTAAGCTTGATAGCATGTCAGTATAAGCATAGTCCGCTTCAAAGTTTAGGTACTCCTCACGTTTACCCTCGATTGCTTTGCTATACCCTGTAGGGTTAATCTCCTTTAGCTCCTTGATAGTGTACACGTTAGTTACTTTTACAATTTTTTTCATTTTAAATCCCCTTTTCTGTTATATTTAGTTCACATTAATGGTAGCTAGTTGTTAGCTACCACTATCTAAACTTAATTACTTTACCCCATACAATTCAGTATGGTTGTCTAGTTGCTCAAAGCTTTCAACTAGGCTTGTGGTGTTGTCATAGTAAGCAAGGTACACCTCAACATCACCCTGTAAGTAAGCTTTTATCGCCTCCTCACGATTGACAAAGGTTAGACCTGTCAAGACAGCTTGCCACTGTTCTTGCATAAGTTCTGTATCGTTATACATATCAGTGTGGTACTGATAACGCATGCCCCCATTGCCGTCCCCCTCGAATACCTTTTCTAACTGGTAGTATAGCTTATGTATTAACTCCCCTATAATGGCATAGTCGTCATAGTCGTAGTTGTTAACCTCATCAAAGCACCCTACCATTTCTAGTATATAGCCTAACTTTTCATATTCCTCATGTGTACTGTTCATTTTAAATTCCCCTTTTTATTTTTATTTTTAATAGAAACTGTTTTCTAATTCTTCCATTTCACTGAGTGAACGACCTATTGCGACTTGAACATAATCCTTTAAAACTGTTTCGTTAATTAAGGTCAATTCTTTGGTTGCAAAAATAAGTGTGTTTAATTCCACAATCGCACCATGTACTTCTAATACTTCATAGTCCTCAACATTTTGAAAATCAACACCCTTTAATAGCTCCACTTTGTCCGTTACCATATCTTTAAATCGTTCTAATAATTCTAATTCATTCATTGTTAAAATCCCCTTTTCGTTTATATGTATTTTAGTTGAATTTATTCCGTTAAACCCCTCCTTTGATTGCTCGATTTTGTAATAACATGATTCGTGCTTGTTGTGCTTTGATACGTTTCTTAAGCTTACTCTCTTCTGTCTGTAAGCTCTCTAGGTGTGCCTTAGCCTTATCAATATCTTTTAGTAAGTTAGTGCTACTCATCGTCCTCCGCCTCCATTTCCTCTTTTATACGTTGCTCATGTTCTTCTATGAAGCCATCCATCTCGAACCAAAGGAACTCATTTAGCGTGATGTCTTCCACAGATTCCCCTAAATTGTCAATGATGTATTGTTCTGCCTCTTCGTCAATCCCTAGCTCCTCGATTGTCTTTAATCTGTCCGCTCCACCGCTCCAAGCTTTAAATTCTAATAATGTAATTTCTTTCGTTTCTGTTACTGTTAACATTTTAATTAGCCCCTTTTCTATTATTTTATTGGTTTAATTCCTAAGTCTTTGAGTAAGTCGTTTAGCATGTCCACGCTGTCCGATAAGGATAGCTCTGCCTCTTCATACATATCACCTACCGTTTCACCGTCAAAGCTTACCCCACCCATTCCACTTGCATTGTCCTGTAACACTACGTTTAATACATCTTTTACTGTTGTCATTTTAATTAGCCCCTTTATACTAGTTATTTAGTTTAGTGTGTTGCTGTAACTCCTACCACAATCTTATCATACCTTGTTGTTTCTGTCAAGTCGTTGGTAGTTAAAATTTTTACTTTGGTTTAGGTTGTACTGAATAACCACATTAGGTTATATGTTCCACTCCCTTACCTGTACCTTTATGATACCATGTCTGTTTCTAGTTTGTCAAGTGTAAGTTTTGGGCGGTACTGGTAGCCACTCAATTGTGGCTGTGTTCCCTCTCCCTTACTACAATTACAATATTACACTATATTGAAGCGGTTGTCAACAATTAATTTTCAGCTAATTCTTCAAGTTCATCAATTGCTGTTTGTAATGCTTGATACACTTCTTCACTATAGTCCTCAATGTTCATTAAATCCGTTTGAACGTCCTCTACCGCTTCTAGTAGCTCTTTATATGTTTTCATTTTTAAAATCCCCATTCTATTATTTAATTGGTGTAGTAGCGATGTACTGAATACCCTCACTTGGGCTATATGTCCCGTTCGCTTACTACATTTATAATATTACACTATATTGAAGCGGTTGTCAACAACTAATTTTAGTAGTCTTCTAACTCACTTTGAAGTTCTTCCATTTCATGTTTTGAGAACAGTCTATTAAGCTTTTCGTTATTGGTTTCAATGTCATTGAAAATAGTTTTCGCTTTTTCATACGTGTAGCCTAATTCGTCTACTAGCTCGCTTAATGTGCTGTAATAGCTGTAATCGAACACTAAGCTACCTAGTACGTCTTTGATGTTCGGTCGTCTTTCCCACCCTAATCCAGTATAAAAAGGAAAGTCCGCTGTTCCGCCATCTGTTGTTAGCTCAATAGTATATTCATTAACCGGTTGGTTTCCCCACTGTTTTAGTTGTGTTCTACCCTCGTAAGTTACTGCAAACTCCACTTTTTCATATGTTTTCATTTTTAAGCTCTCCTTTTATATTTTATATTTAGTTATCTGATTCTTGCTAACGATGTTTTAAGTTTTTGAATGTCTGTATATTCAACGCTACGTATTTCCTCAATCTCACCATGTTCCCATTCCCAAAAGTCTGCTACTATCAACCCGCCCGATATGTAACAGTTAGCCCCTTTCGATGTTCCAACTACTGAAATATCAAAATTCGTATTTTCACTGTCACCCTCAACGCTCACACTGTAGCGTTTTGGCAAGTTGTTCATGTAGTCTGATAAGACCGCTTCAAGAATATCCATTTTTAAAATCCCCATTCTATTATTTAATTGGTGTAGTGGCGATGTACTGAATACCCGCAGTTGGCTATATGTTCCGTTCGCTTACTACATTTATAATACTACACTATGATTGGACAGATTACAACCCCTATTTCAAATTATTTTTAAAGCTTTGCAAATTGAAGCGGTTTTTTCGTCCTTATATAGAAGAAACTAGCATTTATAGTTTAAAACCCTTGTGGCTGTAGGGTTGACCGCTTCAACCAATTAGCATAACAGTAAAACACGAACATTAAAGCCCCTAATATAGGTTAATGTTCGGTTTTTACCGATTTCGCATTTAAAATGAAGTTAGGTGTATAGATATGTAAAACGATTAAAATCGCTTAGATGGCAAATAAGGGCTGTTTTATGGTGGGCGGTTTCTGAAAAAGGGTATATACGCCCATATATGCCCTTTTAAACACGAATAGTCTATTTTTACATGGAAAGTAACCCACCTACATAATAGTATCGTACTTATTTAAAGTAACCAACCTACACAACGTAAGTAGCTAACAATAGGTAAGTAGCTAATAATAGGTGAGTAGCTAACAATAGGTGAGTAGCTTACATAAAATAAGTAGCTAACAATAGGTGAGTAGCTAACAATAGGTAGGTATCTAACAATAGGTAGGTATCTAACATAAAATAAGTAGCTAACAATAGGTAAGTGACTAACATAAAATAGGTAGCTAACAATAGGTGAGTATGTTACATAAAATAAGTAACTAACAATAGGTGAGTATGTTACATAAAATAAGTAACTAACATAAAATAAGCTTAACACTGATTAAAAAGAATTTAGAATAAGGGTTGCAAACCGTTCTATAATTTGGTATAGTAGAGATATAGCAAAGGGGGAATACCTCCTAGCAAAAATACATAATAAAGGGGATTTTTAAAAATGAAAACAATCACATTAGTAGCACCAAAGAAAAACAACGATGGCGAGGACATGACAACACAAATCGCTAAACTAGAGAATTACATTATAGATGAGTTTGGCGGGTTTACTTCTCAAGACGTACGGGGGGCATGGAAAGATAATGGCATTATCTATTATGATGAAAATATTAGTTACACAATTGCAACAGAAAAATTTAATACTGAACAAGCTTGGGAACTGCTGAGTACTATATTTATTGAATTTGAACAAAAAGCGGTTTGTTATGGCGTAGGTTCAGAAGTATTTTTCGCAAGTTCTCTCCCGATTGATTTTGATGATGAAAATTGGGTAAAAGAATTTAATAAGTAAAACTTGAAAGGCTAGGGCATCCCTAGTCTTTTTTTAATTTCCGATTTTTTAAACGGGAAACGCAAAACCGAGAAACCTACTATGCGATTTCGAGAAACCTACTATGTGAATAAAGAAAACCGAGAAAGCTACTATGCAATCTCGGCAAACCTACTATGCAATTATTTATGTTCGTTGTAGTAAGGCATCTTATCTTTCACTGATTGGACCGCTTCCTCTACCTCTGCTAGTATAGTAATGGTTTCTAGTATAACATTCCTGCTATTCTTAGTAACCTTACCCGCACGCTCCTCAGCAACTGCACGTGAAAATAATTTCTCAAGGCTATATGTACAATAAGCATTTCCACCTCTGTCTTTATTGACGTACTTTATGTCCGGGAGGTACCCTTGTTTATAGTAATCTTTCTTCTTGACATCTACACGCAAAATAGAAGTAGGACTGTACGTTGTAACTAACCCCTTAACTACCCATCCATTTGTCACACGCACGAGCACCTTATAGTTACTGGGTGTGGTGACACTGATAGCCCTTGTGTGACTGCTAAATCCTATTTTAGTCTTACCCATCCTAACTTCTCCTTATAATGAAGCGGACAAACCTACTATCCGCTTCTGTATCCTATCCTAAGTTATCCTAAACGTTATCCTATCCTGAATCGTTTCTTTATCCTATCCTAAGCTATCCTAAGTTATTCTATCCTGAATCGTTTCTTTATCCTAAGCTAGCCTATAAGGTGTCTTCTTCTTCTTCAACTGCTAGCACAATGTCTGATAGTGTTGGAGCCATATTGTGCGAGAGTACATTACCTATTACGCCTTCCTTTATACCCGGGGATACCTGCATTATCCTATTAAAGTGGTGGGTAGCAGTATCCACGTTAGGTAGGAGGCGAGCGCTAATCTTGTGGGTAATCTTGTGGCTCTCACCGTCTGGCGGGTACAATAGTAGGGTGAATAAGTAACCCACAGGTTTTATCTCTACTCCGAACTCAGAGAACTCTAAGGGGTAGAATAAGGCTACCATGTCAACACCGTTGTTGTTTAAAGGAAACCCAATTGACAGCATCCGTTTCAGTGGGTCTACTGAGATATAATTTGTCTGCTTTTGTGTCTTACTGTTCCATACCACCGACTCAAAAATCATCTCATATGCTTCCAACATTGCTTCCTCTTCTGGTAACGCTGATGCTGTAACATGAGCCTTTACCGCTTCACGAACAGCTTTAGTGTTAATCTTATCAAAAATGTTACATACTGGTGTGTCTACTGCATCAAGTATCATTATTTCTCCTCCTTATCGTTTAATGTCTTCTACCTAGTTCTTTTAGTTGTTCGGAAACGTCAACCTTAGGCTCAACCGGCTCCCCTTTAGCAACCGCTACTATGTAATCCATTTCACCTACAATTGTTCTGCTTTTGTCTATAGGCATGTTCTCAATATCTGCAATTGGCAATGTCTTACGTAAACCACGTTTAAACAGTGACAACTCTTTTCTTGGGTAGTTGGATGCGTATACCTTACATGAGTGTTGGTGGTGCATCATAACGAGGAAACATGGCACAACAGCTAATCGCCATGTGGCTTCTACGTACACATCATCCCCTGCGTAAGACAATTTAATTGTCGGTTTCTTCCCGTTCTTAATCGTTACATTGTACTCCCCTGCGGTAACCTCTGCCTCTGATAGAATAAGCATCATAGCTTCTAATGTAGGGTCTTCCCCGTTTGACGAGCGCACATACTCTTTGATGAGGTTAACCGCATCCTTATTATGCCTAAAGTCAAAAATACAATCAGCATCATTTCTTTTTGTAATATCAATTTTCATTTTAAATTCCTCTTTTCTCTATTTGATAACCTAAGTATACCATACACAATATTGAAAGTCAACAAAAAAGAACCCCTGAGGGCTCTAATGTGTTACTATTATATACGTTACTACTGCGCATATAGGTGGCACCTGTACGTAAATATACTTAAACATAAGAGAGTCGGTTAGCTTAGTGACACTGAGGAGTAGAACAGTCATTAGCGCTAACACTACCACAAACACTAAAAATGAGATTAATACTGCTATCATTTACTCAGCTCCTCGTCTAATTCGTCCATCCGCTTCAAATTATGCTCCTCAGTCTCTCGTTTGATTCTTTCTCCATTTTCTTGCTCATCCCACCTAGCTCTCAATATTAAATAAGAAGAGTCAAACAGTTCATCCCTTAACTTACGGTGAACTGTAAAGAGTAGTGTGTTAAGTAATATCACAGGAAGCGGTAGTAAACCAAAGAAAAGGATAGGTCCATCTGTGCGGTTCTGTAACATAAAGTGTGCGATAATAGTGTTTACCATAACAGACGGAACAAAGGTAATAAGTACCAACCTAAAGGAAGCTCTCCTAGAAGCTAATAAGGTTACTTCTTCTAACTGGGATGGGATACGTTCTACTGGCTCCTCATAGGAACATAAGAGTACGTACGCTATAAATAAAAATATCCCTACTACCAAGAGAGATAATAACATCGCTCCTATAATTGCTACCATCATTTACTCAGCTCCTTTATACGTTCTTCTTTTTCTTCCTCGTAGCGCATTTCAGCTAACCTCTTAAAACGTAACTTTTCTTCCTCTTGTTTCTCCTCTTGCTCATACTTTACGTATAAGAGGTAAGAAGAGTCAAACAACCTATCAGCTATCACTGGTCGTAGTTTGTACATTAGAATTACTGTAGTAGCAATAGTAAAAGTAACCATACTGACGAACCCAATTAGTGAGTGGTTAGGTAGCACTTTGAATAGTACTATATTGGTAGGAAGTAGGATACTAAATGCTAATAATAATACTCTACCGATTGCCCTATTGTTAGAGAACCTTATAATCTCCTGTGTTCTTGTCTCAAACCGTTTGTAAACCGTATCCTCAAGGTCAACAGAGAATGAGTAAGCTAATAATAGTATTATTATCGTTACGCAAGTTATAAATATCATTTGTTGTCTCCCCCTTCAAAAGGTAAGTAAATAGTATAGTGCTCATCCTCCTGTGTAACGGGTAACCTCCACACAAAGTAATTATTCCAGAGGTTGTCCTTATACACAGTCTTTCCGTAGTGAGTAACATAAGGTTTACCTGTTGTTCCTTTAATAGTAGCCTTATCCGCTTCCTCTACATACTCTCCTTTTCCCTTTACAGTAAATTTAACCATGTCTGTCTCACTTACTAGCTTTCTTTCTACATACTCGCCATTACGCTGTACAAGGTTATGTTTCGTGGGTACCTGAGTAACACCCGGACCTAGTGTGAGTATTGAGGCTACTAAGCAGAAACCTGATAATAGTAGCGTAAACATGAAGGACAACATTACCCCGTAAAGTATATCCCTCTCAGCCCTCCACAAAACTATAAACACGGTTACTGCGGTTAGTATAAGTATTATTGTAAATATCATTTTTTATCTCCTCCTATACTACCTATTATACATGAAGCGGTTAGCATAGTCAACAACTATATTACAAAGAAGCGGTTGACCTTACAGACAGTTAAGGGTATACTTAGGGTATCAAATAGAGAAAAGGGGAATTTAAAAATGACAATATATGATAAACTAGTAAGTAGGTTAGAACAAGAGGACAATGACGTAGGTAAGTGGGCAGATTATGAAGATACTATCTGTGGTGTCCTTTACTCGTATATCAGAGCTAAACAGGAACGTGAGTCTGAGAGAGGGCTATATTCTGAATCTATAGAGATACATGTTGATTTACTAAAAAGAGAAGTAGTAAAGGCTATCATTGAGGACCTAGGGGATGAAGGTAGTCCCCACCCTCACCCTATAGCAGTTTCCAGACACCTAACAGTACGGGAGTTAAGGAATTACTTAGTTTCTCAAGGACTGACTCCTCCCGAGCCTATGGTAAGTACAGGGTCTATTATTTTATACGAACAACCGTAACTATTAGAGCCCTTAGGGGTTCTTTTTTATTGACTTCTATTACCATACATGCTATACTTAAGGTACCAAATAGAGAAAAGAGGTATTTAAAAATGACGATGTATGCTAACTTGTTAAACCGATTAGAAAAGGAAGAGAGTGAGCTAGGTAACTGGGAGAACTACGATGACATTATCCAAGAGGTTACCTATTATCAATTTAAGAGGGCACTAAAGTATGACCGACAATATGACCGTAAAAGAGGCGCTGTGCCATGTAGGCTGACATTAAATGCCCAAATCCTTATGAACGATATCAAAGATGGTATTGTAGAGCATAGAGGAGAAGAGAAAGATGCCCATGTGATTTATATGTCACCTGATATGACCACAGAGAGCTTAGTTACTTACCTAGAATCAAAAGGGTTTTGTATTGAATACCACCCTAAACATGACATACACTATATCTGGTTTGCCCTTAAGAGCTAGAGCCCTTAGGGGTTCTTTTTTTTGTATATAGAATTGGTATACCTCATTTTAACCCTTTTTTCTGAATGAAGCGGTCATTTACTCATTTTTAAGAATGCTGTTATATCAACGTTTGTAGCACCTACGTTAAAAAACTCCCCGTGTGTGAGATTTAAAACGACCCAACCACTGAAAGACAATTGGTATACCTCATATTGCCCATTTTAACCGCTTCTACCATTTACACAAAGCCCGGTACATCAACGTTTCTAACTTTACAGGCATAACAAAAACTACCCTAGGCTATCTAAGGTAGTTTATTTGTCGTCTATAGAGTTACAGTATTACATAGTATAAGAGATAGTATTAGTTAATTGAATAGTATAGGGGGCACCTGAGTGGCTGTAGAGGATGAAGCGGACTGGGAATAGAATAAGGCGTATTGGGAGATAAGGTTAGCTGACGGGAATGAGAAGCGGGTAGTAGAGCCTTAGTGGGCAAGGACTGGGAACGATATGTGTGGTGGCTGGTATAATGGGTGACGGGAGAGGCACAAACTTGGGGCTCCTGTCTGTTCGCTTGTTTACTCGTTCACTTACTTATCCCTTACCAATCAATCAGTTATACTGTA